TTACAAACCGCTCCTTCGAGGTTTTCCCGTCCGGCCAGCGTGTCAAGGTCGGCGACTCTCCCGCATTCACGGCGACCGCGTCGAAAGGGAGCCTCTGCTCGCTACTGTCCCACGTCCCCCGGATTCCAGCCCCGACTCCCCCAACGTCGAACCACACCGTTTTTGCCTCCTGTTTCTGCGCAATCTCCCTTGCCCGGTGCGCCGTCTCCGTCGTGTTGCACTGTCCCCAATCGACGGGGGGAAGGACAAAGGGGCCGGCGCGGGGGATCAGGACGCAGCGGTCAGCGCCAAACTCGGCGATGTCCAGGCCGGCGACAATGGGGGCGCCCATCGGCAATTTCAATTCCACGGCGGCGCGGACCCAGACGGCGGGGATGCAGATGCCCTCGACGGACGCCGAGTAGTCGATATCGATTTCCTGAGCGACGGTGACGGGGTCTTTGGTCCTCTTCTTCTCGGCGTACCATTCCTCGCCCTTCCGCGGATCGTCCTTCCAATGAAGGGTGAAGACGCTGACCTTCCCCGAAAACCTCTTGGTCGCGAACGGATTGCCGGGGCCGTTTGGCGTGCTCACGTCGATCCGGCAGTTGGTGTTCTCCGCAAGGCTGCGCTCGATCGACTCGGGACGCTCGATGTAGGCCGCCTCGTCCACAAAGTAAATCGAGGACCGCCCGCCGCGGCCGATGTTATTTCCTCCTTCGCCCTTGATACTCGAACCGTTTGCCGGGTTGACAAGGACGCCCTCCTTGTCATGCGCGACACGGCGGAATCCTTCGGGCAGCATCCACGCTGGCAGCGAATAGAGCATGAAGCGGACCTTCTCGAAGATGCTGTCGAGGTCCCCAAGCGTATCGACCAGTTCCAGCTTGCGCGAGCCGAACCCGCACGAGAACGCGGAGCGAAAGAGCCAGCCTTGCAAGGCGTAGGCGGAGCAGAACCACGTTACCCCCATGTCCCGGCTCTTGTCGGCCAGTCCGTCCGTCTGCGTCCGCTCCCGTTCTTGCAGCCAGCGAACGAACGCCTCCTGCTTGGGGAAGGGGTCCAGCGGCCACACGCGGCGGTCGCGCGGGTCACAGGTGTAGCACCACTGCGAGATGAAGTGGACCGGGTCATCCCGGCACACGCTCATTTCCTGGCGGAACAGTTCGCCCGTTTCGATCCCCACCCGGTAGGAGTACCTGCGCGCGAAGGATGCGGACGCGGTCTTCGAGAGGTAGTCGCTCGAATTCCGCGAAGGTGATTCGCTGCTCATGGGTGATTGCCCCACCGCCGGGGCCGCTGTGCTCATGCCGATGAACCTCCCGATACACGTCCGGCTTCCGCGACTTCAGCAAGAAGATCAAGAGCACGTCGCTTGCCTTCTTCGCCCGCCGCTCCGCCTCCGCTTCCAGGGCGTCTGTCGAGTCTTCCTTGGCGTGAGAGATCGCCTCTGTCATCGCTTCCGCGTTTGCCTCGTCGGCGTCCCGCCAGTCGTAAACGGTCCCTCGATCAACGCCAGCCGCTTTAGCAGACTTGCAGATGTTGCCGGTCTTCTTCAGCGCGGCCAGGAACTTCGGTTGCCAAGGATGCGTCTTCTTTTTTGGCTTTGCCTTTGTGGTGTTTGTGGTTTTGCCGCCCATCGTCGCGCCTCGAATCCGCCTCCTCGCCACTCACCGCCACGGATACTTGTTCTTGATATTCGCTGCGTGATACTTCCCTTTACTTGGCGCGGCAAGCAGTCCCTGATACACGCTCTCCGGCACGCCGATGTAGTCATACGTCGTGATCGGCCTACCCTTCTGCCCGCCGAAGCGGACGCCCAGCATGCCCACGCCGGTAGTCCGGTCTTCGTACCAGATAACGGAGTGGAGATTGGAGGATTCCACTGGCACCCAGGAGGCGTAGTTTCGTTCGGGGTCCACCGCCGTTCTCTCCTCCAAGGACCGCCGGCGGAGGCCTCTCTCCAGCCTCCCCCGACACTCCCTGTCCCGCGTGGTCTCACCCCGTCCGCCGCGCCATATTCGGCCAATCCTTCGCCCCGTTGCCCGTAGTCGTGGCACAGGATGGCAGCGCCCCCGCGGCCAGCGCGTCCATCGCCTCGCAGCCGGCCATGTCCGCGTTCTCTTGCAGCACCCGCTTGCGGGCCGCCAGCGATGCCTTCTCGACCAACTTCCGCTCGCTCTTCAGCACCAGCAGCGGCAGCACGTCCTGGCTGTACTCGATCGCCGCGGAACTGTTGCCGCAGCGCTCAGGAACCTTCTTCACCGAGCGGACCTCGAATGACTCCAGCGCGTCCGCGTCCGCCTTGAAGGACGCGCGGAAGTTGGGGCCAGCAAGGACGTTCCGGCCGGGTTCCAGCGTCAGCTTCGGCCCCGCCAGCGCCCGCAGCACGGAGGCGCACAAGGGCGACGGCGGCCGCGCGGGGAACGTCCACCGCCAGGTTGCCCGCGTCAGGTACAGGCCGACCTTCGCCGTTCTGTACGCGCCGATCACGGACGCCAGCAGGGCTGCCGCCGCAATCAGCAGGCCAAGGGCGGCAGCGGCTGTCACCTGCACCGTGGCAGGGTTCACGCCGATGGTGCGGCAGCCGACCTCGAAAGCGTCGAACATGGTTTTTCCCTCTTACATGGTCCGTGCCGCGCCGGGGTGCGTCTGCTGTCCGGCTTTGCACGTCCGGGCGCGGCCCGGGGTGGTTTACATCGTCGCCAGCAGGGAAATTGCCACGATGGCGACGAAAGCGACAAGGACAACAACGCCTATCTGGATCGCCCACTGCGGGATCTGGATGCCCATTGCCTTGCAGGCGATGAACACCACGGCGCACACAGCGATCACGATGATGATCACCCTGGCGATGTCAATGAACGACCACGAACGAGCCCCGTCCGAGAGGACAGCGAATATGCCATTGATGGCATGCGTCGAGATCACGGCTTGCCCCTCCTCAGATCCGGAACCTCTTTCCACACCTCTTGCACGTCAGTTCAACGAAATGGTCCGGCTTGCCGAATTCGTCATCGGGATAATCATGGTAGTCCACCAATCCCATCCCTTTGGACATTTCGCACACGGCGTCCGGCGACAAACGGAAGCGAGCGAGGAACCACAGGTAAAGGCGTCTCAGAGTGTTGCCCTTACCGCCGAATCTTTTGCTTCCAAGAGTTTTCTCAGCGCCACCGTCGTCTCCTGATTGTCCGGGGCGCGTTCCGCCACCTGCTTCGCCAGTTCCGCGAACGGCCGCGACACCTCCTGAAGATGGGGCGGCAAATGCGTGAAGCTGAAGAACTTCAGAACGTGGGACACCGCTGGATGCACTGGTTTGCTCCTTCTGATGACGACAGAGGCCGTGAATGGTCTTCAGCGTGTCGCAGTGCGGGCAGTAGTCGTCAGGGGCGAAGCCGAGCGGGCCGTGCGGACAGATCGTCCACCGGCTGTAATCGTCGTAATGCCGCCCGCACTTGTCGCACTTGACCCACACGGTTTATCCCTCCCCTCACGGCGTCGGCGGCGGGACCGGAGGCGGGTTCGCCAACCCGTCCACGAACGTCATCAGCGCCGTCAGGTCGCTCGTCGCCTTGCCGTCCGCTGCAGCCTCGTCGAGCTTCGCCTGCGCGGCCGCCGCGGCTGACTGCACCGCGGCCGTGTCGGCGGCGTTGCTCGTTTGCGTGGCGCTGTCCGCCGCCGCCTTGTCGGCGACGAGGGTCGCGACCATCGTTTGAAGCTGCTGAAGTTGCTGGTCGGTAACGGGCATCGTTCATTCTCCCGGGCGAAGAGTGTTGTTCTGTTGTTACCGCGACCGGTACGCCTTGCCGTTCTCAAAGACCGGCGGCCGCCAGTCGCGCAGTTCCCGCCGCGTTCGGCGAGTCATCTCCTGAACGAAATAGAAGGCCGCGCCGACCGGCAGAACCACGAAGAGCGGCCACAGTTTGCCCCAGCCGAGGCAGAGAAGAACCGGGCTGAACCAGATCAACCCGAAGCAGAAGCCCTCCGCCGCCTCCCAGCGCCAGCGACGATACAGCAGATCGTCTAGCTCGTCCATCTGTGCCTCGTTTGAATCAACCGTCGGAGGCTGCGCATTACCGGTGCGCAGCGCTCCGGCGTCCCCGTGAGAGGCTTACCGCCGCCCGCCGCGGAACCCTCCGCGGAACCCTCCGCCGTAGCCATAACTGCGGAAGCCGCCGTAGCCGCCGCCGTAGTAGGCCGGGCTGTAGTAAGTTGGAACGGAGTAATACGCCGGGGTCGAGTAGTAGACCACGGGAGCGGGCGCGTAGTACACCGCTGGCTGCGGCGGAGGCGCGACGTATGCCGGCGCGGGGGCGGCGAACGCCTGGGCTGGCGCCGGGTCGGCGTAAATCGTCGCGGAAGGAGCCGTGTAGGCCGCGTAAAGCTGGGCGGTCGCGCCGACGTACAGCCCGTTGACGTAGTAGCCGCGGCCGTAGATGCTGTTGCCCGCGAAGTAGCCATTGTGCCGGAACCCGCTGCCGCGGCGAAAGGCCCCAGGCGCAGCAGCCTTCGCCCCAGCCGTCCGGGCGCCGGCCCCCTTGCCGCCTCCACCCTTCGCGAACTTGCCGGCCTGGGAGGGGACGGCGAACAGCGTCAAGCAGAACAGGGCGGCGAACAATGCGAAAGTCTTCATTGTTTATCTTCTTTCTCGTTGCATGCGATGGATGCGTTACTCCACATAAGACACTCACGCAGCCGATTCAGGGCGGTTTCCAGTTCGGGCGACGCCGGGCAGTTCCCCCGGAGCAAGACCATCAAGCCAAGGACCGCCTTGCGGTTGTCCTCGTACCGCGCCGCCTGATCGCCGAAGGGGGCGTGATGCGTCACGGCATTGACATCGCTGGCCAGCACGGCGACGGTCGGGTGGTATCGCGGCATCATCGTTTCGTTGCCCTCATCCTCTCCAGCGTATCCAGCGCCGCCGCCTTCGCTTTCGTCCCGTCTTCGTCGAACGCCGCAGCCATCAGGGCGTTCATCGACCGTCGTATGCGGGGCGGCTGGCTCTCGAACCAGCACGTCGTACACGTCCCGCGGATGCCTTCGAGGACGGACAGGAGCGAACACTTGCAGCCGGGCGTCTGGCATCTGTCGAAGACCATGATTGTGTGCGGCTGCGTCATGGCTTCTTCTTGGCACACGCCTCCGAACCCGCCACCGCCGCCTTCACGTCGTCGAGATGCAGGCATTCAGCGAGGTTCGGCATGGGATCGCTGTTGCTGATCGGCGCCAGCCTGCCGTTGCAGCAATCGTTCCCGGCCACAGCGTCGTACAGGATGCCGACAACCGGATAACCCCAACTCTCCGGCAGTAGTACGACCTTGTCGCCGTTTTGGGCAACCCTGCCGTTACGAAAGTGCATCTTGTTTCTCCTTCCAGCCTTGATCTGTACAGCCGGGCGAAACTATACAGTTGGTAGTTACTTCGCCTCGGGCTTGATCGGGTAATTGTCGAGATCGGCAGTCAGAACCTTCTTCTCGTCAGCGGTCAGCGGCGGGATGCTCAGCGCGTTGTCCGGGGGCGGCATCTTGCCCCCGCTGATGTGCGACAGGTAGTTCTTCCGCTGCTTGTCGGTCAGCGCGGTCCGCCTGTCCTTCGCTTCCAGCAGCACGAAGCCGTCAGAATCCGCTCGCTTGTGGTTGCCCTTCAGGTGGCAAGCGGCACAGGAACGGTTGGCGATCGTCAGGGCGGCGTCGAGCTTGACAGGGGGCGCAGGCGGCACGGCTGCTTCGTCCGGGGCGGCCTCCTTCATGGGCGGCGGTGGAAGAGGCGGAGTGGGTGGGGGCGGAGGAAGGTTCATCGCCGCTTCCACCGCTGCCAGCCGCTGCTCGTGCCGGTCCTGCCGGTCCGCCAGGCTCTTGATCGCGTAACCGTGTGCGTCCTGCTTCGCGGCGATCTGCTTCACCACGGCGAGGACTTGCGTGAGCATGTCGTTGTTTGGCTGCGGGGCGGCAGCTACGGGAGCGGGAGCAACAGGGGCAGGCGCGGCCTGCACGGCGGCGGCTTGCTGGGCGACCGGGCCGGTGCCCTGTCCAATCGCCGCCGCGGCGCTGGCAACGCCGGTCGGGCCGATGTACACGCTGCCAAAAATCGGGATCGGCACGCCGACGAACTGCGCGACGGGATAAACCGTCGAGTAACTGCTGTAGCCGCTGAAACTCTTGCGGAAGCTGGTGTAGCTGGGCGCATACGACGGGACGGAATAACCGCTGGTGTAACAGACGGCCTCCGCCGGCGGCGTGAGCATCAGCAGCGCCAGGCCGGCAAGGAGGATCAGGAAGAAGCCGAACAGTTTCATGGTTTGTCCTTTGCCTTCGTCATCCGCGCCCGTTCTTGCGCCAGCACAACCTGGGCGAGCGAGTATGAATCCTCGAACGTCAACCGCGTCATCCCAAGCGGTTCCTTCAGCAAGAACCTGCCCAGCGCCTCATCGGAGAGGATCGCCGCATTCGGCAGCGGCCGGGCGTAATTCCGCAGGGCCCGCAACCACAATGCCTCCGTCACCCCCAACCAGCGAGCCGAACTGGCCAGCGTTACGTCGTCGGTGGCGTAGGCGTGGAACCACCGGCTGTACCACTTCACCGCCGTCTTGACATCCAGCCCCTTCGGGTGGTCCCTCGTCACCGTGGCCTTCGCGAAGGCGCGGACGTAAAGCGCCTGATCGTCCGCGAATGCCGTGTAGATATCACTCATCAGGAGCTGGCGGAACTCCAGCCCCTGCTTCTTGTCCTTCGCTCCCAGGAAGGTCAGTTGCCCCAAGGCGTACTGTTTGCGGACGTCGTCGGTGAACGGCTTCAGCACGTTCGGATAGTGACACTGCCAGCAGGAAAGCCCGATGTGCAGCGTCTGGCTGTTGCTCTCGTTCAGGCTGCTCCGATCGTGCAGCCCATGCGTATCTCCGGGGGCGACGTTCTGCCGCACTCCCTTGTCGTCGCTGAGAAACACCGCCGGCAGGCCGTTGGACATCGGCCCGTACCACTCCTCCGTGTTGTGCTTGAACCTGCCCGTCTGGTCCTTTGCGCCTGAGTCCGGCCTGCGGAGGTTTTTCAGCGCTACCCCGCGACCCTTCTGCTTGTCCGTGTCAAGCGTTGACCATGTCCCGCCGCCCCGGCTCTGATACCGGAAAAACTGCCGGTTCTGCGGGCTGATTGCGCTCTTGTCCAGAGCCGCCAGGAACTCCCGGCCGAACAGTTCGGAGGCACGGACGAAGTTTGACTTCGGGTCGATCAGCTCGAAGTAATCCCTGCGGTCCTTCAGCCGCAAAAAGTCGTAGTAGCCGAGCCCGTGGTTGTCGTCGTTGAGGAGGTTCCGCTGCCGGGCGCTCTGGACGAACAACCACTCCGCATTCAGAACAGGCGATTCTGTATACAGCAACTCGCGGAGCTTCACGACCGTCTCGCCGGGCAGCCATGCCGCGGCGAGCTGCACCTTCGCGCCAGCCTTCTTGCTCTGGAGGAACCTCCCCGGCTTGCGGCCCTTGCTGAACGTTCCCTTCGTCCTCAATCCGATCGGCCGGACCTTCGCGAAGACGGCGTCTTCCGCGAGAGTCACCGTCTGATGGAAGTAAACCTCGTTCTCCGCAGTCGCCGATTTCTCCCAGGTCGCCGGTTCCCACTGCGGTTCGCGCAGGTCGATGCGCCACAGCCAGGGCGTTATCTCGACCGGCTCCGTCATCTCGGAATACCGGGAGAGGAGGTTCTGATGCAGCCTCCAGACCGCCGTGGCTTTCGCGCCGGGCGTCGCCACCCATAGGTAGCGGATGAAGGGCGCATCGTCTGCGGGCAGCGTCTGTGCGTCCTTCCAGGCAAGGACAACCGCGTCGGCCGGCGACGACAGCGGCGGTTCCGGGGCTGGCGCGGCGGCCGTTGTCAGTCCGACCGTCGCGGCGAGGGCCAGGATTTTCAGCCAGCGAAGATTCCTCCACACATGATGCCTTTACCTCTCCGGTCGAATCGGGCGGGCACAGGACGAGAATGCGTCCCGACCGTCCTGCGCCGTCCCTTTATCGGTGTCTCTTCCTCTGCTTTGCCCGCGATGCCAGCACCATCCGCCGCAACTCCACCTCGCTCTTGACCGCCAGCAAGTGTTGTCGCTGTTTCCTCGCCGCCTTCTTCGCGGCGTGATCCCGGTCGGCCCGCCGCCGCGTTTGCAGGCTCCACTTTCGCTTCGGCATCAGCCGCACCGCGTCAGCCGCGTTCCGGGCGGCAGGCGCTTCAGGTTCAGACGGCGTTTCAGCCGGGAGCGAGCCTCGCTCTTGGTCCGGCCGCGCGCCGTCAATACGCCTTCGCCGAATATGCCCGGCGCTTCCACCAGCAGCCATTCCACGCCGTCCGTCGCCTCGCTCGCCGGTTCCTTGACCGGCCGGGGCGGGACCAGCGGCGGCAGCGGCGTCGTGGGATTGCCGGCTGCGCGGTTGGCGCGGACCTTGAGCAGGCCAGCCATGATCCAGTTGAGCGGACTCATCACCATTCCTCTCTCAAAGAAACCGGCAGCTGTGCTTCTCCAGCCAGAGGCACGCCCACAGCACAAACGCCAAGAACGCCAGCAGCGTCACCGTGATTCCGGCCCATGCAAGCGCCTCGAACCAGTCCAGGCTCTTCCAGCCGGAACCGCCGCCGGACGGCTTCCTGGCCCGCCTCCACAGTTCCTCGTTGCTTGAGCCGTCGTCCACGTCAGCCCTCCGGCACGAGGACGAAATCGAACGTCCCGTGCGGAACCTGGATCACCCGCCTGGCGTCGAACCAGCGATCAGTCGCATCGTATTTGTCATCAGCAAAGTACAGTTGCGTCGTCAGCGTCTTGAACCCAGACGCCGTCACGATGACGTGGATGTGGGCGCAGCGGAACTCGGGCGGCTCGTCGCCGATCTGGTAGTCCCCGGGCATGACCGTCTGAAACTCGTATCCACCGACATTGACATAGTTTGCTTCGACCTTGCCGCGCAGTCTGTACCCGTCGTTGTCGTACACGCCGTGGCTGTCCGCCTGCCACACGTCCAGTACGGCCCCGGCGACGGGCTCGCCGTCCACCGATAGAACACGCCCGGAAACGTGGATGGTCAGGCGGTTGAACTGATCGGCCTCGCCGATGACGCCGTTTGCGACCAGCGGCGCGCCAGCCTTGTAGAACGGCCCGAGGATATCGGTTGGCGTCGGCTGGACACCGCTCCGCAGCATGGGGTTGCGGAGGGGGAACAGCGGCTTCTCGCATTCGAGATATTCTTTGTACATTACTCGCCCCTTTCCCAACCTATTCCTGTAACCATCGAGCGACCGTCGTATCGACGCCAATGATAAGATGCAGTGCTTCACCAATCGCGAACAGAATCACGACATACAGCACCGCGACAAACCAGATCATTGGCATCGAGTCAGTCAGCCAGCAGGTCAACCAGCCCATCGCCGCTCCCAGGAGCACGGTCGCCAGCACGTCAAGGACGGCAATGCCGAGGAAATGAAAGTGAATCCCTTGCCCCGGCTTTCCAAGGATGTCCTTCAGTGGCGGCATCGCTTTCCTCGTGGTCCAGGCCGGCGCCGGGAGGGCCGATTGACACTCCCTAGCCTTGCGGCATCGGGATTCTCGGTTCATCGTCCACTGCCCCGCTTGCGCAAGGTCTTATAAAGACTCCCCGAGCGTTATTGTCCGTGTGCCCCACGGCCAAGATTCTCAGTCCTTCCGTTCTGATGTTGCAAGAGGCGTTGAGGTCGCGATCCAGAATAGCCCCGCACGCCGGACAGATCCACTGCCGATCCTTCAACGTGAGGTTGTCGTTGACCGCGCCGCACGCACTGCAAGTCTTCGTCGAGGGGAAGGATCGCCCCACGACAACAAGATGCTTGCGATGCCAGAGCGACTTGTACTCCAGCATCCGTCTGAACTCCCCGTGTGCGGCATCGGTGAACGATTTGGCCAGCTTTGTTCTCGCAAGGCCCTTGACGTTCAGATCCTCGATGCAGACGCCATCGAACCGTTTGACAATGTCCGTACTCAGTTTGTGCAGAAAGTCCTGCCGCTTGTTCGCCGTCTGCTGTTGAATGCGGGCAATCCGTCGTCGCGCCTTGTCGCGCCGCTTGCTCCCTCGCTTCCGTCGAGAAAATGCCTTGTTGGCGCGACGTAGTTTCTTCTGCGCTTTGCGGTAAAACTGCGGGGCCGGAACGCGCTCCTCGTTGGACAGAACGATGAAGTCCTTCAGCCCAGCGTCCATGCCGACAACCTTCTCCGGATCGGGCGGCGGCAACGCAACGTCCGGCATGGTAAAGGCAACAACCAGCGTAACGTACCAGTTCCCGCAGGCGTCCCGCTTGAAGGTGGCACTTTTGCTCTCGCCTTCGACCGCCTGTGATTGGCGAATTCGCACGAGGCCGATCTTCGGAACATACACCTTGCCGTCCGCAACCTTGACGTGTTGCGGAATGCGGAAAGACGGGATAGATCGCTTGCGGCTCTTGAATCGCGGAAAACCGGCGCGGCGCTCGAAGAAGTTGACGAACGCCCGGTCCAAGTCGCGCAAAACCTGCTGCAGCGCCTGCGCGTGGACTTCGCGCAACCACGCCGTTTCTGGCTGATCCTTCAGCGCCGTCAATTCTCGGGAAAGCTGCGCCGCTGAAATACCCTTGCCATGTTCGGCAAAGTACATCTTCCGCCGAGCAAGCGCCCAGTTCCATACCCATCGACGCGCACCTGCCAGACGAGCAAGAGACTGTTCTTGCTTCCGGTTGGGTTGCATACGGAATCGATAGCAGCGCTGGTGCATGACCATACCTGCTATTATCCCATATTACCGCTGTCAAATGAAAGCCCAGCAGTAGCAAAATCGTCTCCATTTATCCACATAACTGAAACTGTTTTCTGGTGGCCGGCCGAGTATACCCGTCCCGGGCGCGCGGCCGGGATGCGTCAGGGCGTCGGGGCGGGCGGCGAGAAGATCGCCAGAATCGCCGCGATCAGGCCGGGCAGGGCAGCAGCCGCCGCCGGACCGTTCTTGACGACTTCCGCAAGCTTACAGCTTCTTCTTGTGCTGCCTGGACGGCGTCGAAATCGCTCGTTCATGATCCCATTTGCCTTTTCCGACTCGATACACCAACGAATCGTAACTGATCAAGCAGCGCGAATCCTCAGCCCACTCTGCTATCGTTTTTGTTGCACCCCAGGCCGTCAGGAGAACGTTATCCCGTCTGTTACGGTTGTTATCCTTGTTCGTGGCAAATCGGCAGTTTCCCGGTTCGTAGTTGCCGTCGTTGTTTGGGAATCGGTCAATCTGAAGATCATCGCGGTAGCCATTAGCTAGCGCCCATGTCTGAAAAACCGCGAAGTCGTGCCACTCCGGACAGACCGAAATCCCTCGCCCTCCGTAATCCTCGTTCTCCGGATCGTTGCATCGGGTAAGCATGCCGTGCCAGATACGATGCAGTCTGGTGCGGTTCGCTCCGTGGGTCGTGTTTCTCTTCCGGGCTGCTGCCGACACCACTTCCGATTGATAACATCCGCAACTGATCGACTCTCCTCTTGTCAAAGCTCCATCTCTGACCAGCCTTTCCTTGCCGCAACTGCACCGGCACAGATGGGCGGGGCGCGTCTTGCCGAGCGTTCCTTCGGCGATCATGTCTCGACCGCCAATAACGGTCCACCTTCCGAAGCTATCCTCGACCTTGATGTCTTTCCCGCGGACTCCTATCCTTGACATGAGCAGCCTCTCAGAAAGGTTGCAACCGGACTCGCAGGGCGTTACATACCCTGCGGGTCCATTTTATCGGATTATCCGTAGTTCCGCTACGGCGTCTGGGGAACAGACGGAGTAAAAATCGCGATAATCTGCGCGATCAGCCCCGGCAGTGCGGCAATTGCTGCCGGACCATTCTTAACCGCAGTGTCCAGCAGCACGTCCCAATTCACCGTCTTCCGCGCGGCGGCGGGCAGCGCCGCCAGGCGGTCGCAGTGGTCGGCCGGAACGCCGTGAGCCATCAGCTTCGCCTTGATCTTGTCCGTCATGGTGGTGAATGCTCCGGAACGGGCGAGACTGTCAAGTGGCCGTCCTCGTGAACCAGCCACGTCTTTTTATCTGGCGACTGCATCGGTACAGGAGCGCCCATCATTCCCGGATCAAGCGGGGGAAGAACTTTCCACCCGGCTTTTTCCAGTTCAGACACCTTCTCCAACTGCGCCTTGCTGGCCATCGCTTCCTCAACGGAATGCTCCCTGAATGGCCGCGTCGATCATTTGCTTCGTCACGCGCCTGTAACGAGAGAACAGCACGTCCACGGCCGCCTGGACCTTGGCCTCCGTTGGCCCCACAGGCGGGGGAGGAGGCGGAGGTGGCGGAGGAGGGACAACCCCACCCGGGGGCGGAAAAGCGTTGATAACGCTGGCCGGGATGGCGTTGCCACCGCAAGAAGACCACACCTTCGCCTGGGTCGTGACGTGCCGATTCTTGCTGTCGAGTCCGGTGGCCGGGTCGAACTGGCGGGCGGAGAACGCCGTAAAACACTGCGGCTGCACGCTGGCGACGAACTTCGGGCCGACCCAGCACCAGGTGCCCCATGAAAACAGACGGTAGAGGCCGTCAGTGCGCACGTCGGCCAACGGCGTGTAGTGGCCGTTCATGGGATTGGGTGTGTCGGCGTTGGTCCACACCGTGCCCGTGTCAAACCCCTTGATGAAGTCGTCAGGGACCGACCAGGCCATACACACGTTGTAAAAGTTGTCGATGCAAAACTGAGCGAGCGGTATGTTGGCCACGTCGATGTCGAGGGCGTCCACGATGCACGCCGCCGGGTTCCCCGCGATGCCGACGCGCCAGGCGCCGCCCGAGCCGACCATCATCGCTTCATCGACGCCGTTGTCCCCGCCGCTGACCCGCAGGTACTGCGCCAGCAAGGCGTCCTGATCGCAGACGCTTTCCTTCCACCCGGGCTTGCCCTGCCCGAACGTCCAGATCCCATCGACGTGATTTGCCATCGCAAATCCGCAGATTCCGTAAGCGTCATTGTGATCCATCAGCGCGATCACTTTGCCGTCACCCGTGCAATCCACCGGCAGCACCGTGGCCGGGATGATGGGCGCCGTGTGCTGAAACTCGCGGAACACGCCGCGGCGGCGCATCGCTTGCCGTGGCGTGAAGTGTGCGGTGATGTTCAGCTTCGGTACTGCGACCTTGACCACTGCCATGATGAATCCCTTGGGTCATTCCTCATCCACGTAGCGCCGCGGCAGCCTTGGCGGCGGCGGCACCGGGCGAGTCAACCGTTTCTCCGGGCGGCGCTTCAGCAGGCGAAGGGCGAGCAGGAGCGAAGCCAGGAGGATGCCGCCGGCGAGGAGGTAGCACACGGGACGGCCCCTCTACTTGTGCATCACCGTCGCCACCACAATCGCCACAGCGGCGACAACGCCAATCACTCCTATGATCACGCCCCACATGTCGCCGGCGCCCTTGCCCCGGCTTTCGTACGCGGATTGCCGGCTCTCCATCATCGCGATGCGCTCTTTCATCCCGTCGTTCCGGTCGTTGGCGCTCTTCGCGTTCGCCTCGATCTTGTCGCTCGTGCTGAGGGCGTTCGTCTTGATCAGGTCGATGATCCCTTCAACCTGCTTCACAAGCATCGACTCCGTCTTGGCGTTCGTCTGCTCATTGCTTTTCGCCTGTACCCCAACAAGTTCCTTGGCGGCTTGCAAGGCAGCGTCGATGGCCTTCTGGTTCAGCTCCGCCGTGCTCTTCGTCCGCTCGTCGCGCTCCGTGAACTGCCGCTGGACGCCCTGGAACTTCTCCCCATGAAGGTCTTTAAGCTGCTCCACCTGGGAGAGGATGACAGTCCGCTGCAATTCAGTGGACGTTTGCAGGAGAACAACCGCCTTGTCCATCGCAGTCAACCTGGTCTCCACTACCTCCTTCTGCGAGTTGATGCGCGACTCCATCAACTCCCGCAGCATCGCCACTTCGCGGAGCAGCGCCCGGGTGGTCATCTCCGTCGGATCAGGGGAGGGCACCCATCCTTGCTGACCCACTTGCCCGGACGGTTTCTCGGAAGCAGGCATGCTCTACCTCGCTTCCCCCACGGCGCGCAGCACCACCAGACATTCCGGATGGTATGTCTCTCTCTTCTGTCCCTACCTATATACGCCTCTCCGGGGCCGAAAACCTTTACGCCAGCGGGAAAAAAGGATGTTTCCGCAGGGTGGCAATGGCCCTTCCCTTGTGGACGCTGACCGTGGTTTCCTTGATGTGCAGTTCAAGGGCGATCTCCCAGACGAGCCAGCCGTCCGCGAGCAGCTTCATCACCTTGAGTTGCCGGCCGGCCAGCACACGGTCCATCAGCGCCAGGAAGGAATCGCGCAGGCTGACCTCGCCGGGGCCGGGGGCGGTCGAGACGGGCTCGGCGTGTTCTGACAGCGGCTTCTCGCGGGCGACGCGCTTCCCTTCCTTCTTGCACCACAGAGAGAGGGCGTGCTTGATGCAGACGGTGAGATAGGCGGCGGGCGGGCCGTGCTTGGGATTCGCCGGATCGTAGGTCAGCAGCCCGGCGGCGACCGCCCCTTCGGCTTCCCCGAAGAGGTCGTCGCTGTTCACTCCCGGGCTGTGCAGATGCTTCCGAATCTCTCGGCGAATGAGGTTGAAATAGTCAATGGCGCTGAGAACGGAGGATTGTTCGGGAAGCCTTTCCGGCGTCGGGGATGGGTCGGCGCGAGCCATGAAACGCCCTCAGACGGGGCTGGAAGAAAGCCGCTCCCGGGGTGGCGCGATACGCAGCGCCTCCCGATGGCCGACGCACGGTTAACCACGCGCGGAGGTTGCGGAACGGCGCAGGGGATTGTACGTCAGGGAGGGGATTGGTTCAAGATAAAGCGACGGGTGCAAAGGAGTTGAGTACAAACAGAAACCCCGCGCCGGGCAAGCGGCGCGGGGGAGAAGGTGCGGAGTTACTCGGCGAGCGCGGCTTCCAGTTCGGCAACTTCGTCCGGGGGAATCGTCCCCAGAGCGAGGCGGGCGCGCCAGTAGTCCCGGTCTTGCAGCGTCGGAAAAAGGCGATAGGCGCCGGCCTGCTTCTCCGGCAGACGCCCCTTGTCGTCGCGGGGAACCTGGGCGTTCCGCGCGTCGATTTGCGCGTGCCTTGCGTCCACAATCTGCTGTGCCTGGTCAGTCGTCATCGTCTCATTCCTCCCGGGGCGAAGGTGCGGGCGAGGGGGCGTCAAGGCGCCGCCGTCTTGGGCGCGGCCCACTCGTAGCCGGCTTCGCGCATGGCCCGCTGGCACATGACGTTGCCGCGCCTGGCCATCACGCGACAAGCGGCGAGGTCGCAGATTTCTCCGCAGCGGGTGCATATCCCGAGGCAGTCGCGAGTCTCAGTGACCCATTCCTCGTGATCGGGATAGTTGACGTTCGTTCGCGGGTCGAAGCATTCCATCGTCGTTCTCCTTGCGTCTGCCGCTCTCGCGGCGGGTGTGCGGCTGGGGCCGCGGGTGGTGGGGTTAGTTGCTCTCGCGGATGATCTCGTCGAGGAGCGCCTCGACGCCAAGGGCGGTCAGACCGCGACGGCCGCCGGTCGCCTTGCGGACCACGCGAAGCAGGTTCTTGCGGGTCGCTCCCTTGGCCCTGGCTTCCCGAATTGCGGCCTTGAGGCTGGCCGGGAGGCAGTCGATCAGGACGCGGTTGCAGGCGGTTTCCAGGTCTGTCAGGGACATGATCCAGCCTCCCGTAATCAGGGGTGGACGATCACGCCACCGGGGACAATCGGTCCTTGCTCATCGTTTCTTTCTTCCTGTCCTGTCCTGATAGTTCTTCCTGTTCCGGGCGGCCTTGAGCGCCGCCCGGCAGCTCTCCTCCCAGCACGCCACTTGACGATAGTCGCGTGGCTGAAATTCTCGCCCGCAGAACTGGCAGAACTTTCGCGATGGGGCTGGCATCATTCGTCCTCGCGAACCAGCACGCGGTCAGTTTCCCGATGGGCGGCGGCGCTGGCCGCCTCCCGGGAGGCGAACTCGAACGCCTCATCGCTCGCCGGCGTCCGCCGCTCGCCTGTCTCGTCCGCGACGTACTCGCCGCTGGCGTCTCGCACCACATACACTGCGTCTGCCATCGAGTAGTCTCCTTGCGTCTGCCGGCCGTCCGGCGTGTGCGGCCGGGGCCGCGTGAGGTGGGGGTGTGGGGTCAGGACCGCAACGACCGCATAGCCGCACGGTACGTCTCCGACGCGGCCTCTTCCGCCGTATTCCTGGCGGCGAGGGCGGCCTTTGTGGCGGCCTCCAGATCGGAATACGAGCCGCCAGTTCGCCACGCGGCGTGAGCAGCCGCACAGTCGCGATGGTAGTCGTTCTGGGCGATGGCGCTGGACCGCTCCCACGCGGTCCAGATCCGATCCTCAACCGTCAGCCTCTCGTCGCGCGTCATGGTCGCCATCGTCTCGTTCCTCCGGGGCGAATTGGTGGTCAGATCCGCACCTTGGGACGACGATTGCCGGCGCGGATGGCGTCGTCCGTCCGGTCGCCCGTCTTCGTCACGACGGCCTCTTGACCATCGGATCGGATGTCAGAGGCGGTGTATTCGGCCTCGCGGTGCGTCGGGTATTGGGCGAGAACCCGAAAGAAACGGCCATCAGGTATCCAGACTGTCCAGATCAGATCAGTTGCGGTCGTCATCTTCATCTCTCCTCTACCGGCCTTCCGGCGTTGTGCGGTTGTGGCCGCGGGGATGTCACCAGTTCCGCCCACGATCCTCGTCCTCGAAGCGGGACGCCTCGGGGTGGGGATTCTGTCCCCATGCCTTGACGGGGGCCACAGCAGCAGCTTCACGGGCAGCGATCTCCGCCTCGACCCGTTCTTTCGTTGCTCCGTTCGTCTCTTCGGAAGAGGCGAACGCCAGAGCCTCGGCTTCGGACGCAAAACCGCTTTGGGTGTTCTCGAACATCTCCGGCCCGGTCCCTCCGGCCGTCCAGACGGTCCACACAGCCGTCCAACTTCTTTTTCCTCTGCGTGCCGCCATTGTTGTCGTCTCCTTCGGGGTCGCGGCGGGGGGGGATTCCCGCGGCTGACTTACTCATTCTACCAGCCAATAGACGGTAATGATACAGCAAAACAGCGCGGTGCAGCGGAATTCCCGGAAATAGTTTCACGCCGTCGCCTTGCCCTTTTTCGGCGGCGGCTTGACCCCCGGGCGGAACTCCTCCAGCTCGGCGCCCAGCGCGTCGGCGATCAGTACTACGGTGAACCAGCTCGGGGCCTGGACCACGTCGGCCTCGATGCGTTCGAGGTAGGCGAGGTCCAGGCCGGTCTCGCGGGAGAGCGCCGCCCGCGACATGCCCATGCCGTCGCGGGCGGCGCGAAGGAGCGCGCCGAGAGTGGGGGGTGAAGGGTGGGGCATCGGGGATTCCTCCGGTCCGGGGCGACTATCAAAACCAAACGCCAAGTATACCCGTCCAATAGCGTCATCGCAAGGTCGGCAGGTTCCCCTCCCTCCCCGCGGCCGGACCGGGGCGGCGAGGCGTCAGGGTGTGAGGTCGGGTAACAGCGGTCTGCTCAGTCCTTCTTCGGCTTGCGCTGTTTGCGCTGCATCTTGCCGGCCTCGCTCCCGCCGAACGGGGCAAGCGGCGGGTACTGCTCGCGAATCAGCGGTACGTCAAAGCAACCGCGACACAGCCCGCGTCCCGCGCGGGTGGAGTAGTGGGCCTGGCACGAAGTCCTGCAACAAATTCGCGGGAAGTGGTACGATGGGGGATAGGCCCTGCTCCCGCAGCGGAGGTGATCCCATGCGTGGCCGGAAGCCCCGTCCCCTGACTGTCGCTGCCGTCGATGCCCCCATCTTACAGGCCGTGGCACGCAGCCGGCAACTTCCCTTCTTTGAGGTTGAACGTGCCCGTATTGTCCTGGCCGTTGCCGGCGGGGAACCGGTCCAAGCGGTAGCCAACCGCCTGGAGTGTGACCGAACCACGGTTTGGCGAATCTGCCGCCGCTACGAGCAGGGCGGCTGGAAGGCTCTCCTACTGGACGAACCCCGCGTGGGCCGTCCGCAGGAGATTTCCCCCCCTGCAGCGTGCCCAAATCATCAAACTCGCCTGCCTGGAGCCCATCGCCGAGGGACTGCACATCACTCACTGGACCAGCAAGGATCTGGCGAGCCAGGCGGTCGCCGATGGCATCGTGGCCGCCATCAGCCCACGCACGGTTCGGCAGATCCTCAAAGACGCGCACCTGCAACCGCACCGCACCCGTTACTGGAAAACATCCCGTCTCGACGAGCAGTTCAAGCAGCGGGCAGAGCAAGTCCTTTGGTGCTATGCCAATGCGGAGCGGTTGGCCCGGCAGGGCATCTGGGTGGTGGCGGTGGATGAGAAGCCCAACCACCAGGTGCTGGAGCGTACTCCGATCCGGCGAGCCATCCCCGGCTCCATCGAGCAACAGGAGTTCGAGTACACCAGGCACGGCACGGTCAACCTGTTGTTTTTCTTGGTCGTCCACAGCGGCTGGATGGAGGTAGTGGCTGAGGACACCAAGGACGCGGAGCACTACATCAGGGAGTTGAGGGCCTTCCGCCGCCGGCATCGCCGCTTGAAAGGGGTGTTCCTGGTGCAGGACGGGGATCCCAGCCATACGGCGGCCGCGACGGCAGCGTACTGGTCGGGGTGCGGGGATTGGTGGCGGCCCCGGTTCACGCCGGTGCATGCCTCGTGGCTGAACCAAGCAGAATCGTTGATCGAAGCGTTCAGTTACTACTACATCAAGCGTGGCTCTTGGAGGAGCCGGACCGAGTTCATCGAGCATATTACCGTCTCGAGACCGGAGTACAACCAACGCTACGCCCATCCCTTTGCGTGGCTCTGGTCCCCTCCGATGATGCGAAAATGGTTCACCGAGCATGCCACCTGAATTTGTTGCAGGACTTCGTGCCAGGCCCAGTAGGGCACGCCACAGTGACGACATCGTCGGATCATCAGCTCACCCCTCCCCTTCTTCGCGCCCGGCGCAGTCTTTTCTCTTCGTACGTCATCGGGTTTCCTCCGTCGTCTTCCGCCCCAGAGCCTCGCCCAGCTTGCAACCGGGCGCATGTTCCATACTGTATTTCCACCCTTCAAGGCAGACGGGACACACTTGCCATGCGTATTCCCCGTCAGCTCTTGCCGACCACTCCACCTTTCGCAGCAACTCCATCAGTGATTCCCGGCCGGCGTTCCAACCCTGCTTGTAGCGGTCGAACTCGTTGCCGTCCGCTCCGAAGAGTTCCTGAAGCACTATCACCAGCGCAGCAACGCCGAAAGCACGTTCTCGATGATCAAGGCGAAGTTCCGCGACCACGTCCGCAGCCGGACGGACGTTTCGATGAAGAACGAGGTGCTGTGCAAGTTTTTGTGCCACAATATCTGCGTCGTCCATGCGTCTCACATCGAGCTGGGCATCGAGCCGATCTTCTGGGACGACGAGCCGGACGGCGCGGACGAAGAAGACCCGGCCGTCCTGTCGTTCAACGCTTTGAGACGAAACGTGATGAAATGAAACTAAACTGATAGAAATACGAGAGTTCTATCGCAAAGCCCCTGCTCCTGCGCGGCATCGACGATCCGGGTGTGAGCGGCCATGTCTCGCTCTCGTTGGTCGGCATCGGCTGCCGGACACGCCGTTTCCCCCGCCCCCGCCGCTTCCTGCCGCGTCCCGCCGCCCCCGGACGCCTCGCGGGTCGCCTGCCCGGCCGTCGCGTCCTGGGGCGATTCCGGGGCGTGTGCGGCGGGGGTGGGCGGCGGAGACAGGTCAATCATATCCTCGCCACCGTCATCGGACTTCTCGTCAGTCGCATAGGCCACGATTTCCTTGATACGGTCCTCGCTGACGTGAACCGGCTCGGCTGCGTCGTAGGCTGCTTCCGCTTCGGCGTTCGTCAGCGGGCGGAGGGGCCGGTCGCCGCTCAGGTCAATCACGTCGTCACCCTTCGCGGCATCCGCAGCGATGGAATCGGCGACGTGATCAACGATCTCCCGGGCGGTTGCCGCAGCCTCTTTGCCGTCGTCCTCGGTTCCGCCGGGCGACGGGTGAAGGTCGATCAGATCGTCAGCAGTGGAACGGCGAACGCCAGTGCCGATCACGTCGTCGCCCGCAGTGCTGTCGGCGTACTGGATCCCGTCAAGGCGGTTGCCGACCGCCTCGCGCAGTTCATCGAACGGATCACCCTCCGCCGGGTGCGGTTCGGCGTACGCCTCCGCAACCGGCCCCCGCATCACCGGCGGGCAACCTGCCATTGTCGCGGCCATCGAGGGACCGGCGACCGGCGCGTCATCGACCGCAACCGCCGCAGCCTGCGCCTCCTTGACGGCCGCCCGGCTGGCGGCGACGGCGGCCTCCACGGGGGGTTGGCGGATGTCGCCCTGCCCGGCGGCGCCGCAGTCCTGACAACACCAGACGCGAACGCCGTTCTGCCGGGTGGCGCCAGCGGTGTGCAGGCTGCCGCATCGGGGGCACGGTACGTCATGCCACCCGTTCAGCCGGGCCTGCTGCGCGGGCGTGCGGGGCAGCGGTTCGCCAGCGGGGCGGATGGAGTTGACAGCGGCCACGCCCAGCAGCGGGGCGGCCTGTTCCTGCTGCGGTTCCGGCAGCGCCAGCAGCACGCCAGCGGCAGCCTCCGCGTGATCCTGCGCGGCCGAGAGCAGCATCCCGGCGAACCGGGCCATGCCGTCCGCGAGATGCCGCCGGTTGCCGTCGAGGGCGTCGGCGAGATCAGCGAGGCTGGCGTCGATATCGCCGCCCATCTCGCGGACAGTCCGGGCGGTTGTTCGGACGGCGCCGGCGAGGGCGGCTTCCTGGGATTGGAGCTGATGGAGGGGGGAGGTCATGGTCGGGACTCCTTCGGTGTACGGATCAGGCCATCTGGCCCTTGCGGATCAGCTCGGCAATTGCGGCGTGCCGTTCCAGCGCCTGCTGCCTGGTTGTGTGCCGCTCCTGGTAGTCGGCCTCGCCGCCCTCTGAAAAGAACATCGTTTCCCAGAGGATCGGCGGCCGGTTGGGATCGTGCTGGTGGTCCAGTCCGAGAAAAATAGAACTCAGCGACCAGCGCCCCTCGATCTCGGTTTGCTGCACAATACGGTCGGTGTCGTGATCAGCCATCCATCGTCCCCACGTCAGCAGATCGGTGGGGACAGGGGCGCCGGCGTCGTCGAGAATGTAATACTTGGGTCGGCCGTCAGCCATTGTTGGGTAACTCCTTATGGGGTTAGTTGATCGGCAGGTGACAACCGCAATTCTCGCAGTCGTGATCGTACTCCGGGTTGCGTTCGTCCACGACGAGTTGAGCGTGACCACCGCAGCAGCAGAGCACGCGCCGCAGATTCCGCGAGTAGACCGTATCCGTTGCCGCGTTCGTACAACCGGGATGCTCGCACTTTCCCGCCACCTTCCGCGCCGTCTTCTGCCCCGCAATCCTCGCCGGCTCGCCCGCTCCCGCGTTGTGCAGCAGCACGGCAACGCGATGACATAGCTCCTCCGCTTCGGGGTCGTCGGCCGCGCCGAAGCGGTTGGAGAGCAGGGCGAGGCAGTCTTCCAGCAGCGCCGCCATCGACTTTGCGTGGACGATGAGACGGGCGTCGGGTTCGTGGTCCACCTTGGCGACTTCAGGCAAGTCGTCAGGATAATTCCCGCCTGCCTCTGATGCAGGCATATCCTCTTCCGGCGGCGCATAAATGTAACCGTCGTAGCCGCGTTCATCCTGATCGATCTCACCTTCACCCAGAATCCAGTCGCCCGGCGTCCAACGGGGATTCATGGTCGGGACTCCTTCGGGGGATGGAGGGCGTCAAGGGCGTCAATCATTCTCCGGCACAGGTCGCGCACCTCCCGCCGCTGCGCCTCGCTCATCGCGGCGATGAACGGGGGCGAGTGATTCAGCAGCCGCAGCCGCAGGCTGAAGTAGTCCCGTTCGACAGCGACGAGAACGGGCAACTCTTTCGGAGGCTTCGGAAGCGGCTTGCGGCGCGGCATGGTCGGGATTCCTTCGGGGTGATTAGTGGCCGGTCAGGCGGATTCGGCGCTGGCCACAGCAGCGCGGGCCTCGTCAACCCAGCGCTGCCCGGAAACGTCGGTGGGCAGCGAAACGAGGAGCAAGTTTTTCAGCGCCGCCAGCAGCTTCTCATGGGCGTTCGCCCGCCGGCACAACTCCTCCGCCCACCGCTTCGGCTGCGCCCCGGCGATGCTCCGCGCCGACGCCGTATTGCAATCCGCGACCACCCGGAACGGCGGCTGCCGGTCGGCGTCGAGCGGATCGCGGGCGAGGATCAGCCCGTTTTTCTCGTAGAGGCAGGCGGGCAGGGGGCGGACGCCAGAGAGGAGTTCTTCGATTTCGGACATCGGTTGTTTCTCCAGGGCGAAGGGTGCGGGTCAAGACTCGCTGTCAAGCAGGCTCCGCCAGCGCTCCGCAGTGGTGCGCAGCACGGCAACCAGCACGATCGAGCCAGTCGGACCCAACTCGCGGCGTTCCGGCACGTCGTCCCGGTAGAACATCCGCAGCATGTTCCGCACTTCGTTTTCGAGAACGGGCAGGCGGGCTTGCGGTCCCATCGGGCACTTGTGGCCGGCCATTCCTTCTTCGGTCTTCACGACCTCGTTGCATTCCAGACAGCGAAACATCGGTCGGTTCCTCCACGGGCGAAGGGTGCGGGGTCAGGGTGCGCGGCCAAACGGGTCGCGCACCACAGCGTCAATCTGGGCCTCGCAGTTCCGGGCGAACCGCTGCAACTCCGTCAGGTGCGGGCGCAGCCGAGACAGCAGCGCCGCGGCGTGGTCGGCCCGCTGCACCCCCATTGAGGCGAGAGTCTGCCACTGCTCGATGATCTCGCCGGCCTCGTCGTTAAGCGCGGCGCGGATCGCGTCGAGCTTCCGCAGGAGGGACGGCGTCGAGGCGAGAAGCTGATCGGCGGTCATCGGTCGTTCCTCCGTCAGCCGCGGCGGGGCGGTCGCCGGGCGAGGGTGGGTCAGGTGCGAGCGTTCGCGACAGCGGCCCGGGCGCGATCCAGCGTGTCCGGGTGCGGGATGTAACCGACCTCGCCGCACTCAATCAGCGATTGACACGCCTCCAGCAGATCGACGTTGACGGCGTCCGGCGCGGGGATCGGCGGCGGTTTCTCCCCGGCCTCGCACCGCAGGCGGTAGGCGATGTACTCCAGATAGAGGGCTACACGAGCGAGGTTCACGATTGGCTCTCCGGCATGATCTGGTCACACATGGCGACGATGTTTCGTAGGCAATGGCGCGTTTCGTCTCGGTCCTTCAGGGCGATTCGTGCTTGGCACCGACACGCCCCGATAATCTCCTGTGAGCGAGCCACGAGATCAAGCAGGGCGGGCACGTCGAACGGATTGGCGGCATCGCTGATACGCTGCTGTTCATCGACGGACAGGGGCAGTTTGTACGCGGGCATGGTCAATCTCCTTCAGTTTCGACCGTCCTGCACTTCAGGCAAGCGTCGGCCTCGACACACTCCCATTCGTTCGTTTGAGCGCAAAAGTGCCAGTGGTCAACCACTTCCGGGAAACCCCAAAGGAGTCCGTAGTTGGCAGCGCAGCGAACAGAGCAGAACAGAACGACGTTCTGAGCATTGCAATAAGTTGAGCCGTCTCGCCCAGCAGTAAGCGCCTTGGCCTTGCGGGAGCACATGAAGCATTTGGGGCGCTTGCCCATTGCTCGATCCTCCGGGGCGAAGGACGGTCACTTCCAGTTTCGAGTCAGTCCATCGGTCAGGCATTCAGTTCGCTTCACCTTGCAAGCAGCGAGATATCGCTTCTTCTCGACGGGATCGGTCGGGACAGGTCCGTTGTCCAGTCCAGCAAGTTCCTGCGCTTCCTTGGCTGCTCCTTCGTGAGATTCCTGGTCGATGGTCCGCGCGGAACCGTCCCGATACCAGCAGCGATACGTCTTCATCGTCATCCTCCAATGGGCGAGAGCGAAAGGGTCAGGACTCAAGAACCATCGCCGCGAACGCCCCGGGATGCCATGTGTACCGGCCCCCGGACGCCTCCTCCCACTTCGGCCGCGGCGACAACCGCTCCACCGTCACCTTGCCGTCGCCTTCCTGCGATCCCAGGGTGAGGGACACGACCCGCCAGCGGTTGCCCGTATCCAGGCTGCGCCAGACCTGCCCGACGTGGATTTCCCGGGCGTCGGCGATGTTGACCGGGCTGCGGACGGTCTCGCGGTCCAGGGCCGCCGCGAGGTTCTCGCTGGCGAGGAAGGTACGGCCGCTGAAGTCACGGCAGATGTAAGATTCGGTTGGCTCAGACATGGTCGTTCTCCGGGGCGAGGGGAAGGATGTGCATCAGCAACCGGGCTCGCCGTTCTCGGTCGGCTCGCAGACGGCAACCTCGGCGGTCTGCCCGTCGATGCTCACCGTCTCGGTTACGTCGCCGCTACACTTCTGCCCGCAATGCCAGCAGAACGGACCGCGTTCCTCAAGGCCGCGCGTCTCGTTGCGGCGGAACTCGTTCCAGGCTTCAAAGCTGCTCATCGGCGTTGTTCTCCGGGGCGAGGGCGAGGGGGAAGGGCGAGGGGCCAGTCATCAAAGCGCCCGGCGGGGGAGTCGAACCGCCCATCTCCGGCTTAGTTGCCGGTGTCCTCTTTCGGGGGTGACGGGTGCTGGTGGCTAGCCGCCAGCCGTCTTGCCCCTCCTTCTCCGTTGAACGAACCGGGCTTGTTTCAACTCAAGATGAATACGTTCTCGCCGGCCAGATATCGGCGGGCGTCAGACAGCGTGAGTAGTTCGCAGACGAAGTCCCACGCCTTACCGTCCCGCTCGTTCACTGCCCAGGAAGGGCGGTTCCCCCCGGGAGGGTTGCTCCAGTGGTCCACCCGGAACTTGCCGTCCAGCGTTTCGTAGACTCCGGCTTCGATTCGCCGGAGTCGCATCAGCTTCGTCATGGTTACACTATCCCGGAGTGAACTGGTTACTTGCTGGCCAAAATCTCTCTGGCCTCCTTCGCCGTGCGCCGGACGGCCCGGGCGATCTTGTCGTACTTCTCGGCCGACTCCGGAACCGTATCCTCGTGTTCCTCTGCGTATTCCTCGACCTGATCGGCAACCGCCGACAGAGCGCCGTCGATGCCGTAGCGCTGAATCAAGGCGGCGATTGCTTCTTTTGTCGTCATGGCCGGCTCCGAGTCGTGTTTAGTGTCGTCACCGTGGCGACACTTGTATCTTACCAGTTAGACGGGCGGTGTCAAGGAAAGATTCCGAATAATCCGAATATTCCTCGTCACCGTAACATCACTAATCTGCTATACTGGCAACAGGGCCAGATAATGCGTCCGGCCGATCACGGAGGGAACAAGATGCCGTCAGACCGCAAGCGAGGGGCGTTTCGCCTGGAACCGGGAAAGGAACATCTGCTGGATGATCTAGCAGCGCTAGCCGCCAGGAACGGGCGGTCGGAGAGCGACGAAATCGTTCACGCAATCGAGCGCCACCTTGCCCAACCGCCAACGGTCAAGGTTCAGTCGCCGAAACTCAAACCGACCGACATAGACCCAACACCAAAGCGCCCCCGCGGCCGGCCGAAGAAAGGAAGCACATCATGAGCCAGGCAAAGAAGGGACGACGCGCGGCTTTCCGCAAGGCCGTCTTTACGCGCGATGGCTTCCGCTGCCGGGTGTGCGGCAAAAAGGACGCGAAGCTTGATCCGCACCACATCACTGACCGGAGCCTGGTACCCGGCGGCGGTTATGTGCCGAAGAACGGCATTACCCTTTGCCCGGAGTGTCACGGCATGGCGGAACTGTACCACGTCCTCGGTCACGCGCCCGAAGGCTGGCATCCCGACGACCTGTATCGGCTGATCGGCAGCAGCCGCGCACAAACGTTCGTCCCGGTCAATCCGCCGCCCGCCCCGTGCCCCCGCAATTGGGACACCGCTCCGTCTCACCGTCGAATGGCCCGTTGACGCCGTCCTCAACGTCGTAGTCCAGCCCGACGATGCACCAGCCGTCGCCGCCACACGTCGGGCAGAGGGCGGGCGCGTCGTCGTGGTCGGAGTCGTCAGGGGGCGGAAGTTGGGGGCAAGTCATCGTAATTCCTCCTTTGCCTTTGCGGCGGCTTCCTTCCCCTTCTCGGTAAGCCAGCCCAGATCCAAACTCACGCCGTAACTGTACCAGCCCTTACCGCACCATTTTTGTAGCAGATACAAGCAGCGCTTGTGGTGAATCCCGCTGGCCTGCACCACGTCGCGCACGCTCGCCTCCGCGGACTTGGCGGCGACGGCGAGCAAGAGAGTAACTTCGTCGGGTTTCATGGCTTGCCCTCCAGTCCCGCGGCCCGTCGCCCATACCGCACAGCCGCCGCCGACAGGTCCGCGTGGGCGGCGTCGGTCGTGGCGTACCAAATCCAGCCGGAACCGCTGCCAGTGTTCGCGGCGGGCAGCAGATGCCAGAGCCCTCCGGGAAGGTCGTCAGGATCGGTAGGATCTTGAGCCGGAGCGCGGTCGTCGTTCCACCAGCCGAACTGAATCGTTCCGGAGCACCGCGGCTCCCTGTCCACCAGCCGCACGCTCCGCACCGGGTGCGCCGCGAAGATCTTCGCGGCCGCGCCCTCCGCCATGAACGCCGCGAGGGGCAGGTCGACGTGATCGATGAAGCCGCGGCGGAACCTCCACGGGGCGGGATCGCGGAACTCCATCAGGTTCTCGGCCGGGATCGACAGCAGCCCGGGAAGGTTCCCGGACCACTCGACGATGTGCCGAAAGGCAAGGCCGTACTCTCGCTGCTTCGCCGCCTTCAGCCTCGCGGAACACCGGCAGGGGCCGTTCGTGTGCTGGCCGCCCGTTCGCCGCGCCCGACACTGGCTGCACTCGTCGTCCGTCATCGCTTCCATGCTGATCTGGCAGCGGATGAATTCGCCGCGGTCCACGTCCCCATTGTCCGCCAGCCAGTCGGCGAGGATCAAACGCGGCCAGTCTTCCTCCGGCGCGAGCAGCACGTCAAGGAGCAAGGCGTCAGCGGTGGTGGCGATCATGGTTTGCCCCTTCTCAGCGAGTTCGGCCCGCAACTAATCTCGTTGTTCTCACCCGTCCCGCCGCGCAGCCGCACGACGTAGGACGTACAGGTGTTGCCCCACCCATCGGGCCACTCGAACGAGCGAAGCACGGTGGCCGGACGCCACTTACAGGCGAACAGCACCTTGACCTTGTCGCCGGGTTGGTAGAGCGCGGGATGCTTCATCGAACAGTCTCCGCCAGTTGCCGTACAAACTTCTCGGTCTCGCCGATGCGAGCGATGAGGCCGGCGCGCGTGGGTTCGTCAAGCGGGGTGAACATCTCGGCCAGCTTGCGGACGGCGGCGCGCAGCCGATCCAATTCACGGCGAGCCTGCTCCGGCGGCAGCGGCTCGCGGATGACGCCGCGCTCACGGGTGACGTGGAACTCCAGATCGGCCATCGCCACGCCGCTGCCAGGGTTCAGTGTGTGGATCACGTCCAGCACGGCGCGCCGCTCGGTTTCCTGTCCCAACTGATACGCCTCGCTGTCGGTCATTCGCCACAGCAACCCATCCCGCTCCTCCACCGCCGCCAGCAGCAGCGGCAGCAGGTTCTCGGCCAGTGCGGCGTGGTGGGCGTGCTGGGTCTGGAATGGATAGTTTTGTACTAAGACAATCCGCTCCCCACCCGCCCGCACAGCGAAAAAGCTGGAGCAAGACGGCATTTCCGGTGCCGGCACCGCCTCCCAGCGCCATCCCGCCATCCGCGCCGCCGCCTCGCGGGCTTCGGCGAGGCAGACTTCCGAAATCGGTTCGCTCACGGTTGCACCTTCCTCTTCTCTGGCCCGTATTCCCGACACCCGCACCCCTGCGAGCAATGACTCGGCGGCTCCGTCCCCACCGCGTGCGTGTGGCCTTCGTGTGCCGCCTTCGCGTGACCACAAACACAGGGGAGAACGACCCAATCGGCGTCGTCAATCAGCAGGAGTTTGCCGCTGTACCAGGTTGTCAGCGGCACATCGTCACGGTCACTCATCGAGGAGGCTCCTTCTTCCCTTCCAGGTGGTGAACATGGGCGCGATTCTCCAGTTCGAGTATTTGCTCCCCATAAAGGCGAATAATCGTGGACTGAATCTCTTGCCGCTCCGCCAGCCGGTCGATGCGCCGGCCGAGCTGCCAGCGGTCCACGGTGTAGCCAAAGACAAAGACGGTGACGAACAAGAAAATCAGGGCGAGTCGAGTTGTCTTCACGATGGGTTTTCCTCCTTCGGCTCCAGTTTGGCGCTGTGAAGGCAGCTATCGCGGTCGCAGACCCAATGCCAGGTCGGGGCGAAACTCCAGTAGGCGCGTGCCCCACAGGTCACACAGCGAGGCAGTTCGACGCGGGAGAGCGTGGCAATCCAGCGCTCGCCATACTGGCCCAGAATCTTATAGAGCCACAGGAGAGCCCATCGGGAATGATTCCCGCGATACTCGATCAGCCATTTTCCCGGATTGCGGAGTCCCTCCCCGAATCGGCCACCCTCATTGAGCCAGTCCTCGAGCGCGAACCGATGCAGGCTTTCTCCCGGCTCGGCAAGGCAGGATCGCAGGAACATTTCACCTTGTGAGTTGCGCGGCATCAAGAACCCTCCTCATAGGCATGCTCACGATGCACCGTCCTTCTTCTTGCGCGGCTTCTTCACAGCCGGCAGCAGCTTGACGCCGTCGTTTTCCCACGGAGCGCCCGTCTCGATCAGAGCGGAATGCTCCCCGTCGTGACCTTTTTCCAGCCCGCAGCGCAGCCCATCAAGACTGACGCTCGGACAGCGAACCTGACGAGCCCACCATTCATCGCGAAAACTCATCGTTATTTCTCCTTTCCCAGCAGCCGAATCAGCTTCACCACATCGGCGTCTTGCAGTCCCTTCGCCCCGTCCGTCCGCACCAGCCGCCGCCGATGCTTCCCCAACTCCATCGCCATCGGATCGTCGTCCACGACGGCCCACCGCTCGACTTCGGGATGCTCGGCCAGCCACGCCAGGATCTGCTTACCGCGTTCGGGGATCTTCTCGTCGGCACAGGTAAAGCCGACCACCTTGCAGCCGTGCGCCCAGAAGACCAGCCCGTGCGTGTGCAGCATGTACTGAAACCCGTAGGGCGTCATTGCGGGCTTGCGGCCCTTCACGCGCAGCAGCATGTACCGCCACGCCGACGAGATAACGAGCTGGCAATGGGTCGCCTCGATTACCCGGTTGAGCCGCTGGACGCAGTCGGGGCGGATGATTGTGTACGGGCTGGAGGGGTGTTTTTCATGCCCGTTAAGAACTCCGTCAACGTCTAGGAAAAGCGCCTTCACGATCACTCCTTTCCGAGCAGCGCGTCGATGACGTGACAACCTTTTACGTGCGGCCCCGGCTCGCGAAGATGAGTCAGAAGCCTGGACGGCTTGCGGACGGTTCCGGCGTGATTCCCGCCCCGGCTGTTGCACGTCTTGCAATTCGTCCATGCCCCCTCGTGCCGGCCGCTTGCTGGATCGCGCTCGGGGTGATAGCCGGGGCCGACGCCCCAGGGGTTTCTCGGGTCGTTGTGGTATGGCCGGCAAGTTGGGCAGGGCGATTCCTCTTCAGGCGACAAACCGGCCTCTTCCAGGCTGTCCGCGAGTACGGCGAGCCGGTCGGGGTCGAGCACCCCGGGAAACGGATTCGCCACCCGCCCCTTGCCGCCGCACTCGGGACACGACCGCTCGCTGTCCGGCGCAACAGGTACGGCGCGTCGCCTTCCCTTGCCCCGGCAGGCGGGACAGGGGAGGTCGGCGGGGGACGGTTCGGAATAGGCGGCAGTCGCCAGCGAAACCACGAGGGGCGTCAGCCATCGCAACGGCAGTCCGCCGCTTCCACCGCACACGCCGCACTTCCTCTCGTCATCCTCGTGAGACGCCAACCCGTCACCCGCGCACCAGGAGCAGCGGATGGGTCGCCAGGGGTTGCCGACGATGTCACGCAGCAAGGCGACTTGTGAAGCGAAGGGAAACCATTGCTCGACAGCATTGCAAACGATCCCGGGCGACAGATGTATGTGCGCATCATCATCAGCGCAACGGGCGGCGGCGAAGACAAGACCACTCGTCTCGAATATGGCCGTATCCCAAGCTCGGAATCTCTCGTTTTCCGTAGCCTCACCGTCCGCGAAACGGGAAGCGACTTCAACGGCTCGGCTTGACCTTTCGTCCGTGAGTAAGTGCCAAACTTGATAACAGCAGGCCACAGCAAACAATCTGAACTTTCTGTCCGACACCTTGCCATGAACATGGGCCAACATGGCAGCAGGATCGACAGAAGAAAACCAGTCGGTCTCGCTGCTAATCGACATGCTTCCACCTCTTTCGGTATACAATGTCCTTGATACAACCGTAGCTAACGCCGTACTCCTGTGCGAGGGCGCTATAGTTTCTGTTCTTCGCCAAGGCAGCACGGCGGCGGATATCACGCACGGCATCGTTGTTCAACTTGCTCGCCGGGTGCCGTCCGCGCACCAGACAGTCGGTGATATTGGCGAGCGCATCGCCGACATAGAGATGGGCGGGATTGCAGCAAGAACGGTAGTCGCAACGGTGAAGCACCATCAACCCATCAGGGATGTCGCTGACGCAGACTTCGTAAACGAGACGGTGGACGCGGTAAAGCGTACCGTCGATCTCAAAATAGCCGTAGCCGTCCTGGTGCCGGTTGCCAATCCACTCCCAGCAGCCGCCGTCGAGACGGACAGTGCTGCCAGCCAACGTCCAGAGGAGGTAGGCGACTGCGGCTCCGGTGTTGCCAGGGCGCGGTTGAAAGGTAGGGCGCAAGGCGATAGGAATACGCTCAGCCATGACATGCCCTTTCGCAAGAAGGGTGGTTGTGGTCAGGGTCGGCAGGCGCTCGCAACGCCTCGCCGACCCGCTTATTAGACGCACGCCATCCGTAAAGGATTCAGAATCGACGCTAGCCGATACATCCTGCTTTCTCTCGCTGATCGGCGGCGCAGCCCCCCGGCCGCCGCTCGTGCCGCTCGGGGCGAGCAGGAAGGCGAGCATGGAGGCGGGGGTGTCGCTGGAAAGCCAGTCGGATTCGTTCACAGGTCGTTCTCCACGAAAGCGAATCCATGTTCGTGCATGAAGTCAATCACGTCTTGTCGCCGGATGACGCGGTTGGCGGTCAACCCCTCCCGCTCGCAGCGGAGTCGCCCGTTGTCGCACCACATCATGACCGTGCGAGGGGCTACTCCGCACATTTTCGCGACTGCCGCACAGTCCAGGATGTCCGGGTCAAGAGCATGTTCTTTGAGTTGAGCTTGCAACTGTTCAACAGCGTCAAGCAACTGGCGCACCACCGATTGCCACTCCAATTCTGGAATCGATTCATCGCGACACATCTTGAGCCAGTGACGCAATTCTGCAAGTCGTCCAGGTGTCATAGCGTATCCTCCAGCGCCGCGAACAAGTCCGGTTGCGCGGCGGGCTCGCGGGCGGCGGTTCTGTCCGCGAGGTCAGCGACGGGGTTACAGGCGGCGAGACGGCGGCGGGCGATTTCGACATATTCCGCCGACTCCTCGATCCCGATGAAGCGGCGTCCCTCCATTCGGCACGCGACGCCTGTTGAACCTGACCCGGCGAAGGGGTCTAAAACGAGTCCGCCAGCGGGGCACGCAAGGCGGCAAAGCCAGGTCATCAGGGCGGTCGGCTTGACGGTATTGTGAGTGTTACCGTGTCCTCTATCTGTCTTGTCCGCCTTGGCCACATAGAAAAAGCGGGCGGCGCTGCCGGAGTCGTCATAGCCTGCCACAGCACCGGCTGTCACGCCAAACATTCCTTTTGCTTTCACTCCAGGCCCGTGAGCGCAGACCTTTCGTTCCGGGAACATCTCCAGGACTTCGGTATCGTCAGAAAGAATGACATTAGCGGGCCAGCGGCCTGCGTCGCTCCCGTTAAGCCGTTTGCCGCCCTGAAACTTCCCGCTCCACGTCGGCCCTTCGTTCTGGTTGCGGATAGTGCTTTCTGTTCCGACACGGCACGCCCCGATATTCAGCGCCCCTGTCCCGTGCTTCAGAACGTTCTGCGCGACCGTGCCCTCCAGAGGCTTGCGAGCAACGATGATCGGCTCCCACGCGGGTTTAAGAGCGGTCCCCCAGCCTTCCCACTGCTTCGCGGCAGCGGTCGCTGGGGCGGTAATGTCGTACTCGCCATCGCTCGTGCCGCAAAACTGGACGGTGCTCGACAGGCGGACTCGGAACCCCTTCGCGATGACTTCCCGCTCGGCCTCGGCGTAGATCGCGTCGAGTTCTTCTGCGATGTCAGCATTGCAACCCAGCACCCGCTTGATCGTCTGCCACTTCTCCTGAGACGGCAGCACGTTGACCCACGGGTCCGGCCGCTTCCCCTCTCCCGGCAATGTGAGATAATTGCAGGCGCGAAAGCCGCATTCATGGTCGATCTGCTTCCGCTGCTTGCCGCTGGCGTCGAACAGTTCGGCGAGACGGCGCTTCAATGTCACGACCGAATGACTTACTCTGCCTGCCGCCTTGTCAATAGCCTTGCTCACGTCATGCGATTTCGGATAGCCAGATCCATATAACCACATAAGCGTATCTCTTATCTCCCATCCGGCATCCTCGACGGCGCACGTCAGGCGGTGGAAGGTTCGCGTCCCGCCGAACGCCAGCAGATGCGCACCGGGCTTGCAGACACGGAGGATCGCTTCCCAGAACGGTATCCCCGGGACGCCGTGATCCCACGCACGACCCATGAAATCCAGCCCATAAGGTGGATCGCAAATGATCGCATCGGCGCATCCGTCCGGCAGCGTTGGCAGCACTTGCAAGCAGTCCCCGAGAAGAACCGCGTGCGGCTCCCGTCCGGCGATCACATCCTCCGCCGTCGCGTCCTTCACGTCGTCGCCTCCTCTCCCTCACCCGCCGCCTCGCCGGACGGCGGGGGTTCGCCGCCCTGCATCGGCAGCGCCGGAACCTCTCCATCCGCCTTCCGGTCCATCGCCACCACGATCATCGACCACGCGCACGCCGCGCCCTCGATGACGCTCTCGCCCGCCAGCCGGAGAACCCACTTCTCCCCGCCCGGCAGCGCCGCCTCGCCCACGCGGAAGACGCCCGTACATTCCCGGGGCAGCTTGGCCAGCAGCAGCCGATCGAAGAACCGCCCGCCCGCCTCGCACTGGTGATGCCGCTGTTCGTACGGCGGCGGCTTGGCCCCGCAGACGGAGCAGCCGTCGCGGGGACCATCGCCGTGACACTCGATGCAGTCGGCCTCGTGGCCGCACGTCTCGCATTCAATCACGCCGTTTCCGTCGCACTCCTTGCACTCCGTAACGCCCATGTCGTTGCACGCGCTGCACGCGGGATCGACAAACTCCCGGAACACCGCGCCGTCGATCACGCCCAGCGGCGAGGCCGGCGCGGCGAGGATGGCCTGCACAGAGGCCAGCCGGTCTCCCTCCGACGGCGGGTAGTCGGCGGCCAGTCCGGTCACGCGGAACAACACGCGGCCGTCCGTGGCGACGAGCGAGCCGTCGGGCAGGCGGTGCGGCTCGCGGTACAGTGATCCGGAGCGCTCCTCGTCGCACAGGGCGGAGAGCCAGGGGAGGGGGCGAGATGCGGTGGTCGTGGTGGTCATGAATGGTTCTCCTCAGCGAAAGAGGTGCATCCGGACAGCGGCCTTTTCTTCTTCCGTAACGGCGGCGTTGACGGCGGCAACCGCCCTGCCGCGCCACGCCTTGAGGATCGCGTGGAAGGACGCGTCGTCCAGCTCGATTGCACCCAGAGCAACCGCTGTACGTCGCTTGGATGCGCACAGATCGTAGTGAACGCCGGACGGCGACGGTTGGAACCAGGCTTTTCGTAAGCCGATGCTAGCCGCGAAGGCGTGAAGAACTTCGTTCCCCTCGTCGGTGATAAGGTGCGATGAGGGACCGAGCCGCCAGCCCCAATCCCGGAGTCGGTCAACGTAAACGCTCATCGTGCCTCCTTGAGCAAGCGGTCGAGTTCCTCGTTGAGTTGCGCCAGGTCACGGACAAGCAGGTAGATCCCGCCGCGCGCCACAACCTGCTCCGCGAACGCGGCCTGCGCCTTCGTCTGCGGGTTCTTCCCGGCCTTCAGTTCGACAGCGATCAGTTTACCGCCCGGCGCTACTGCAAGGAGGTCTGACACCCCGGGCGTGCCGAACCGCACCAGTTGCAGCTTGCCGCCGCGGCCAGGCAAGCGAGCCGCACCCGAGTTTGACCGCCACGCGAAGCAGCCACGCATCGCCAGCAGTTGCAGGGCGGGGCGGATCAAATCAGTCTCTCGCGGTTTGCGGATACTCACTTCGCCCTCCGCAAGTCAACCGCGCCGGCCGGCTTGATCCTGAACCAGATGGCGTAGATGCACCCCCGCGAGACGCCAAGAGCGTCCGCAACCTCCTGCACCCGGCCGCGGCGCATGGGTTCCGCGAGGAGCATCTGCGCCGCAAGCCGACGAACCTTGCCGATGGGCTTCGGCTTACGGACGGTCGGGAACCCGAAGCGGGAACGAATATCGCTGACGTAACTCGGGTGACATCCCACCTTCCGGGCAACCTCGTCGTTTGTCTGCCGGGGGTTGTCCAGCAGCGCCGCCCGGATGGCGGGAGCTTTACTCGACGGCGGCCCCATCTTCCTCGGAATCCGCTCCGCTGCGGGCATCTGCCTCTCTACCTCCGCGATGATCACGGGAAACGGAGCGGAGGGATCGGCTCGAATTGCCGCCTCAATGGCAAGGCGGCGGGGGAATCTCTGACCTGGTGCGCTCACGTCCCACTCCCGGGAATCACTGCCTTTAGGCAGTAGGTAAAACCGTCGCCTACCGACATGGTAAAGCGACATCTTTCGTGGTAAAATAGTCGCATGGAACTTGTGCGTACCATCTGCTGTAAGCTTGATCCCACAGCCGAACAGGCGTTGGAGATTGACGCCACACTCAAAGCGTTCGCCGCTGCTTGCAACCGTATCGCGAACGTTTGCCGCGCCATCGGTAGCACAAACAAGATCGAGGTTCAGGAAGCCTGTTACCACACTGTGCGGGCCGAATTCGGCCTGTCCGCCAACCTGACCATTCGCGCCATCGCCCGCGCCTGTACGGCGCTCAAGGTTCCTAATAGGTGCGACTCGATGTTTAATCCGACCAGCATCGACTATGACGTTCGCATCTTTCGCTTCCATGAAAATGATTGGACTTTCGGCCTGACACTCCTGCAAGGCCGCGAAAGATTTGCTACCTCGGTCGGCGACTTCCAGCGGGACGCTCTTCGCGACCAATACCCCACCAGCGCCACGCTCGTCAAGCGCCCAGACGGCGGATACTTCCTTCACGTCCAGATCAAGGACGAAGCGCCCGAGTCCATCACCGTTTCCGATGTAATCGGCGTTGACCTTGGCGTGGTAAACCTTGCCGTGGACAGCGATGGAGAAGTCTTCTCCGGGGCGAAGGTGGAAGAAGTCCGTAAGCGCTACGGGAAGCATCGGCGCAACCTGAACAGGTGCGGTAGCAAGAGCGCCCGGCGTCATCTCAGAAAGATCCGCAAGAAGGAGGCTCGCTTCAGGGCAAACGAGAACCATCGAATCACTAAGTGCATCGTCGAGAAGGCCAAAGACACCGGCAGCGTGATCGCTCTGGAGGATCTCCAGGGAATCGGCAGCCGGACAACCGCTCGCGGGCCTGATCAACTCAACCGTCTCAAGGGGTGGGCGTTTCATCAGCTTCGGGGATTCCTGACATACAAAGCGGCTCGCGCTGGCGTTCCCGTGGTCTTCATCGATCCACGGAACACGTCGCGAACTTGCTCCCAATGCGGCCACTGTGAGAAGGCCAACCGGAGAAGTCGGGATCAGTTTGTGTGCCGTGCGTGTGGTCATGAATCGCCTGCGGACGAAAACGCTGCTCGAAACATTAGAGATAAAGGGGCGTCGTCATGCGCCCTATTGCAGGGGTCGCCGTTGCCGCCGATGTATCCGGCCAAGACTGCCTGCAAGCCTCCGGTGCAAGCCGTGAGGTCATGACGTCCCCCTCCTTTTCACCTTGCGCAGATCGGGCGCATCGGCCGGCTTCAGATGGAACCACAACCAAGAAACGTACTCGTACGACGCGCCCAAATCCTCAGCGATCTCCCTGATACGGCCGTAACTCATCGGCTTTTCGAGAAGCGCTGCTTCGATAGCAAGGCGGCGCTGACCCTTGACTCCTCGGTTCCTGTTTGGGGCGAAGTACCGGGGATACCCAAGACGCTTCCTGTGCCTTCCCGCAGTGGAGCAGGCGCAACCAGCCAGCCTGGCTATCTCCGTATCGGAACGGTCACAGCGTTCTCGCAGAGCAGCGGCGATAGCGTCGGCTCGGTTACGCTGCGCCTCTGTCGGCTCCCATCTCTTTCCGAACAAGCGTTCAGCGGGAGGCATCGCCAGGTTGATCTGGGATATCCTCTGCGGGGAGACGCCGAACCGTTTCGCCAGAGCCTTGTGTGTCAAGCTGCGATTGGTGCGGATTGCTGCTTCCACGGCAAGGCGCTGTTTGCTCTTTCGATGAGTCGGGTTGTTGACGTTTGCGCTCACTTCGCCCTCCTTCCCGCTGCACACGGCCGCGGCGCGCCAGCCGGCCAGCGGCCGTTGACGCTGGCACACCAATTTAGTTGAATATGCCACCAGCCTTGTCGCCATTTCTCGTAGAGGGCAGGCAAGCCACCGTCCTTGTACGGGTTGTCGCACGGCTTGAGACCGGCGAGACACGAGTCCGAACCTTCATTGAAGGCGCGGGCGAGGGCGTTCTGAATGTTGCGTCTGGTCATCCTTCAATCCTCCTTCAGTCTCCATTCAGCCAGCAGCACTTCCCTTCATGCCCATGCCTTCGGCCGCACTGCTCCCCACCGGGAAACTCGCCGCACCGGTCGGGATCAACGTGGTGCGCAATACACAGCCTCCGCAGCCGCGCCGCCTCGTCTGCAAGACGGTTGATCTCGGCGGCCTGCGCTCGCGTCTGCTGCTTCAGATCGTCCATCAGCTCGCACGCCGATTCCAGGCCCTTTTCCATGATGGCGAACGCCTTTTTGACGCCTTCCAGTTCCATCTTGAGTGCTTCATAATCGGTCATGGTTCGCTCTCCATCGTCAGCGGCTTGAGCAACTCCACCTTCCCAGCTGGCGTAACCGCCCCGTCGCTCACCCACCCCCGGGCCTCGCACGCTTCGTAAGCGGCCTCGGCCACATCCAGCGGCAGGTTCGTTCGCACGGGCCAGTGGTGTTCGAGGTTGTCCAGCACCGTCCATTCGGCGGCGGTAGCCATGTTGCGTCCCTCCTGTGTCTGCCGCGCCGCCGGACGGCCGCCGCCGATGACGAACAAGCCGGCGGCGAGGGTGAGGGCGGGGCCGGCTTCCAGGTCGTTGTTGAGCGCGTCGCGGTCGGTCATCTGGGTTTCCTTCGATGGTCTGGCGTCTGCCCTTCGTTCACGAGAAGCTCAAAACTTGCTTCGTCCACGCCCGGCCGCAGGTCGAGCAAGCGGCGCCAGCACTCCCAGCGGTCCTCGTGGGCAACGAGCCGCCGCCACGGCTCGCCCAGCATCTTGATCCATCCGGTCCACACGCCTACATCGCCTCCGGGCGCTGTTCCGGGTCGAACAGCCGGGCCTGCTTCTGCTTCCGCGCCTTCGCCCGTTTCTTCGCCTTTTCCCGGTCTCGCCGGGCGAGTTTCTCCGCGGTCGCCCTGCCCTCTGCCGCTCGCGCCTCCCACCACAAGACGAAGCGACGACTGAACGCCATTACCTCGCCGCTCTCCCACCTCAGCAGCACGGTCGGCTCGTGCGCGGTCTTGCTCGGTGGGTCCGCGAACGGGTTGTCCCAGAAAGGCGCGGTCGGCCAGCGCCGACAGGGCCGCCTCCTCGTCGGCAAGGAGGAGGAGGAGGGCGTCCCGGTGCTGCTTGATCAGGGCAACCTGCGCGGGGGTCAGTTTGCTCGACGGGGCGATGAGGAGCTTGCCGGCCTCGGAGCGGAGGGAAAAGCCGGCGCGGCGCAGGTCGGCGAGGAAGACGGCTGGGGTCACGATTCATCCTCCTCGCTGGCGACATAGAAATTGCTCTCCTCGTTCCTGCATTCCTTGCGGAGCAAGACGAGGCAGCGCTTGACGGATTTCTCCGATGTGCCGAACGACTGCGTTTCATGTCCGCACCGCTGGCAGGTCGCCTGGATGCTGGGCACGGGCGCGTGATCGCCGTCCAGTTCTATTTCTTCGATCTCGACGGGAACACGCATGTCAGGAGTCCTCGAAGAGTAAAAGCTGTCGCATTCGGGCTTGTAAGGGCTTGTAACTGACGGCCTCCGGCGAGGATTCCTTGTGCCGCTCAGCCACCTCGAAGAAGTAGCCGCCCTGGAAGTCGTGCTCGCGCATCTTCAGTTTCGGCCGCTCGGCCTGATCGTACTTCACCCGCTTGTCTTCATCGCGCACGAGGATGAGATGGGTTTCCTCGTGGTCGATCAGAGCCGACCGTTCCTCTGCGCTCATCTCTTCCCAATCCGGTTCGCAGATGGTGAGGGTGCAGTCAGCCTTGCCCTCAATCCGGTCCTTCACGCTGTTGATCTTGATGGTCGCCCGGGCGGAATATCCGTGGTGCCGAAGTTCATCGGCGAAGAGAGCGGACACGGTCACTCCGGCCTTTTCCAGGTCCGGGTGGTACTGATTCATCACTTCGCTTATCAGCGAAGTGACTTCCTTTGTGGCGGTGCGGTAGGTCGGCATGGCACTGGTCCTCAAGGGTTGGGATTGTTTGTCTCACAGACGGCGTCGGTGGTCACGAATGCTTCCCGGGTTGAACCGCATAGTCCTTTTCCATGTATCCCTGAGATGTGCTGCCGCGAACGTGGGAGGGAACCCAGAAGCGGCCGAAATACTTACCGAACAGGCCGCGCTCGGTGTAGTTAGCGAAGTGGCCCCTACAGATGTGAAGCGCGCGTTTCACACCGGCAGTCTCCGAGCCGCCATCACGCCGAAGAACCGTCTTCATCGGTTCGATGTTGAGAACGTGGTAACGAAGAAGCGGGCGCTTCAGGTGAGTACCGGACGATGGCGGCGCCGGCTCGTGATTCACGACCTGTACGTTCTTGCAATTGACGAATGAGAGCGCGAGAAGAGCAGGGAAGATCAGCGGCCCGGAAGTCTGACTCAACCCTTCGGCAAGAGATCGATTGTTAAAGGCGTGGTTTCCATAAACCTGCAACATCGGCTTGTGGAGGATGTTTCCGGCCTCGCCAATCTGGAAAGACAGGGCGAGAGACGGGCCAACGATTTTTCCAGGCGACGAAGCAACCAGAACGGCTTTGAGAATCCAGGATGTAGCCGCAAGCTCCTGGGCTACGCCCTGGGCAAAGTTGGCGTTACCTTCTTTTGCGGCTTCGATGGTGCGAAGAAGCATGACGTAGTCTTTCTCGCGATCAGGCAATCCGGCAAACGCGGCTGCTGGGTCAACGCCGTGGTTTGTTGACTGTGCCGCAGCCTGGATAAGGCGAACATCGATTACCCGCTCAACTTGTGCAGCGATTTTCTCCAGGCGGGATACGGCTTCCCCGGGCGTCTCGGTTTGTCCGGCGATGATTTCGGCGTGGTCGATCGCCTCGAAATACCAACCCCATTGCAAGGGGAGCATGGAGGCGGACGACCCGGGACGAGGTTTCTCTGAAGTGATGCGAGAGGGGCGAGCCATCTCGATAAAGAAGGACGGGAAGGGCGGGGCGCAGCAGGGGAAATCCTTCATGTATTCCCATTCTTCCTGGTCCGTTCCAGCGAAGAGGTACTCGCAAACGTTGTCGGCAGAGATGATCACCGAAGCGGCAATCTTGTCGCGCAGATCATCGGCGGCGGTTTTCCATTCCGCAAGCACGTCGTCAGTCGCCCCGGAGTAGGTGACAGGGGGCGTCCATTTCCATTGCGAGATGAGATCAGCGAGTCTGGCCATGTAATCTCCCTTCAAGCGTTTGGGTGGTTAGGAGTGATCGTTGCTCTGGACAAGCTGGCTCAGGTCCCAGATCCAGCAGACGGACTCTTCCATCTTTCTGCGTCGGATCTCGATCAGCGAATCCTCCTTCGCCTCGAAGATGGCCTGTCGGCTGACGCCGTCTTCCCGGGCGCGAGTCCACAAGTCCGTGGCAACCCAGAGGGTCTTTTCGGCTGCGAGTCTGTGGAGAAACGCGGCGGCGTTCTTGCGGCGGTAAGGGGTCTGTCCCTGATGGCGACTGCCCCGCTGAAGCGCCCGGGTCAGGACGTGGGAAGCGTAGCCTTCCAGGCTCATCAAGTGACGAGTGGCGGCCTCGTTCAGGAGAAGCTCGACGTTCTCGGGAAGGGTCAAAATGATCTGTTTCATGGAATCCTCCTAGAGGGTTTTCGGGACGATTGAAACGATTGCAACACTTGACCTGTTTCACAGCTAAACAGGTGTGTTTCAATCGTCCCGGTGGAAATTTAAACCGGGACGATTGAAACACTTGAAAAAGCGCTCAAGTGTCCCGGCACTTTTCAAGTGTCCCGCTCTCCATTCGAGGACAGTGGTAAATGGGACAGACCCAACATGTTGTCGCATATAGACTTAACCTCAAGTGTTGCAATCGTCCCAATCGTCCCGGCCCCACTTGGGGAGAGAAACCGGGACACTTGACCTCAGAACGGCGTTTCATCGGGCCCAGCGGCTTCCGGTTTAACGGACGCCTGGAAATGAGGCCAGTCCGCCGGAACCCACCAGACCCAGCAGGTGTCTCCGTTGGTGTGGGTGGTCTTCCTTGCCTTGGGCAGGCAAAGGCGATCCTTCGCCTCGAAGAGGGCGTTGCGGCTGACGCCGTTCTGCCTACCGGCCTCGATCAGGTCGTCTGACCGCCATTCGAGGTTTTCGCGGAACCGCTCGATTAACCACCGGGAAGCGACAACCCCGCGTGACTGCTTGCCGCCAGCGTTGATGGCGTCGTCCGCCGACGTGTCCACTTCACCCATCCATTCCAGGCGCCCTGCGTCCTCGCCCGGCTCGCCCACGAGCCGATAGGCGAGGCCCCTCTTCTCCTTGGCCACGTTCATCTTCATGCAGAGGAAGAGCCGGCGGTCCTTATCATCGGGGTCGCGGGCGAACAGGTGTGCCGCGCGGACGGCGTTGACCCAGGCAACGGAACCCATCACGCGCATCATCGCCTCTACCTTGACGCCTCCGGATTTCGTGATGTGCGTGTTGAAAACGATGGCGACGTTGTGCTTGTGCGCGAAACTCTTCAGGGGCGTCAGCAGTTGCCGGAGTTCGGCGTTTTTGTGATCGTCGATCCCTCCGAGGTAGGCCGTGGGCGGGTCGATGGCGAGGAATCGGCATTCGCCGCGCATCTCTTCCAAGGCGCGCTCCAGCAAGGGCAACTGCTGGAGGGTGAAATGGTCAAGGGCCTTGATGGTCAGGAAGGACACGCGGTTAAGGTCGGCCCCCATGCCGATCAGACGGGGGACAAGCGTGTCGTCGGCGTCGTCCTCGCCGCTGATAATGAGCGACCGCCCCTTGGGCGCAGCGCTGTCCGGGTCGTCGGGCCAGGGAGCGCCGGTACTCAAGCGGGCGGCTATGTCGCAGAGTGAAAAAGTTTTTCCCAGTCCCCCAACTCCGGCGAAGGTAGTCAATTTGTTGGCGGGAATCCGGCCCGGCCAGAGGAATTCAACCTTTCGCGGTGTTATTTCAATGGCCGTGATTGTGACCCGCTCCAGAACGCCGTTGGCTTCCGTCGCGGAAGGCGGCGCACTGACGGGCGCTGGCTTGGGTGCATACCGGGGCGTCTCCATGCCCTGGTGGATGCCCCGCCGGAGGGTGTCCTCATCCTTGGCGGGGTTGTCGCATCCCGCCGTATGCGCGGCCGCTAGAAGACAATCGAAAACCTCAGCCTCGGAAAGAAGGTGCGGGACGAAGTTCCCGCACGCGGCGCCGGACTTAAAAAGCTGGGTGTTCAAGCCGCCGCTGGAAGTCATCGCCATGCGGGCGCATTCGTCCGCGAGCGCTTTGCGGGCGTAGGCGGAATCGCTGCCGCTGGCGTTCACTCGCGGCTTCAACGCCGAGAAGGGCGGCACTGTCCCGTTGGCCTTGTGGGTCTTTTCGGTAGTTGCTGCGAGAAACGCTCCAATCTGTTCTGGCGAAACAAGCTCTTTTTCCTCCGGAACCCAGAGCAGGCGCGCCTGTCGGTGGGGACGGTCTGGACTGTCCAGACCTTTACGCGCCCATGTTCCGGGGAGTTTGCTGATTCGCCCGGCGTTGGAGACGGCCGGGTCGATCTTGCCGCCGCCGTCAAACTTCGTCTTGAGCCGCTTCAGGAAAGCGGAGATAAGTTCCCGGGTGGGCTCGTCAGCGGGCAGGTCGATCCAGTAATAGAGATGCCAGCCGTTGCCGCTGTCGGCGAGAATCGGCGTCGGCCAGCCTTCCGTTGCAAGTGCTTCGCGGACGGCAAGCGCCATTTCTCGCGCCGCCTCGTGCTCCGGCTCGCTGCTGTTGCTGTGTGCGTCGGGCGTGAGAGCGTCCACGTCAATGAACAGTAGCTGTCGATGCAAAACGTCATTGTCGGTGGTGAGTTTGGCTGGCTCCGTTGGTACAGGATTGATGGTGAAATAGATGCTGGTCGCTCCCTCGCCCGAAAACATCCGCGCCGTCTCTACGAAAGCGTCAAGGTCTGTGCCTGGATGGAATCGCCCTCTCGCCTTGCGACGCTCGCCGAAGACAGCGCGGATCTCCACCAGTTTCTCGTGAGCCCCGAAAAGGGTCATGGCGCGGCGAATCTCCGCGGCGTCGATGTCCGCTGTAGAGGTGTTGCTTGCTGCTTCCACGGGAACGGTGAAGATGCTCGCCATCATTAGCCCCCGAAAAGATCGCCTTGCCGGGGCTGGCCAGGGATGACCCGTTCTTGCGCGTCCGGATACAAGGGCAGGTCTTCCAGCGGGACGATCAACTCGCTCCGGCTCACCCAGACTCCACTCCCGCGCGGGTTCTCCCAGCAATCGAGGCAGGCCTCGCGCACCTGAAATCGGCCGTCCGCCATCTGCTGGCGGAAGAACGCCTTGCGGACGTGGGAGCACACGTTCTTACCCATGACTTTCCCCGTTGAGCAGTTGCTTGACGGCGCTGGCGTGCCTGCACGCGCCCCGATACTGCCACGCCTTGCAGCAGCATGACCACACGCCCGAGGCGAACGTCACCCGGTGAACGTCGCCCGGCTCCTTTGCGCCTGCCTTGAGCGCAGAAGTACGGCGAACCTGCCAGGCACGGCCGTTCGCGCAGGCGATCTCGTTCACCACGAGGTTCGCTTCCCGAACAACGACCGGCTCCATCAGGAGCGACGGGGCGCCGGTGGGCGGAGCTTCCGTGCCGCCGCCCACCACGCACTGAAGAAAGATGCTGGCCATGTCAGCCTCGCTTGGATCAGTACGGGATCTCGTCTTCAACAGCCGCGGCTGTCGTCTGCCGCTTGCCGGCGCGCACGGGCGGCTCTTCCTCCGGCTCAGGTTCAGGCGCCGGGGCGGCCCTGCTGAACGCGGCGTCGGCTTCCTTCTCCACAGCCTTCGTCTTCTCGGCGCCGGCGCGCTGCGCCTCGCGGGCGCGCCACTCGTCGGACTCGCGAATCATCTCCTGGATCGGCTTGCCGTAGAGGTTGGGAATCCACTTCTGCTCGGGCAACTCACTCCCGCCCTCGATCTCCCAGAGGAGAGGGTCGTTCTCCGGGTCGTTCACCGTCTGGCCCTTGGCCGGCTTGTTCGCCCCCAGAATTTCCAGGTAGGTCCGGTCCCCCTTCTCGCCCTGCCCGCCCTTCAGCTCGATGTTGAGCACGGCCTTCATCCCGAGGAGTCCGGCCACGTCGTACTCCTCGCCGTCCGTGACATTCTTCCGCCACGCCTTGACGAACTTGTACAGGTTGCTTTTCTCGTTCATGCTCAACGTGAACTTGTGCGCCAGGATGAAAGGGGTGTTGTCCTTCTTCCTCTCCTCGCCGGTCAACTCCCAGATGAACACGCCCTGACGGCTCTTGCCGTACTTCGGGCTCGTCTGCGTGCCGATGTCGATGATACCGATGAGGACGGCGGGTTGGGGTTCTTCGCTGGGCAACTCGAAGTCGCCGCCGCTGCCGGTCTTGCCCGTGGGACGCTTGAAAACGCTCATGATGCGGTCTCCATTGTTGCGGGCGAAATGGGTTCTTTCATGTTTTTCGCTGGGCCGTCCGGGCTGATGCCGGCCTTGAGGAAGGCCGCCTTCAACCGGCCGAACTCGTGAAGCAAATCGGTGATACACTGGTCGCACAACTCACAGTTCACGCTCAGAATCCGGCGCGCGCCGCTCTTCCGTGATCCGTCGTGTTTGCCGAACAGGATGGATGTCTTGAAGGCATTTGCTGCCAGGCAGCGGTCACATGCTTTCACTGCCTCACCCCTTCCGTGGCCTTCTCCAGTTCTCCGATGTACTCCATCAGCGCCTTCCGCGCCGCCTTGTACTCACTCTGGATCTCGTCGTGGGCGTCCGGATCGCGCCCGCCGAGCCAGGAGAGTTCGCGGGCGGCGTTCTCAAACCGCTTCAGGAGTCTTGCTGCGCGGCGAGTCATGGTAGGTGACCTCGTGGGGTGAAGGAGCGATGGGGTTCACTTCTCGTCCTGAACGGCGGCCTCGCCGTCGCCGCGAAGATACGCGGTCGCGACGTGGGCAAAGACGCGAACGCGGTTGGCGGGGAGAGTGTCGTCAACGTACTTCTCGGCTTCCTTCTTCGCTTCGTCGAGCGTGGTGTAACCGCGGAGGTTGCCGACCGGGAGGCGGTCGTTGTTCTCTTCGATCTCCAGGTAGTACCTCATTGCGACAGTTCCTCGTGGGCGATGGGGTTGCGTTGTTTGTCAGAACGTAGTATAGTGCTACTGACACAAAGTGTCAATGACACAGAAACCGTAATTTACAAGTGTCACTGGAACGGGATTTCCGCGTACAATGGTACGGCGTCTGGTCGTGTGCCATCGACACTGTTACCCTTGAAACAGGAGTAGTTTGTGACGACCCTGGCATTACTGGACCCTGCCGTGGCAAAGAAGACACCTTCTTCCCCTCCCGCGCCTGATCCTCCTCCGGAGCCGGAACCCTACCAGGCTCCTACTGCGACCGTCCGTCTTGCGGTCGAACTGATCGAGCAAGCCCGGATCGTTTGCGCTCACACCAAGGCGCCGGGCGGTAAGCGCCTAAAACTCACCGACTACCTCGATTCCATCAACCGTCCAGCAATCACCCGGGATTATCAGGCGGTAATGGATAGGCTGAGGAGGCCGGAGAAGTAACCCATCATCCCTCCCCTCCCCCGCCCCTCGTCGCTCCTCCACCGCGGTCCGCGGTTCACCCCGCCCTCTCCCCCGGCCGCCGCTTGACCTTCTCCGGCCGCCCCCGCCACGCGCACACCCGCTGTCCGGCTATCGCCCGCTGAAACTTCAGCAAGCAAAGGGCTTTCGTCATCGCAACGCTGCCGACCACCACCCCCAGCCGCCGGGCCGCCTCCACGTTGCCGCACTCGACGCTCATCAGGAGAATCTCCCGCTGTCGCGCCGTCAGCAGGGCCAGCAACTCATCGAGCCGGTCCATCCGGTCGCGGCCCGCGGCGCTGGTGCAGTCCGGGCGGTTGTCGCCGCTGAGGAAGTCGCCGAGCCGCGCGTCGTCCGGGAAGAGCGCGTCGAGGGAGGCGACGCGCTTGCGGCAGGGGCGGGGCAGGTGGATGGTTCCGGATTGCATCGGCGTTGCTCCTATCAGGAATCTTCCGCGGTTGTTTGTTCAAACGCATCGAGCGCCGCCGCGAGGTTGTCCGTCAGCAATTCAACCTCTTCGGTCTGATCGGCGGGCAGACCTTCCAGCAATTCCATCGCGGCCAGGCGTATTTTCTCCATCGCCGCCACCTGCCTGCCGAGCGTTTTCATGATGTTTCCCATAGGGCGCTTCAGGCTCCCACCGACGCCCTCGCTTGCCGGCGGATGAGCCGCTAGCCACCTTTTCAGGAAGAGCGCCTCGCTTGTCTTCCACTTCACCGCGCAGATGGCGCGATGTCGCCACTGATGGTACTCAACGCCGGTCATCATCTGCCCGTCCGGATGCCTCTTCCCCATGTTTGAGAGTTGCCCCTCGATGCTGGCCTTCTCGCCGTTGAGCGTGACAATCCTTTTTTCGGCCTCCTGCCTGGTCGTTGGCTCAACGAACAACGGAGGTCTTTCATTGGGCGATTCGTTCTCCTCAGCCATCGCGTTCCTCCTTCACTGGCGAAAGTCCCCCTCTCCCGGCCCAGCGCAAGCGCCCAACGAGTGCGGGACGGCGGCGACAAGCCGCACGCCGGGGAAGGGTGGTTCAATCGGCCGACAGCATCGCCGCCTTCTGCCGTGCCAGCGCCGTCAAGGCCGCGTCGGCGGCGCCATGCGCCCGGTCGCGCCACTGCTGCGGGGACTCGCGCGACTGGCGGATGTAGTGCTTGTGGCCGTCCGAAGTCCCCTCGAACCCGGCAAGCAGGTCGAACCACTCCGCGTAAAAGCGCTCCCACGGGCGCGGGACGAGTGGCGGCGGCTCCATGAACGTCCGGCAGTCGATATGCCATGAACCGCACGGTAATGCTTGCGAATGGGCGAAGCGGCAGACGGCCGTTGGCTCGATCGCCATAACCGCCCCGGCGAGGTAGTACGCCTGCTTGATTGTGTAGAACGTCGCGTCAGCGACGAACCCGCGACGGTAGTTCAGGATTGCCCAGGCGTTCACGCTGCCCCCGCCTGTGACGCGCAAGGCCAACCTGCGCCCCTTCCTCCAGCCAACCATCATCGGCAGCCCGGTCAGCTTCTCCAGCGGCTCCAGCAGCCACTTGTCCGCGTGCGCGTCGAGCATCTTCCCGGCCGCAACGGGCAGCATGGACCGTCCCTTGATGCAGCACAGGCGGATGAAGGCGGCGCGGTCGGCGTCCCCGCCGTTCTCTTCCAGCCAGTCGGCGTAGATCATCCGCGGCGCATCGACGCCAGGTTCTTCGCGGATCGCTTGCAGCAACTCGTCTCCCACGGTGCGGATCACGTCGTTTCCTCCTGCTTCAGCGCTTCCCCTGCAATCCGCGCCGCCAGCACGCCGGTAGCCTCTTGCGGGCTCGCCCCGCACTCACGGGCAATGCGCTCCAGGGCGGTGCGGCAGGGGTCGGCTGGTTTCTCGCTGGTGCCGGCGAGCGCCTCCCGGGCGACATCAGCGGAGTATGGTTCGCCGATGTTGGCATGGAGTCTGATTCGCTCCAGGGCGGCGCGGTGTCCTGCGGCCTTCCGGTCACGCTCGCGCATTTCCTGCATGACGGCCACGGCGCCGGCGACGACGGGGGCGAGCTTCTCGCCGATGAGGGCGGAGAGAACGTCCACGTCCACCCGCAGTTTGCCGTCGCGCGCCAACTCCTCTCGGATCATGGTTTGTAGGCGGTCCCAATCGTTCTGGGTCATCATCAGGCGTCCCCCTCCAGATCCAGCGTCTGCCGCAGGGCGTCGCGGGCAATCTCCCCCAACCGGGCCACAACCTCGTCCGCGCTGCCGTGTTCGCCTTCGGGCGCTTCGCGGGCAATGTCGCGGATCGTTACCAGCGGCTGCATTGCGTCCGCCTGTTGCGCCTTGAGTGCTTCGAGGAACAGCAGATACACCTCCTTGCGGTCCTTGTTGTCCATCCCGAAGGATTGGGCGATCTTGTCCGCGTACACCGTTGCTCGCTGTTCAGGGTTCATGCCCATGATTGTTCCTCCTTCCGTAGCCGTACCAGCGGCGCCACCGCCCGCAGCACCACCCGCAGCACCACCCGCCACAACGCCCGATCCCGCCGGTGCCGGGGGTGGATGCGCTCGCCGCGGTGGCGGAGCTGGGCGAAGTGCAAGATGTGCTTCTTCATGGGGTCGCTCCTCACCAGATTTCCCGGCAGTGGGGACACACATTCGCCATGCGCTTGTGTTCTGCGCCCTTGCCGTCCGTTTCCATGACTTCCATTTTCGCGGCGTCGGGATGGTTCACGATGAACAGATGCCCCGCGGGAGTCTCCGCCTTGGCGCGCTTCTCCGGACAGGGCTCGGCTTGCGTACAGGTGTATGCCTTCATCGCGTCTCCTCTCTCAGTCAGGCGAACCGTCATCCTCGCTGGCGGGCGTGACCGCCAGTTCAGCTGCTGGCGTCAGAATCGTCTGGCACCGCCAGCCGCCGCCCCCATCGTAAGGCTGGCTGTGAACGACGCAGATCGGCTTGCCGCAGCCGCCGGACCCAGAGCAGACATGCACCGCGGCGAGGCAGCAGTAGAAACACCCCTGAGGATCTTTGTTGTCTTCCATCGTCGATGCTCCTTTCCCGGGCGAAACGCGCGGCGGCGTTCGATTGCCAGCAGACGCCGCCGCGCCCCAACCTGCCTTCACTATCACGTCAGCCCATAGGCGCGCCCTCTGACAAGGAGGTTGCGGGCGAAGAGCCCGGGGGAACCGCTCTCCCGGAACGTTCCAGGACGCTGAACGTGTGCGGCATCGCGTTCGGCCCGTCGCCCTCACACCGCTCCGACGAGATCACTCGCCACACGCCGCGGTCCCACGGCGGGAAGAAGACGCTACCGGGAACGTCGGCGTCCAACTCCGTGAGATACATCCGCGTCACCATCGGCGGCGCTTTCTTCCAGTCGATTCCCCCGAGTTGCGTGGTCAGAGCGAGCGCCTGCCGGTACACCGACGCGCCGCCGCAGATCAGCACCTCCGGCCAACCAGCGCCCAGATGCACCAATTGCTCCCATAGATGTCCGAAGTAATCCGGGTCGTCGGCCGTTGCCGTCTCGTACAGGTCCGGTCGATGCGTGAGGACCCAGACGCGCCGTCCGGGAAGCGGCTTGCTGATGCTCTCCCACGTCTTGCGACCGAAGACGACAGCCTTTTCCATCGTGAGATCACGGAACCGCTTCAGGTCCGGCGGACAGTGCCAGGGGATTCGGCCGCTGTCCCCGATGACGCCGCGTTTGGTCATGGCAACAATCAAGCTGATCATTTTCCCCTCCAGATCCGTTCACGGCCGGCCATCGGGCGCGAGCCCAGCGATGTTGTCCGCAACGAGCGAGCGCCCGCACACCCGCCGCCGGCCGCGGCTTCAGGTGGGCGTAACCGGCTCAAATCTGCCATCGGTGAATTCGCTGAGTTCGCGGTAGAGCAACCCATCGTATGTGTGGCTGACGTAGACCACGGATTCCTCCACTCCTTCGCGCGGCCCGTTCGTGGAGCAGGAGGCAATGCCGAAGACGGTGTAAAACGACCCGGTCACGACGTGTTTCCAGGTTGAGAACGGAATCAGGCTCTCGCGGTTGTAGCTCACTTTCTCCTCCTCTCTTGCTTCAGCATCCATCGCAGCCCCCGCACCTCCCGCTCCGCCTCCGCCGCCCAGCGCAGAGCGTCCCGCTCGCCGCGAACCGCTTCGATCGTCTCCTGCACCGCTCGCCGCTCGTTTGCCAGTGCTGCCGCGGCTTGCAGCGTCGCCCTGGTCGCACTGCGTCCGGCGTCGCGTTCGCCCATGCGGGCCTGGTCGAGGCGGCTGATCAGGACGACAACCAGACGGCGCAGGTCGTCAGGGGAGAGGCGGTCGAGGTTGAGGGATTTGCTCATTTCCGCACCTCCCGGGCGAGATCGGCGCATCGTTCATCGTTGGTCGGCTTCCCAGGCGCGGGGTCGGCCGTCAGCGCCTTCTCCACGGTCATGTCGGGAACCCATCGCGACAGCATCCGCTGGAGGGTCGCCAAGGGAACGCCGTGCGTGTTGCGGTTGCTCAACTCCGTCAGGTCGAACGCCCACGGCGTGCTGGGCTCGACGAACTCCACGGTGTAGCCGTACCGCTGAGCGAGATCGACGTATGGCCTGCACTCCCTCGCGGTGACGTTGGTGTTGTCGATCAGGACCACGCTGACGCCCCGGGCCATTGCGTCCAGGCATTTCTGCTGACATGCGGCGTGAGCATCAGGCAACTCGGCGAGCGCGAAGCGATAGACGCCGTCGGGCCCGATGAAGTGATCGTCTGAAGAGCAAACCACGAACTCGACGCCGTCCCAGGCGAGGGATGCTCGACGCCAGCGAACCGCCGTACTTTTTCCGGCGCCCGGCAAGCCTCTGTAAATAAGGCAGCGTTTCACGAGACGCCCTCCATTTTCGTTGGCTCAATCGTCCTCATCTGATTTGCCTTCTCCCACCCGCTCGCCTGACTCAGCAACACGCCGTAGGGAGTGCGCGACCGGTACTCCATCCCGGGCGCACCGTCCGCCAGCAGCAACACGGGCTCGCAGTGCTGATCGGCGAGCGCCTGCAATCGTGCCGCCAGTTCCGGGTGAGATTGGCCCTTGCGGTCGGCTGACTCGATGGCGGCCACGGCAACGGCTGCGAGGCGGATGAGTTGGCGACGCCAGCGGTCGGCGTCCGTCTCCGCGCCGTCGCTGGAAGCGAGCCCGAGATGACGGGCGGCGATGGCAGACCAGTCGTTTCGCTGAAGGCCGTCATCATGCCTGGCGCCGTAGTCGCGGTCCTGACGGTCGCGTTCGGCAGACACTTCGGCGAGGATCGATTGTCGCGTCACGGCAATTCCCTCTCGGCGGCGGGCGGCGTGCTGGGCGATCCTCTCCTGTCGGGCCGCGTCCAGCAGGCAGCAATCGCTGGCCGGGGCCAGCGCCTTCGACGGGTGCTCCCGGCGGTAGCTGCGGCTCGTCAGTCCCGGGCGGCAGGTGGAACGGCGGGCCAAGTCGGCGGCGGGCATCAGCGTTTCTCCCGTTCGGCCAGCAGCGCGGCCTTCTCGCGCAACTGCTGCATCAGATCAGTGAGACGCCGCAAGACGCCCGTCCGAGAGAGACTGTCCGCCGCTGCAATCTGCGCGTGGGTCAGACCGTCGAGGTAATAGCGCTCAACCGTCGAGCGCTCGCTGACGCTGAGGTCGCGCAGCAGGCGGCCAAGCAGGTCCCGGCGCACGAGGGAAGCATCGGGAGCCTCCTCACGGCAGTCAGGCAGACTGAAAATCCCATCAGGCAATTCCTGTCTCGTCGCAGGGTGAAGGGCCTCGCGACGGCCGGCGACAACTTCTTTCGTCAGTGACCGTGACATCACGCTCCGCTCGCGGTCGCCGTCGAGGAGAGCGCCTCTAACCTTTCGTTCGATCCAGGCGTGCAGGTGCAACCAGTGCGGGCGGTGAGTGCGGACGGCGCGAAGCAGGCCAAGCAGGGCGTCGCTGAGGCGCTCGCCGTCGTCGGAGCGCAGACGGCCGCGACCGTGCTTGCCAGCCAGGAGGCGGGCCAGAGGCCAGTGGAGGCGGATCAGGGCGTCTTCTTCGGCGGCGAGCATCAGCGTTTTCTCTTCAGGGCGTTAGTAGGTCTCTCCCACCGCCGCTTCCATCAACATCAGCGCCGCCGCGAGCAACTCGTACTCGCCTAGCCAGAGGGTGGCTTCCAAAGTCCCCAGCAGCATGCCGGCTGCGAACAGCAGCCAGCGCCTGAGCTTTTTGCAGACGCCTGCCGCGAAGGGCGTCCATCGGGTGAGTGTGGGCATCGTGCCGGTCTCCTGTGTTCAGCATCCGGGCGAACCGTCCTTCTAGGAGAAATGGACGGCTCCCGTACCTGAACGGACAGAAAGATCAACGACGAGCGGAGCGTCTTCGTATCTGCCAGAGCCCGCGTTGCCTTTTCGTTCTGCCTTGCCGAGCAACTTCTGCCGCTCCCGCTGTGCGGTTTTCTTGGCGCGGGAGTGTTCAAAGGTCCTGCTGTAAGTAGGTGCTTTCAGCAGGAAGCCACCCTCGGGAATCACGCTTTTCCCCGCATCGAACGCCTCGACGAGTTTGCGCATGCCCGGGGTCATGGTAAACCTCTCGACCCGCTTCTTGCCCGCGTCGTCGGGAAGTTCGACGTAGGCAACGGAGCGGAAAAAGAGAACCTTTGTTGCCCCAAAGGTGCGTTGGCATGCACGCGCGAAGACGCAGCATCCAGGATCTTTTCGGACTGCGCCGACCGTGTCTTCCGGAAGAATGAATACGCGCAAATTCTCCGTGGCATCGAGAACGGGGACATCCCCCCACGTCCTCTGAATGATTTCGCTGGCACGGTCGCTCACGCTTACGCGGCGACTCGCCTTTTTCGGACTTGCCTTTTTCGTCATCTGGATCTCCTTCCGCTATATCCGCCCAAATTCTCGTCTGCTTTCAATCTCCTCGCATCCCCTCATCCTCAGCACCCCGCCGCGTTCAAATCCTCATTCCGCGTCAGCTCCAGCACGGCCGTGTGAATCGCCCCCTCTAAATCCGGCCGCTGCTCCAGGAGCCACTCTGCCAGCGGGACGAGGGAGCCGAGAGGGCAATCGGTCATCGCGGGGAGAACCATTACCGCCCCCAAGCAGGCGACGGGAAACCCCGGCCGCGTCTGCTGGAACCACGCTGCCGGGTCGAACGCGGGCGGCGCAACGGCCGGCGCTTCTGGCGGCGGCGCGGCGTCAAGCATCTCTTGCACCACCATCTCGCAGCGGCGGGCGAACCAGTAGGCGCGGCACGGCTGGCAGAGGTCGTGCTCGCCGAACCGGCGGTAGAGCGTCAGGGAGGGGACGTTGCGCAGGTCTCGGAATCGCCGCCACTCCTGTTCCTTCAGAGAGAGGCACGACGCCCGCCCCGCTATCGCCTCCGTGCAGGGCGGGGACACGGCGAGGGCGTCGGCCAGTTCGCGGGCGCGGCCGGCCAGGTCGGAGAGCGTGGGGGCGTCGGGTGGGGAGCGTTCCATAGCTGGTTTCTCCGTAGTTCTGTTCAGGCCCCGGCCGGGAATCGAACCCGATCAACGCTGCCGGAATGGGGTCGCACGGGGTTTCGGCCCCAGCGCCCAGACCGGCAGTAGTTCGTCGAATGCACCATGCACAGGGGCAAAGTCCCCCGACCGTCGCTACGGCGCGCCTCTCGACGCGGCCCCGCCGTTATGGGCGGGCGTCCGGGGGTTCCTGCTGACGCCTATGACGCGATAACCTAGGAACCGCGAATGTGGCACGCCGCAGGTAGCGCTTCCTCGTGACTCAGTCCCGCAAGTCTGCCTCATAGTGGTGCGGGATATTCTCGGGCTCGCCCCCACCGACGATTCGGAACTGTAACGCCTCTTCCCGCTGGTCCACCACTTCGATCACTTCGCACTCGCCCGCCGCACACCGGCCGTCCGGCTCGGGCTCGCTGTTCAGCGGCTCCTGACGACGGATCGCCTTGTGCCGTTCCCGGTCGCGGAGAAGCGCGTCGAGCGCTTCCTGCCCGGACAGGGAGATGGCTTCGGACCTTGTCGCGGCGTCCATGACGGGTGGCGGCGTTGCTGCCTCGCCGCCACGGCGTCCGGCCGCGCGTCCCGGCGGCGCCGCCGCTCCTCGCCGTCGATCCGGTGGATGGCCGCGCCGATGAAGCTGGGCGAGTCGTCTGCGCCGGTCGCGTCCGTCTGCCGCTTCTTGCGCCTTGCCGCCCGGCGGCGCATGGCCTCCGCGACGAAGTCTTCGGCGCGCTTGTTCGCCTCCTCTGGCGTGGAGTAGTCTCCGCTCGCGTCGTCCCAGAGACACTCCGGGAGCACGCGCAGCAGCAGTTCGTCGCGGTAGGCGGCGTCATCCCAGCGGTCGGCGTCGAGCGGCGGCTGTTCGTTCAGGGTCATGGTGTGTCCTTTCGGTTGGGTGAAGGGCGATCAGTTTCGCCGTGCGACGTCCAGCGCGTCAGCCTTCTTCAGCAATAGCGCCGCTATCTCTCGGGCATTCGCCGCCGTCATGCTTACCCATGACACCGGCTTGCCGAACGCCAGGATGATGAACTCGTCCTGAAGCGTGACGCCAGCCCTCAGTTCGCCCTCGTCATCGGGGGCGTTCTTGCCGTGTGGGTAACGGTTCGTGGCTCCCAGGCCAAGCTCGCGGGCGATCTGGTCGATGGGGTCTTCAGGCATCGTTGCTTCCTCCGGGCGTCTATCCACCAGCCGGACGCCCGCAGACGTTGCCCAGTCGTCTGCGGGGTGCGCCCCAACGCCTCATGAAAAGGCGTGTCCGGCCGGCTGGTCTCACGGTGAATCCTGCTTCACAGCGTCCACCTCGAGGCCTGCCGCCTCGCACGCCGCCCTGAAGTACCACGCGGCGACGGAGAAACTGCGCGGCTCGGCGATGGACTGCTTGAGACAGTCGCGCACCCGGCCGACGAGTGCGGGAACGGTCACGTTCTCGAATCCGTTCGCGTCCACGCTCTTGACCGTCCCGCACGTCGCGCAGTGGAAGACGCGTTCGCTTTCCAGGCCAAGGTTTGCCATCGTCGCATTACATGTGGGGCATGCCATGTCGTCTTCTCCTTTGTTTCCTTCCCCCGGGCCGCCCACCCGCCGCCAGCAACGAGCCGGGGCAGGAAGGCGTGTCACGCTGCCGACGCTCTCGGCGCGGCGGCGCGGCCCGGGATGGTTCGCTACATTCCCAGCACGATCAGCCCCGACCGCGGCCCCATCGTCACCTTCTGGCGATGCGTCATGTCCGGGAAAACGGCCGACTTTGGCCCGTCGCTTTCCGGCATCGGCAGCAGCGGATCGAACCACGCATAACCGAAGCAGGACGCCCACACCTTGCCGCCGTCGAAGGCGTAGGCGAAATCCGTGGTGCGGCTGTTCTCCCACGGCCACGGCCAGCCCATCTCCGGGAGGGTGGCGTCGTCCTCGCGCGCCGCGAGGAACGCCTTGACGGCCTCGCGGAACGCCTTCTCGTCGGTCGCCCGCAGCATGGCGCGGCCGTGTTCGCCGTAGGTGCGGTGCGCGGCCTGGACGCCGTCAGGGTCGCCGTCCCAGGCGATACTGCCGAGCCATTCAGCCTGCTCGCCGCGACCGAGATATACGTCGGCGCGAGTTCCCATAGGTTGCTCCTTCGGTTGCGGGCGATCTGAAAACTCCCCATCCCGGCCGGCAAGGGATGCGTCCGCGGGCGTGAACCGCGGCGGCCAGGCTGATTCCGCAACGAGCGGGGCCTGGCGCGGCCGGAGGGGGTGGTTCGTCAGGGCGGGGGCTCCTGCGCGGCGAAGAGAGACGGCGTCTCGCCACTAATCCGCTGCCGGGCAACCTCGATCTGATCGGGCCGCACGTCCGCGCCGATGAACCGCCGCCCCTCCCGCACCGCGACGGCGCCCGTCGTACCACTCCCGGAGAAGGCGTCAAGGACGATGCTGCCGGGAGCGGCGTAGGAACGGATGAAGAACTCCACGAGGCTTTCTGGAAACGGGGCTTCATTGCGGTGGCACAACGGATGCCCCATCAGACCGCCGCCGACGAGACAACGGACCACGTCGCCAGGCTCGATCTTCTGCGTCACGAGGTCGTCAAAGAGTTGGCGGACTTCTTCGGCGTTGTACAGCGCCTTGATCACATTCCCGGGGTTCGCCAAAACGGGCGGTTCATACTGGCCGTCGTCGCGCTCCCCGTCGCCGTGACGGCGACGGGTGACGTGCTTCGTTGGCGGTTTCCGCTCGCCGTTCGCTCTCTTGCCGCCCGAAGTCGCGCGGTCGTGGCCGTAGGGATCGGCTGGCGGTTCCTCGACAGGGCCGAACAGACCGGGAGTCTCGCCGCCAACGATCACAGTTTCCGCCAGGGAAGAGTTGCGCGTCGGTTCCATTTCGCCGTTCTTCTTACGGCCCATACCTCCCTTGCTGTTGCTGCTTCCGCCCGCACCGAACTTGCCGACGCGCTGGCCGTTCTTCAGCCGATTGCTCATCTCCCCACCCGGCGCCCACTTCGGCGGATGCCCCATCGCCGTCGCGTCCGTCCACTTCAGCGGCAGGTTCTCCAGACGGGCAAAGGCGTACACCGGTTCCCAATCCCGCCGGTGGTAGCGGTCGATTTTTCCCGACCCTCCCGAGCCGGGGATACCGTAGCGGAAAAAGACGTAGGGGGCGGGGCCGCACACCAGACCATGATTCCGCGTCAGGTCGGCAACCAACCACTCGACGACGGGGTGATACATCCGATCCTCGACGCAACCGCTCATGTTGATACACACCAGACCGTTGACGACCCGGCACATCTCGACGACGCGCGGAATCATCCAGTCCACCCACGCCTGACCCACGAGCTTGAACTTGACGGCTCCGTAAAGTCTCTGACCTTCGTATGGCGGGGATGTGACCGAAAGCGAACAGCAGCTCGCAGGAAGGCTGGCCAGCCATACGAGGTTGTCGGCCGGGTCACACGCCCACGCCGCCCGTCCCTCCAGCACGTCCTTTGCGGTTGCGATCATGCCCCCTCCTCGCGGATGCTCAGATACCCGCACCCGTCCGCCGTCTCCGTCGCCCGCTGCTCGGCCGTCACACCGTTGCGTCCCTCGCGCGCCGTCCCCGTGACCCGGCCGCTGCGCCGCGCCGCCTCGATCTCGCGGTCCTGCTGCTCGCGGTCCCAGTTGAGCAACATCGCCAGCGTCTTCCGCACGGCCACCAGGTCCGCCAGGCCGCCCACGGCCGACACCATGACGGCGGCCTCAACCTCCGTGATGCGCCGGCGCGGTGGCGCGTCGGTGGGCAGGGGGTACGGCGTGCGGAGGGAGCGGGTGAGCATGTGGTGGCCTCATGTCGGGGCGAAGGGGTGCGGGGCGTTACTCGGCGTCGGGCGGCGTCGTCGGAATGGCGCTCAACCAATCCAAAATCGGCGTCCATCGGGCGATGAACCGGCGAACCTCGGCGATGCTGAAGTCCTCGCCGCAGTCGTCGCACATGAACTCTTCACCGCTCCCCAGGTTCGCCAGATGCACGCTGATGTCAGCGTCTTCCTCTCCGCACAACGGGCAGGGGAGTTTGATCGGAGACAGCACCTTCGCAGCCGGTTGCGGTGCGCTGGCGGCGGGCTCGGCGTTGCCCGCGGGCAGGTCGTGCAAGGCGGACATGAGCCGCGTTTCGCTCGTCATGGTCGAGGGCCTTTCGCAGGCGACTCAAGAAGATTACACGCGATTTCCATGCTGTCAACAGCTACATTTTCTCTATTTTTTGGCATCGGCTTTGCCCGGTCATCAGTGGCCGCGAGATGTACGCCAGTGGTCATCAGTGGCCGCGAGTGACACCGAAAGAATCCTTTACCCGGGCGGCGTTTCGCCCTTCTTTTTGCTTTTTTTCGGCGGTTCCTCGTCATCAGTTTCCTGCGGGCCGACGACATACCGGCCTTCAAGGGACAGATAGGCGGCAATGTCCTGCCCGGTCCAGAACCGCGTTCGGCCGACGCGCCGGGGCCGGGGAAAGCGGCCGGCCTCGATCCAGCGGCGGAGAGTGCGCAACTCGCAACCGAGGTAGGTACATACCGCTCCAGCGTTAAGGATCTGAGCGTCTGGGCCGGTGATCGGATACGTCGCCATCCGTGGACTCCGGCCGGGAAGTCAGGAGTCAGAGACCGCCGCGCCGCGTCAGTTCGCGCTCGATTTCAGGAAGGAGGTTGATGCGCATCTCGTCGCGCGGCGTCTCGTCAAACCATTCCAGCAGGAGTTGGTGGGGTGTTGGTTCTTCCGCGTCCGCCAGCCGTTGATCGATGCCAGAACACGTTTGCGCGAAGAATGCCTCAACGTCGCCAGCCTGCGCCGCTTCAATGTTGAGTTCGGAGGGATCGTCGTCGTGCAGAAAACCTCCATTGACAGCCGCGTATGGGTAAGCCAGCAAGCATGCGCCTTCCACCAACCATTCAGATCGGTAAAATGGAGGCATCATTGTTGAGCCTTGCAGCAGAGCAGGATCGTCACTCTCCAGCGCCTCTTTCAAAGCCTCCAAATGCTCCACGGAGAGCAGGGGAGCCAGACCGTCGCGAAACACCTTCCGCCAGTTCTCCATCGTGATTCTCCTTAAAAGGTCTCCGCTTCCCCGTACACCGGCGCCCGCGCGGGCCGCCGCTTCGTTCTCGCCCTGACGCTGCTTGCCGGCCGTCACTCACCGTCTTTCGACAGGGCGGCGCGCAGATCCAGCACAACACTGGATTCCTTGAAGAGTAGTTTCCCGCCGTCTTGCTCGATAAACTCGATCAGCGTTTCCGCTGCCTCCTTGACCTTCCGCAGCCGGACCAGTTCGACGCTCCCCTCCTGGCACGGCACGCCGTATTTCTTCTCGACAGCGTCCACCGTCGTTTCGGTGCGAAGAGCTTCCGCCTCGCATAGCTTGCCGAACGCCTGGGTGTGGAGCATTAGCCAGCGCAGGCCCGGATCGCGGGCGATGCGCCGCAAGAGGTAGAGGACGGCGCCCTCGGCGCTGGACAGCGGGGCTGGTGGTTCAGTCGGCATGTTGACTCCTCAACTACCGGTGATAGGTTCGACGGGGAATGCTCCCGCCTTGACGAGCGCCGTCGTGCATTCGGGGCACAACTCATGCAGGCGCGGCCACCCGCCCGACGTAAACCGCTCCGACACCGGGTAGGACGTTGTTTTCCCGCACACCGTCTTTTTCTCTGGAACGTAATGCTCCTGATAATATCCGCCTCCAAAGATAGGTGGTATCTGAATTGTCTGACGCAACTCCACCGCCGCGCACACCCACGGAGATCGCGCCGTGAAGACGTAGATGTGCCGTTCGAGGAATGGCGCTGCTGGCCGGCCGGTGCGGGTAGGGCGGTAGACCTTCAGTTCCGCGGACAGGGCGTCATTCTCGACGCTGGCCGACCGCGCCTCGCGAATGACCGTACTGTAAGCGGCGAGGAGATCAAGCCACAGGCGCATGGCGGCTGGCCAGTTTCCGGAAGCCATTGCCCGATCGAACGAGAAGGAGCATTCCCGCAGGCGGTTGCTCAGGTTGTCGGCGTGAAGTTCGGTGATAGCTTGGACTCCTTACTCCCCGGCCACACGCCGCCGGGGGCGGACGCGCCGCACTGTGTTCTCACCAACAACTTCGCCTACCGATTTGCAGGGGGAAATCCTGCCACTTGTCGCCAAGTGCTTTCACTTCCTCGACCCGGTAGACGAAGTTCACATCGACCGTTATCGTCGTGCCGTCATGGCGGACGATGAACACGTCGGGTTCTCCAAGTTTCTGCCTCAGAGATTCCACAGCCTCGTTAATGCTCATGTCGCTCCAGTAGTGTTTGGGTTACTCGTCGTCGCGGGAGGACGCCGCCGGGGGCGGACGGGCTGCACTCCCCGGGGGCGAGGGGGGGGGCGAGGGGCGGGCTGGGTTAGCGGTCAGGGCGCGCCGTTGTCGATCTCGTCCAGCACGGCGGCAATCAACCCGTGCGTTTCGCTGCCGGCCGGGACACGATGCCGGATCTCGTGCAACAGGTCGTACATCGTTGGCGCGGCGGCGATCAGCCGGGCGTTGGCTTTCCCCTCGTCTGGGCGCGACGCGATATAGACATCGCAGATAGGGACGGCGCTCCACTCGTCGCCTTCCATGATGCTGAGGTGGCTGCTCTTCGGCAGCACTTTCCACGGGCCGGGTGTATGGTCTGCCATCTCTCGATCCTCCGAGGTAAAGGGTGTGAGGCAACAATCAGGACAGGTCGCCGCGCGCCAACAAGGCTTCGGTGGCGCTGCGGTGGCGGCACGTCACCCGCGACCTGCACTCGCACGACCCGCCCTGCCCGTCGCCGCTGCCACTGCCCATATTCACTTCGTAGCGCGACCCGGTCTTGCGGCCGAGCCCCTGCCAGATCCACGCGCGCCCCGTGCCGCTGAACGGCGGGCAGGCGAAGACGTGATACATGTTCCGGCCGTCGCTGGCCGTCACTTCCACCACCAACTCGCCCGGGGCGGGGCGGCACAGGATGCGCAGCGTGCGGGCGGGCTTGCTGCGGGGCGTCGGGCGGGCGGCGACCGTTGCCGCCGCGGGCGTCTTCGGCTTGTGGCAGGAGCAGGCACATGCTTCCACCCGGCACCTCGCGTGTTCGCCGTGGGCGCACTGAAAACTGACCACGCTGCCTGCGGCGATGATGCAGGGCGTCGGGCGGGTCGCGGGGGCGGCGGTCGGGGTGGCGCACATGGCGGGAGGCTCCGGAGGAGGCGAAGGCAAAGGTGGAAATATCACTTCCGCGGCAGCAGGTGCGAGTGCAGTGTCTGGACATGGTTCGCCAGGGCCAGCGCCCGACACGTCCGCACCGGCAACCTCGCGGTGCGCGCCACCATCACGGTGCAGCCGCAGACCTGGCACTTGATCGATTTCGCGAAAGTCTTTGTGGTCGTCATGGTCGAAGCTCCGGAGGGGCGGGCGGTGGTTGGGTGACTGATGTGTATCTTAGCAGGGTGAGTAACTGGTGTCAAGGTGATTTGTGACTGGAAACTGGAAATCGGGGCTAAAATCCCTTGTCACAGAATCGTCGCCCTGGTATACTTAAATGGCTTGTCCGTTTCCACTTGTCGCGGGTAACATCGGGAGGCGTCACAATGTCGGCAGTGTTCTTGCTGGAGCCAATCATGGGCAAGAAGCCTCCGTCGCCTCCCCCTGACGATGCGTCCAAAGAGCCGGAGTCGGAGACCGCTCGCATCGCTGTTGATCTCCTGGAGATGATCCGTGAAATGTGTTTCTTCACTCGCGACAGTCGCAACAAGCGGATGAAGATTGCCCAGATGATCGACGGCTACCTCCGCCCCAACGTCCTTCGGGACTACGGCAAGTTCAAGAAGGACCATCCAGACCCAACGGACAAGAGGTAAGCAGTCCCTCAAATGCGCAGACATCCTGCGCTTTTGGCCTCACCCATCCTCCACGGAGAGACATCGTGAAGAACCTCAATCCCCCGGCCATCGTCGTGTCGTCCCAGCAGCAGGCGCTTGCGCTGTGCCAGCGGGCGAACGACTACTACAGCAGCGAACTCCGGCACACCACTGCCTCTCTCGCCGACGCCGTCCATGTCGGCCGCGTTCTCTTGGAGGCAAAGCCACTCGTCGGCCACGGCGGATGGATTCCTTTCGTCCAGAAGAATTTCCGCGCCCCGCTCCGGACCGCACAGGTGCGCATGCGTCTCGCCGAGAACTGGCACCGTCTCGAAGAGCCGATCCGCCTCCGTGAAGAGGCCGGCGAACCGCCCCTCACCGTTGACGGGGCCTTGCAACTCCTCACGGAGATGGATGCTCCGCAGGTCGAACCGGAAGCCCCGGCGCTCGCTCAGATGGACGCCGAAGAGGCTGTCGAACAGACGGCCGCTGTGCCCGGTTCCGTTCCGATGCCGCCCTTGCTGCCGGGGAAGTCCTATCGGGGCGATACGCACACGCCCTTGGAAATGGGCAAGCCCGTCGTTCGCATCGTCGAGATCGCGCCGTGCGAGGACGATCCGCGGTATTGGTATTACGCCGTTCTCCATCAGACCCTCGTCGATGGCGACCAAGACGCCGACTTCACAACCGATGACTATTGGGACGTGAACGCAAGGGGCGCTCCGCTGAACGATCCCCACTGGTGGCCTGTCCTCTCGCGGGCATTCCCCGGCGTCTCGTCGTGGAAAGAAGCCGACTCCGACCTTCCGCCACTCTGCGATCACATCACGCCAGAAGGGGCAAAGGCGATCCGGGAAGACTACCGTCGTCGGGTGTGGGATCTGATCGAATCCACCTGACCCATCCCACCTTCCGCGAGGGGGAGAGCCGCAAGCCTTCCCCTCGCCGCCCTCGCACCCCCACCCGCCCGCAAGCAACCGGCCGCTAGCTCGAGCAGCCGCTACCTCGAGCGGGCTTCTCGAGAAACCGCCCGCCCGGATCGAGCCGCCTCTACTCGAGAACGCAACCTATTGACGGCAAAGGACTTCGAGTTGGTCCCGATTATGCGATTCGATGTCATCAGCCGCGAAAGTTATGCTCGAGCATAATCGTGCATCGTCTCCGCCGCCCTGCTCGAGCATTCCGCCGCCGTATAGGCTTTTAGGTAATAAGCCTACTTTTGCCCGCCGTACATCGGTGGCCGATCAGGTCCGAGGCAGTGCCGGCGCAGTTCCTCCACCGCAGGCGATGTTGCCGCGGGCAGTTCGCCCGGATCCTTCTTCAGGCACACGTCAAGGAACACAGCCTTCTTGAGCCGTTGCTCGCTGAACACGAACCAGCGGCAGTGAATCCATCTGCCGGGCGTGGCTTCCATCACCGTCATCGCCGGCCCGCCGCTCTTCAGCCGCACCACGTCGCCCGGCTGGAATTGCCGCTCGTCGCTTGCCTTGAACTGCCCGCCGTCGCTCATGGTCATTCCCCCGGTCAGAATACCGCACACGTCCTGGACGAACTCCTCCTCGCCGTCGTAACCCTTTCGGACGGCCGCCCGGTAGGCCGCGTGCAACACCTCGTGGAAGAGGTAATCGGGCGGCTCCGCGGTCAGCTCGCCCCAAGCGTAGATCACCGCCCGTTTTTCTTCTGGGTGAACTGTCATCTGGCCCTTGTATTCGGCGTTTGAATCGTACACGACCGTCCAATCGGCCAGGCCGCGGAACAGCAGCGCCAGTTTCGCGGCCTGGAGTGCCGGCGTGCGGATGTTCTCTCCCGGAAGTACGTTCACGGTTGCTCCTCCCCGTCCCCCTCCCGTTCCTCACCCCACGCGGGCTCGCCCGACTCCCGCCTCTCCATCGCCTCGCCAGCGTCCACGGGCTGTAGCGCGTCGCCGTCGAACGTGTGCGCCTCCTGCACGCCGTCTGCGTCAACCCAGGCGCAGCACACCCACCCGCCGACCGTAACGACCACGCGCATCTCCGGGCCGCCGGACTTCAACCGCACGCTGGCGCCGGGAACGAAGGCGGACGGCTGCGGGGGCTGGTCATTGATACTCATGGTCGTGGTCCTCCGGGTAGTGGGCGCGGCTACGTCACCATCCCGCGCCTTCGCAGATCGTCCATCGCTCGCCGATAGTCCGCCTGCACGTCCACGGCGGACGCAGGCTGCGGGCCTTCCTCAACGGGTACAACCGCCCGGCGGATTGCCTCCGCCGACGTGTACAGCCGGCCGGCCATCTCCACGCCCTCGATCGCCCCGCGCTTCACCAGTGCGCGCATCGTCTCGCGGTGCCGGCCCATCAGCCGGCCGGCCTCCGTCATACCGATCAGTCTCTCTCTCGTGGGATCGAGCATGCCGCAATAATATGCGGGGCGCGGCGGCAAACAAAAGCCCCTTTAGCCGGGAATTAGCGCTAAGACCCCTTTGCCGCGGCAAGGCCCCCTTAGCCGGATTCAGGCTCGGCGCCGGTAGCCCCTACCCTGCGCGCTGCGCAGCGCCTTGCGGGCCACGAGGTTCCGCAGGAGCGGTTTCAGGTCGCCCTCCAGCGGTTCGTCGATGGCTTCCGCGATCAGTTCGGCTGTCATCCAACCTTCGACGGGCACGGCGGCGAGAATCGCTTCCTCTGTGGGCGAGAACAGAAGGTACTTTTCCTCTGACGAGGCAGCGTCTTCCGACACAGGTTCCTCCCGAACCTGTGTCATCCGCTCGGCTGCGTAATGAAGGGCCTGCGCCGCCAGCCGGTGCAAGGCTTCCGCTTCTGATTCCTGCATGGGGCGCAATCCTTGTTTCACGGGACACTGAAATAGTGTACGCCGTTCCATGCGCCCGGTGGAGGGGGATGCCGCAGGGGGCATCCTTAATAGCAGATATTCGCTATCTGACATTGAAAGACGAGATCCACCTGGTGCGAGCGGGTATTACAACACCGCGGCAGCGCTGGCGTCACGTCCTTTTTCGCAATTCCCAGGAATGACAGCCGGCCGTCGTCGCGCGTCAGGTGAATTATAGCGCCACGGTGTCAACCGACCTTCTCAACGGCCTCGAAAGCCGCGCGAAGATCGCGCTGGACGTACCCCGACGTGGTCTGGACGCTCGTATGGCCGCAGACAATTCGGGCAACTTCCCAGCCGAATTGCCGCTTCAGTTCTCCCGCCGCGTTATGGCGAAGCTGATGAGGGTGAAAGTGAGCGACGGGCGGCAGTCCCTTCTCCGCTCGCGCCCGGTTGGCCTTGCGGATCGCGCTGGCGATCGCGTGAGCGTAGCTCTCCGTGGTCCAGCGCTCGCCAGGCTTCCGCGCCGGGTCCTTCTTGCTGCGGTCCTGCTGCGACGGCTGCACGGGCGTCTTTCGCGCCGCTCGCCGGGCAGCGTTGCGCTCTTTTCGCGCCTCCGCAGGCGAGAACAGCGGGGCAGCCGGATCGCGGCCGGCCAGGTACGGCGCCAGCAGCGCCTGAGCCTGCGGGCCGACGGGGATCACCCGGTCCTGTTCGTGGTGCGTCGTCTTGTGGTCCTGCTCGAGCGCCCCCTCGATTTCCTCCAGCCCGGGGAGCCAGACCCACACCTTGCCCATCGGCACAGCCTCGCCAACCACCCGGGCCAGCACGTCACCCTTGCGGTCCAGGTCCACCGGGCGCACGCGCACGGCCTCGCCGGGTCGCGCTCCCGTCAGGAGTTGCAGCCGGACCATGTCGGCGACCTGCCGGCAGGCGTACATCAGTACGGCGTCAATCGACTCCTGCGGGGCCGGCGGCACCTCGCGCGTCTCGCGGGCCGCCGTCCGTCCTTGCAGCAGCGGCGCCACTGTTTCCAGGCTGGCCAGCACCGTCGCGGGGACCAACTCCTGACTCACCCCCCACTTAAACATCCGCCGCACCCGGTTGACGTTCGCGTTGACGAGCTTCCGGCACCAGCCCCCCTTGTACCGCTCGCCCGCTCTTTCCCTGTCCGCCTCGCTCATCCACGAGCCGTCCACCATGAGCGCCTGCACAGCCTGTAGCGCACGCGGGCCGAAGTCCGCGGCGCGCGTGTGACCGTAGCGGGCCAGCAGGGGCCGAAGGGCGAGGGCAATCACCCGCTGTTCACTCGTTGGCCGGCCGTCCCTCTTGCGGTAGTGGACCTCGACGTGGCGCATGTAGGCAGCAACGAGCACGGCGATCAGCACTCCCGAATCTGACGGCCGGGAGTAAGAACCCGTCGCCCGGAACTCGCCCAGCACGCGCAGCCGTTCGGCTTCGGCCTTCGCCTCTTCTTCGGGACCGCCGACCTTCCCGAGATAGATGGGCTTGCGGTCGATCCGGATGTAGTAGAGCTGCTTGGAAGGGTGGATGCACAGACGGGGTAGCTTTTTCATCGGACGGGACCTCCTTGCCGCGAAGCGATGGTGCCAAAGTACACCATTTCGCGCCGGGCCGGGAGGCGGCGGACTGCTGTTGCGGCTGTCGCAAGATCAAGAGAGGGTTGATCTTGCGAAGTGCCCCGCGTAGGACTCGAACCTACAACCCGCTGATTAAGAGGCAATGCGGGCGCCTGACTCGTCCGGCCTCCCTGCCGGCTGGAACGTGGTTAGTGGTGATAGTTTACGCCGGAGAGACGGGAAAAAGCAAGAGGAGCCGTGCCTGCCGCGCGTCGCCGCAAGTCGTTTGGAAACGCGGTGTATTCGGGCGTCGGGTGTACTTGGGCGTACGACGGTCCGGCGGAAAGTAGCGGCGACGCCGCCAGCGCCCGCCGCCTTGCCGCGGCGCGCAGCCGGCGGTAAAATGTGCTGATCTCCGTCGCAAGTAGACAACACCTTTTGAGGAGGCCGCGCCATGCCTGACCACATGTAGAACGCTCTATCTCCGTCTCCGCCGTGGAGCGCCGTCCGGAAGCAGACCCGGGCGGCGTTCCCGCGCGCAGTCAAAAGTCTGGTTTGACCTTCTTGACCGGCGTCAGTTTGAACGCCCCACCGTTTTTCAGCTTGCCCTCCAGTTTGCCGCCCGACTTCAGCGTGACCTTCCAGGTGTACCACGACGGCATCTTGTCTGGTCGAGAAGGCTTGAGTGCTTCGGTCACGGTAAGTACGTCGCCGTCCAGGCTCCAATGGCCGATCCACGGCATACCATGCCACTGGCAGAACCACCCGCCTTCCCGGCGCAGCGTACAGACGCTATTGCCGCCCCCTTCGCCCATCCAGGTTAGCGACCAGGTTCCGATCACATCGTGAGAGGGAGGCGACTTCGCATCAGGCTTGGGTTGCGGTACAGGTGCGGCCGTGCCGGTCGCGGCGAACAGCCCGGCGACGAGACAGAGGATAGCCGCGAGCGAGGCGAGCCGGGCGAAAGCGAGAGCAAAGAAGCAAGATCGAGAGTGCATATTGTCAGACTCCTTGACGGGCGATAGAATTCCAACGGCCTCTCCTCGTTGGCGAGCGAGGGAGGGAGAAGGGGCCGCACGATCTCCGACGGGTCGCGCGGCCCTTGTTTATTTTCCATTGAGCGTCAGCGTGCCGTAGCACAGGACGGCGTCCGTGTTGACATCCGTCCGCTCGACGAAAAACAGATAAACTCCCGCCGCGAGGTTCACCGTGTCCGCCCGCAGGATCGTTCCCGTCACCAGCCCGCTTGCCGGCGTGGTCAGCACCAGCCCGCCGCCGCCCGTGGCCTTCGTCACGATGGGCGGGCCGCCGGGAAGGTGGATTACCATCTGTATCCCCCACCCGCTGATGTTCTGCGGAGTAACGCCATCCGCTTGATAGATGGTGATGGGCAGGAGCACGTCGTCGCCGCAGAAGAAGCTGAAGCTCTGCTGGACGGGGACGCCGACGCAACCCCGAAGCGAGATCACGCGGATAGGCGCGCCAGACCCGCCAACCGGCGGGAACCAGCGGCCGGGGAAGAACGTCCGGGGGTAGTAAACAGGTGCGAACATGGCTTCCTCTAAGCAGGCGGCGACAACACAATAGCAATCCTGTCGCCGCTGGAATCGACCGTAGCAGACAGCCGCTGCGTTGCGACCCCCGCCCCGAAGATCACGATGGACGTTCCCGCCGCGCCCGACAGTACGCCGGCCAGCACGGCGGTATTGATCGACAGCGCCTGCCTCGCGTTCAATCCCGCCTCCACCACGACGGCGTCGAGGCCGGCGGGCGCCAGCACGACGCCTGCCGTCAGTGTCAGCGGCGTCGTGGTCGCGTTGAGATCCTTACCGCTGCCTGCGTGGGCGAACGTGACGCCGTTGCCGTTGCCAGCGGCGGCGGTGAAGACCGCCCCGTCGCCCGACGTGGCGCCGCCGACGCACTGCAACCCCGCCCCCGTCATCCCGCCAAGGGCGTAGATTCCCGCAAAGGCGCCGCCGCCCGCCGCGTAGAGGCCGGGGGCGGCGTTGCCCAGCATCCGCACGCCGTAGCCGCTGGTCGCGCCGCCCGCGAACGTCGCCCCGTTGCCGGTCGTCCCGCCCGTTGCGAACACCGCGTCCCCGCTGCCGTTGCCCGTGACGACGAGGGCGCTCGCGTTGGTGGCCGACTGCGTGATCGTCACCCCCGCCGCGCAGGAGAGGTTGCCCGTCAGCACCGTCGCCCCGGACACCGTGAGAGCCGCGAGCGTGACCGTCCCCACGTTGACGCCGTTGACGAGCAGGCCGTTCGCTGCCGCCGCGTTCGCGTTGGGGAGAGCCGTCATGCCGCCGCGAACGGCGTCCTGGTTGTCGGTCGCCGTCAGTTCAACGTCAAGCGGTTCGACGGCGAGGTTAGTCGCGCCCTTGAAGTAGAACGTCACCATCTGCGCCCCGGCCGCAAGCGCCAGATCCGGAGGGCAGAAGGAGTAAATGCCAGGCATGGTCGTTGCGTTCACTTCCTTGAAGCCGCTGGCGGTAAACGTGCCCAGAGTCATGTTCGCCAACGTCACGGCAACGTCAGTGCTGCCTGTATTTCTGTGGTAGTAGCAGGTTAACCCCGCTGTGTTGAAGACGATGCCGGGTAGTCCCGAGCCGTCTTGCTTGCTGCTGTCCTGAAGGAACACGTCCCCCAGGATGACGGACGTTGAACCGGCCTTGACTTGTCGCTTTGCCATATCAACTCCTCAGAAGGTGTTCATTAAGACCGCAAGCGCCGGCGCTCCCGCTTCGTCCTTTTTTGCCTCATCGCCTCCAAGGCTTCCTCGATCATGCGGAACCCCTCTTCGGTGGGATGCACTTGATCGCCAAACACGCCAGCGAGGCTTTTGTCTTGAGGAACTTCCGGCTGGGCTTCCGCCTTGATCTGTCGCTTGGCCATTGTCTTTCCTCCCCTTATCGCAGCAGCACTGCCGCCGCCACGTCCGCCGAGACCAGCGCGTAACCGGCTGTTGTCAGGTGCAAGCCGTCCGCGTAATAGATCACGTTGGTCGGGTCCGTGAGCGACGGGTTGGCCGACACCTTGACCAGCAGTCCGCCCCCGGCCTTTTTCCAGACGCGCGGATTGGCGGTGGCAATCGAGTACTCGCTTGCCAGGCCGCTGTTGACGGCCAAGCGGGTCGTTTCCTTGCCGTTGCCGACGGTCAAATCGGTCGCCGGGAGGCAGTCGAGCATGATGACGTTGCCCGCCCCCCACACCGCCTCGCGGGCGGCGCGGTAGGCCCGATAGTTCGCCAGCACGACGGCCGCACTCGGGTTGTTGATGCGGATGTCGTTGGTGATCTCCCATGCGACCAGCACGTTGCCGGCGTACCGGGTGGCGTCGAAGTACGGGTCGGCGTCGGCCGGGCCGGAGACGATCATCATGGGCGTCGTCTGCCCCGCCAGGCCCCGGTTCTTGCCCGCGTAACCTGCGCCGAGATCCGTGATGATCGCCGCCACCCCCATCTGGGCGACGAGGGAGTTGCCGTGCGTGACCACGCCAACCGACATCAGATCCAGCTTGATCGGCGGATAGTTCCGCAGCAGGTACTCTTCGAGCTTGGCGAGATCGGCGTCGGCCGGGCGCGGCGAACAGACCACGGTGCGGAAGACGGTGGCCGTGAGGTAATTGGTCAGGTCGCCCGTCGCTCCGAAGAGGTCCAGATCGCTGGTCCCGGCGGCAAAGTTGGCGGCCAGGGCGTCCGCTGCGGCGCCGTCGAACCTCCCCTGAATGCTGCTGCCGTTGGCGACCACGCCGAACACCGCCAGTTCCGGCGGAAACAGGACGCTGCCGGCGACGGCCGAGCCGCCCGCGTTGACGAGGATTTGCCCCGCCGGATTGATCTGGGCGTTCTGGCCGCTGCCCAGGCCGAACATGGCGTAGCCGGGCGGCGCGGTCCCCCGGGCAACCACGTCCGGCTGGAACACATGGTGGAGGCTGAAATTGCGCCGGTCGATCCCGGCCCCGGAAACGGAAAACATGGTGCCGACCGCGAGCAGCGCCTTGCCGAAACCCGCAGAAGCGCCTGCGTTGTTCGCCACTGCATTGAGCGAGCCGCTCCGGATGGATTCCACGGTCTGCCCGTCGGCAGTCACCGGCACGGTCCCGGCGAAGTCCTGATACGCCCCGGTGCGCGGGTTGAAGTCAGCAACCAGCGTGGGCAGTGCGGCCGGAGTAAAGGCCATGTAGTTGAGGTGTAACCCCGCGATGACGCCCATTTGCGTTCGCACGTTGTCCCGCGTTGCCCCGGCCGCCACGAACGGGCCAATCGCGATGCCATAGCAGCGGCCGGCGTAGTAGACGGTGGGGCCGCGGTCCTGCCGGAACAGCCGTATTGGCTGCGAGTCGGCGCCCGTTACCCTCACCGGCTCTGACGCCCCGTCCTGCACTCCGTTGATGAAACAATCGAGGGCCGTTCCATTATGAACGTCGTCCACATAATCAAACCCGGCGGCTCGGTTCAGTACGGCGTCGGGATGGAACTGGGCGAAGATGCCAAACTCAACCCGCAGCACTCCGTCGGCGAGGCCAAACGCGCCCCATTCGGTGTAGGGATCGACGTAATGGCCCTTGCTGAGCAGCATCCGGACGCCCGTGCCCGTGGTGCTGGTCGGGTTGTGCGCCGCGAAGTAACTCACCGAGGCGTTGTTGTCCTGCAAAATGGCGTTGCCCATCGAGTAGGCGTCGTCCACGCCGTCCACTTCCAGCCAGCGCAGGCCGCCCCGGACGCGCAGAACAGCCCTTGCGGCGTTCGAGTCGGCCAGGGCGGTCGGCCCCGTTCCGGTGTACTCGGCCATTTCACCCACCGGGTCGCCGTCTGCCGCTGCGGGGGTGACGCGCGAACCGTTGCTCTCCTGCCACAGCTTGCCGGCCGCCGGGATGTAGGCGTACAGACCAGCTGCCTGCAGCGCCAGGAGCAGGGGCGGAGTTGGCGCCGCCTGCCCCGCGTTCAGGGCAATCATGTCCGACAGCCCGCCGAGGCCGCCCATTGTTTCGCACACGCGCTTCATGGCGCTGCCTCCCTCGCGAATTCTCCGGACATTCTCGCTCTCCTTTCACTCGCCGGCCGCCGCTTCCGCCTGCGCCGGCGGGGCGGGCGGACAGGGCACGCCCATCTCCTTCTTCTCCCATCAGCGCTTCCGCTCGGCTCGCTGGTCGAACGACAGACGGGGTTTATTGATGACCGGCCGCCCCTTCCGCCGCCTGAACTCCTCCACGTCGGGAACCTGCGCCAGCAGCGCCGCCCGCGCCGGGTCGGCCCACAGCCGGCAGACGCCGCACGCCTCCACGTTGCCACACTCGCAGGAGCGTCTCATGGACTCACCGTGAACTCGGCGAAATCACTACCAGAGAAGGGCGACTGAAAGAACAGCCCCAGGAAGAGCGACGGCGGGCAACTGATAAAGGTAAACTGCCCGGCAGTCAGGTTCATGTCCCATCCCCAATTTCCCGTCCCCGGGCTGTTGGCGCTGTAGAGGTTGAAATTCGGCGATCCCGGCGGGGGCGATCCAACGGATGCCGTCCAGAGGTAGGGTGTACCCGTGATCGCATACGTCGTTCCGATGGGCCCAAAAGGAGTCGAGGTACTCCATGCCCCCCCATAATTCGTCACCGTCAGCGTGAGCCCATTGGGTATCGTCTGCCCGGGACAGGGATTCGGCGGTCCCGGCTGGCCTGCGCACAAACAGGCGTTGATGATTGGTATCATTCTTTATCAATGGCTCATGGGGCCGGAGTATTCTGAACTATTCGTCCATCAAACACGGTGAAACTGCTCCCGTCCGTGCAGTTCGCGATAAACGTCTGCCCGGCCGGCGCCACGTACACCGCGATCCCGTCCGGTGCGTTCTCTTCTTGCCGCGCCAGGCGAACCACGGGGAGGGACACGTCCACCGCCGCGGGCGTGAACAGGCTCGTGCCGGGCACGAACTGCACCCACACCGCCGAGAGATAAATCTTGATCGGCCCGCTGACGACCGCCGTGCCTGCCGCTCCAGATCCCGACGTGCCGCTGTTGTTGAAAACCACCGTGGGAACGCTGGTGTAATCCTTCCCGGGATTCGTGATGGTTACGCTGGCGACTGTGTCCAACGTGAGCGCGTCGAGGACGGCCGTTCCCGTCGCGCCCGAGCCGCCGCCGCCCGTGAAGCTCACCGTGGGCGGGATGCCGCTGCCAGCGTAACCGCTACCGGGGTTCGTCATCGTGACGCTGCTGATGCCGTGTGCCGTCGCGGCATCCGTGAAGTTCGCCGTGAAGTTCGCCCCCGATATCGCCGTGGGCGTGATCACCTGCGAGTTGCACAGCCCGTCGATCAGCATGAATGGCGTGCCGATCGCGATCCCCGTGAGGCTGCTGGGCGTGACCGTGTGGACGCCGCTCGTGATGGAGGGGTAGAACGTCACCGAGACGCCGTTGACGTCCTCGTAGGTCTCGGTGTCGCTGTCGTAGCTCTGCACGAGCCCGGGGTAGCCGCTGGGACCAACGGCAGCGCAAAGGATGCGCACCCACCACATCCCATTCAGACTCCCGCCGCCGCCCTCCGTCATCGCCGTCGTCAAGCCACTACTGCTTCCCCCGAGAATCATGAAGCCGGCGCCGGTTGGGTCCAGCGTCCACGAGTTCGCAACCGGTCCCCAGGTTTGCGTGGCCGCCGGTGGAGTTGCGTCCGTGTCATAGGCCACGATGGCCGGATAGGTGTTGTGTCCCTGCCCGCAGGCCCCCGCCGCAATCGTACCGCCACTGTTGATCAGGTACGCCTGCGCGTTGCCCGTCGGCCTGGCAACCAGCACGGCCCCATCGTCGCTCACCCCGGTCACGCCCATGACGGCATATGGTGGCGCGGCCGTCGCGTCGGTGTTCTTCACGCCCACCCAGCGTATCTCCGGCGTGTAACCCCGGCCGTGATTCTGCTGCTGAGAGGGGATCATGCTCCTCCTCCAAACAGCGAATCGCTGCCAGGACCGGCGCCCGGCGCCGGCATGTTCACCCGTGGCGCCCCGATCCGCGGCTGCAAGACTGGCGGCAGGAACTCCGCGCGCCGCCTCACGGGATACGGCGGAATCCACGGCGAATGCTCGGTGTTGACGCTCGCCGTCGTGGTTGCGCCGTCGTCGCCGACGCTCCAAGTGACTTGCTGGATCGCCCCGTCCAGGTCGATGCGAATGATGCCGTTATAATCGAGGATCTGCCCACCTGAGGGCAGGTACTCCAGCAGGTGCGCCTGAAGGTAGGAAGTGGCCCGCAGCAGCGGATCAGCCTCCAGAATCTGCACGGCTTCCGGCATGCCGACGCTGTTGAACGAGCAGGTGATGTTGAGCTGCACGTCGGGATGGTTGTAGACTCTGGGATTGGTCCCCGCACCGGCGCCCAGCGGCAGCACCTGGAAATAGCAAATGGGCGCGTTGGTCAGCGCATCGCGGACCTGAATCCCCGTTTGAAGCTGGACGATCGGCGGGAAGCACTTTCCATCGACTTGCTGAAAGACGTAGTCTCCGAACGTCAGCAAGTAGCGCACCGGGTCCAGGGCGAACGGAACGAAAATCTGATCCTGGGACCGGGTGTTGACCGCTGCCGCGATCTTCTTGTACCAGACGCCCTGATTCACGTTGAGCAGCGCCGCGCCGTAGGCCGCCGCTGGTTTGTCCCGCGAGTAGCCGTTGTAGAGGTTCACCGTGATCGGCTGGCCAGTCACCTTGTCGATCAGCCCAGGGTCGTTCGCCGCGGGCACGATCTGATCGACCTGCGTGTCTTGCAGGATCACCTGTTCCTTGCGAAGCAGCCTACCCGTGATTCCGGGGACGGCGATGCCAGGGCTCATGTCCCCCGCGACGTTGACGAGCTGGTAGGTCTTGTAGACCGACCGCTGGGCCAGTTTCAGCGCATCAGCGACAGTAAGACGGTCGGTTGCCTGAACTCCCGCCGTGCTCTTGCCCGACAGATCCACGCTGAACATCGGCGGAAAACACGTCGTCCAGCCACCCTCTTTTTGCGACGGCGCGTAGCTCAGATCGTCCAGCAGTCGATAGCTGTGGTCCCAGTCCTCCCCGACGGCGCGGAATACAAGTCGCACCTGATACTTCGTCGCCGCTCCCAGCACGGCGATCGAGTCCGGCGTCTCCGGGCTCTTGAGCGACGGCCCCTGCCGGTGGAGGCTCCCCTTCGGCAGAGGGCCGCCGATGCCGGCAGTAGACACGAGGATGCGGTCCTTCGCGAGCTGATAAATAACCCTCAAGCTGTATTGATCCGCAAGCTGTTGCAGCGCCTGTGCAGGGGGGACGCCGTCCCAGTTTACGGGAGGATTCGCCCCCGTTATGTTGACTATTGGACTGCTGGTGAACGGACCGGGATAGTTCAACCCGGCCGGGAAGTCGAGGATGTAGTTCGTCTCGCCCATCGCTTCCAGGCAGATCGTCGCCAGTTCCTTTGGGCTGCGGATCGTCCAGGGAATGAGCTTCCCGAACGGGTCGAGTTGGTTGTAGCACCCGCTGAGGGAGCCCAGTTCCCGCCATCGCCACCGCCGGTCAACGATCTCCAGCGTCCAGTACACGCCCGATTCGTCCTGATGCGTCTTGAGCGCGTCCAGCCGGCACCCGGGAATCACGATCGTCCCTTGCCCGTCGCTGATGACGAGAGTTCCGAACGAGGCGGGCGAGGTCGGCTGCGGCGTCACGCGCAGGACGGCTGTACCTGGACTTACACCATGTGAGATGGTATAGGTAGCACTTTCCACGGCAATAACGCCGGGAAAAGAGACTGTGCCATGAATGACGCCGCCGCGAGCCACGATTACTCTCCACTGAGAAAGTCGCTGTACGCTTGAAGACAACCCTTGGAGCCGCAACCGCCGCGACAGGCAGGAGGGCATTCGGGCGAACAGGTGCAAGGCTCGATGAAATCCACGTCGATCTCAACCGGCTCTTTTCCATCGCCGCGAATCGTTATGCTTTCCACCGTGAGACGGGAATACCTTTTCCCCAGCTCTTTCAGCAACTCTTCCATGTCAACTCCTCTGGATCGAGAAATTCGTGCCCCAGTTGATCGTTGCGCCGTTCGGTCCGCCGATGCCGTTCGGGCAACTAACCGGATTGGTGTGAGTCACCGTGTGGTCAGGATCGATCAGTTCCCCGTAAATCGTGGTGTTGGTGAATATCCGGCCGCGGGGGTCTGGCGAGCAATCAATCGTCCCGCTTGCGCCGGCCGTCGCCGTCGTCACCGTGCCACTGCTCTGGTAGGACACCATTGCGCTCTGAGCATTCAGGATGGTAGTTGCGGCGGTTCCCAGGACTTTGCATTTCCCCGCATACCCCAGGTAGGTAGTCAGCGCCGACTGGTAGGTCAGGTTGCCGCCGTCCTGGTTAATGGTCGTGAGCGTACAGCCGCTCCCGAGCAAGAGCGTCACGTCATTGGGCTGGCTCGACTGGTAGCCGATGTTCACCGTTACCCAGGTGCTGACATCGCCCGGGTCGATCGCGGAACCCACGTTGCCTTGGGTGAGGTTCAGCACGTTGGCTGCATGCGTCCCCAGCAGCGTGAGCGCCGGCCGGCCCTGCTGCCCTGGTGTGCCCACGTCGGCGACATTCGCCGTGGTCTGGACGCTTCCCAGGTTGATCTGCTTGAAGCCGCTGCCGCCGCCCGGACCGGGCAGGACGTTGAACGTCGTTGCCCCCACCTGGAAATAGAGAGGTCGGTACTCCCAATATCCCAGCGTGTTCCACTGCGGCAGGCCAATCGTTCCGGTGAACGTGCTGTCGATCACCAGCAGCGTTAGCGTCACCCCCGACAGCGCCGACAGGCCGTAGAGCAGGCTGCTGGCCGTGTTTTGGATGTAGAGCGAATCGCCGTTGACGGGCAGGCTGCCCGTGCTGTAGTTCGCCGGTACGCTCACGTCGTTCGGCCCGCTGCTGGCCGTCGGCGTCGAGAGAACGAAGGTCGCCGTACTGCTCGCGCCGTTCGATCCCGGTGGCTGGCCTGCTCCGGTCGCCGTGCCGGTGTCGTTGTAAGTCACGGTCGCGCCGCTACCGATCGTGGCGAGCAGCGAAGTTGCCCCGTAAGTGTTGCTCGTCGTGCTGCGGTAGACCTTGTAGCCGGCCGCTCCGGGAACCACTGCCCACGTCAGCACTGCCGTTGGGTTCAGCGTGGTCGCCGCGTAGGACTGCTGGTTGCTCTTAGTCGTTTCCCCATTTGAGTTTGTGGCGGTCACGACGTAAAAATACGTCGTGCCGTTCGTCAACGTCCCGCCTGTTGTACCGCTGGTCGCGCTCTGTACGGGCACGGCGAGGTTGGCCGGCGTCAGCACCAGCGAGGAAACCGTGAAGGGAACGCCAGCGGCGGCGGCCGTGCCGGCGACGGCAGGGCTAGCCGCGGTCCACGTCACCTCCTGGAACTCCGCGATCACGCTAGCGGCAAGCGCCGTTTGCAGGCCCGCGACCACGTCGGCGATTGTGGCCGTCGCGCCTTCGACGTACTGGACGGTCTTGCCGTTCATCGGCACGGCGAACACGTCGCCGGGCAGAGGCTGGCCGCCGACGGTCAAATTGACCACCTTGGCCACCGCAGCGGCGTCCCCGCGCCAACTTATGATGGCCATGTCACGCCCTCGCCTTGATTTCGGCAATCAGTTTCGCGACCATCTCGTCAATGCTCCTCTTGATCCGCTGCTCCATCTCGTGCATCGTCAGGCTGTTGTCGGGAGCCAGACGCAGCGACGGAGCAAGCATCCACTCCAGGACTTCGAGCCGCGATCGTCGCGCGGCAAGCAACTCTTCAAGGTCATCAAGTCCGTCCGCATCTCGCCGATCGCCCAGCGACAGCTTTTGCCACTCCAGTTGCTGAACCTGATGCCGCAGCGCCGTTGCCCATTCCTCGATCTCGACGCGCGTCTTCATTTGCCACCTACTTTATCCAAAAATTGGGCCTGGCAACCAGCGGCGCGGCGCTCTCGAAGTCGTATTGCCAGGTGATCTTCTCGCCCGAGTAGTTCCCGAAGCTGCGCCGCTCCGGCGCCGCATCGGTCTTGCGCGGGGCGTGCATCAGGGCGCTCGGCCAGATGGGGCCGGGGGGAAGCCGGGCGGTGATGTAGCCCGTCAACTCGCCCGTCTGCGTCGCGTAATACACGCTCTGGGGGTAGACGAGCTGCTTCTGCGGCGGCCCGTTGATCGCCATGCGGTGCTTGTAAATCGGCCCGCCCCCCCAGAAGGTCAGCGTCTCCTTGAACAATAGCAAAAGAATACTGCTGCCTTGCAGCGGGTATTCCGCTTCCGCGCGGAACTCGAAACTCCGGATCGAGACGTACTCGGGCCCTTTCGTCTCGGGAAACTTCAGGTCCCGGACGTGAACCCCCGTGATGCTGCCGATGTTCTGGAGGCGCAATTCCGTCGGCGTCCCGTCGTCGGCGAAAAAGATAATGTCCTGAAACGGCACGGCAAGCGCCGTTGCCAGGGCGCTTACCTTCTGGATGGCGTCGTCCTGCCCGTTGACGTTGATATACCCCTGGACGTGCAAGCTCCTTTTCTGAGCGTAAGGCTGGCCCCCGGCGTTCCACAACGTCTCCACTTCGCCCGTCAGGAGGGTGGAATTCGGGTCGAACGCATAGTTGCCGCACTTCAACTGCATGACCTGTCACGCCTCGATCCTCTTTTCCCTTGCCTGCCGTCCTGCGGCGCCCGATCATGTCAGTGGACCTGTACACCCCTGGAGGCCGCTGCGATGCCCGACAACCCGCTTGACTTCACCGAACCGGAGGAGGAATCGCTCCCTCGTCGCCGCCGGCCTAAAAGCGGTGGCCCTTCCGCTGCGGTCTGGCTCCTTGCCGTGATTGCCCTGCTCCTGGCGCTGGGCGTGGGCGGGAGCATCGCCTACATCTTCCTCTCTCGCTCTGCGCCGCCGCCGGTCGTTGCTGGCAAGCCCAGAATCCCGCCAGCCGTGAAACCGGCGCCCGTAAAGGCTGAGCCGCCCGTCAAACCACCCGTCCCGCTACACCCCAACAAAGAGTGGGAGGAAAAGTCGCGACGGCGCCTTGCGGAGGGTCTCGCATTGCTCGATCAAGGCAAGACGGAAGAAGCCGCAGCAGCCATCAGTTACGCCCTTGCCGACAAGCCTGCCTCGCCAACCCATGAGCAAAAACTCCTTCTCCTTGAGGTTGCCTATCGCCTTGGGGTAATCGGCATCGTCCAAAGAGATAAGGAACGGTCGTTCAACTCCCTCAAGCTTGCCGAATACTTTCGCAAGGCCTGTGGTCTTGACGCGGACGCCTACGAACTCTGGAAGGAACCGCTGTTCCTGGATACCTGTCGCAGAATGGGCGTCAAGAAATAACACGTCTCCAGCATTGATCACCCGCCCCGGTTGCGAACGATATTCCCCGCCTCCATCGCCTTCTTCAGGTCGCCCATCTCTGCCTTGATGCTCAGGATCATCTCGCGCACGAAGCCGGTGAGCGCCGCTGCGGTTTCCCTTGCCAGGATGGCCGTGTCGAGGTTGACCGCGATACGAACCTCCGTACTCACCTTCGCCTCTGCCGCACGCGCCTCTTTCAGATCGCCCTTCAAGCCGAACCCTTCCGCCACTCCTTCCTTGTGCCACCCGACCGTCTGGCCGTACTTCTCACGTTCCTTGGCCAGCCACTCGGGGAAAGCCGCCCCGGCTTGCTGTTGGATGAAAGCCGGCGCAGCGCCAAGGCCGTGTTCCTTGATGAACCGCGCGGCCTGCAAACTCTGCTGCCCTTCCCACTCCTGCATTCCACCCGCACGAACGGCTTGCGTGGAGAGGAGGGATGCACGGTTCTTGAGGATGCTCAACTCCTCGCGGGCCGCACCGATCTGCGCCTTCCGCAAGGCGCTTTCCTTCTCGGCGAATTGAACGCCCAGCTCCTTTTGTCTGACGATCTCACCCTGAATCAGCTTCTCGGCGTTCGCCGCGTCCACGGCGGCCGACTGCGCCTTGAGGCCGGCGCCAACGATGCCCGCCTTGTTTTCGATGTTCCCGCCGCCGATCCTGGCGAGAAAGTCAGCCTCGTTCCGGCCGGCCCCGAAGTGACGATACGCTCCGGCCATCCGCGCGCGTGACTCGGGAGTGTCCTGCTCTCTGCCTTGCTCAAACTTCAGCCGGCGCATCTGGCGATCCAGTTCCCCTTGTGCGCCAGCCCCCTCCTCCTTCAGCCCGCCCAGGCGCTTCTGGCTCGCCTCCAGCGCAGCACCCGCTCCGCCAACTTCGGCACGGGCACGGGCGATCTCGTCCTGCCTCTCCATTCTTCTCAGCGCTTCTTGGTGCGCCAAATCGCCTTGCCAACTCGCCCGATCTCCAAGAGGCGTCGGGGCAACAGGGATTGCCCCGAAGGCTGTTGCTCGACCGGTTTGCAGGGCAACGTCTGCCGCCCCCTGCAACACCACCTGACGCTGGCGAAACTGACTCTGCTGTTCCAGACCGCGAAACTGGTACTCCACCTTCGCCTTGCGGATCGCCTCGTTTGTCCCGCTCAGCGCGTCGCGGAACTCGATCAGCGCCCGCGCCCCGGGGACGAATTCCGAGGCGAAGCGATCCATCTTCTGCTGACTCGTCAGTGCTCCATTGCCGAATATCTCCATCGCCTGCGCCGTCTTGCCGATCGCTTCCGTGGCAGCAAGGTAAGTCGCGCCGGCAGCCCCGGCCGCTCCTGCCCCGGCAGCGCCTCCCAGTGCCTGCCCCAATCCCTTCCCGGCCAGCCCAGCGATACCACCGAGGCCGCTGCCGGCTTGCTGAAAGGCGCTGGGCAGAGAAGTCATCCACGATGGCGCTGCACCGGGGGGAGGGCCTGCCGCCTTCATCAGCGGCGATTCGGCAATGCGCTTGTCGAGCGTCTGTACGCTCGCGGCCACGCCGTGCGTTGCGTCGATAAGGTCTTGCAGCGTCGCCATCTCAAGCCCTCGTCAGCAGCGCCAGCAACCGTTGCAGCGGCGCCCGCTCCCACGCCTGCTCCACCTGCCGGATAATCCGGGCGTTGCATTTGACCAGCGGATCGTCTGGAAAGTTTCCCACGGCCGCGCACTCCAGGTAGTGCTGATACGCTTGTTTACTCTTTTCGCTCGGCTCGATCGCGTAGTGGCTGGTCCGTTCCGGCGCGTCATCGGGAACCTTCGGACATTCATGGCACGGCGTCGGTTGTCCGGGCGGCCGGGCCAGAGGTAGGCCGCCGTCTTGCGGCCGGCCGCGAACCATCTTTGAGCCGTCGGGACGGTAGAGCCAGCGCTTGCAATCCGCACAGGTGCGCCCGGCGAATTCCGGGTGGAAGCGCTGAATCACCACCGTCGTCAGGAGTTTTTTGCGTCTTCCTCCTGAGCAGAGCTTGAATATCCGGAAACATGGTTGACCAACTCGTCGAGGTACGCCATCGGCACCCGGCGCAGGTTCGTAGCCGTCACCGGGAGAACCTCCCCCTTGTCGTCTGTCACGTCCCATGAAGCGAGATGGTCGGCAAGCAGTTTGACAGTCGCCGCCATGCGGGCGGCAGCGGACGGCCGGGAATCCTCCGAGTAGGTCATAACCGCCGCGGGCAAGGCGACGCGATAGCGACACGTCAGCGCCGGCCACGGGCCGCGGGCCGCGATCTTTGCCGTCAGGGTGAACCCGTCCAGAATCAGCAATCCAGCCATGAACCCTCCTCTATATGACAAGTGTCGTGACAAGCTCCAAGGTTCCCGAACCCTTGAGCGCCTGGCCCACCATCGGCAAAAGTATTTCCTGGCGACCGGCAACGCTGGGGCTCTTGCGCGGATAGGCGACGTTGGCCAGTGAAAACGTCAGGATGTGAGCCCCCGCCGTAAACGTGCAAGTCACCGCCACGCCCGCAACGCCTGGGTTGTACGAAGCGCTGGCGTCGCCGTAGGGCAGCGGATGCGTGATCGTGACATGCCGGTCGCGCGGGAAGCCGCTGGTCAGAGTTTGACTGTTGAAGAAGCGGTCCTTGTCAATGTCGTTGTTGACTTCAAGGGTGAATTCCTTGCAGTTGTAGGTGATGCTGTTGAACACCAGCACCAGATCTGTGAACATCAAGGGCGGCGTGGTCGTGTCGAGAGCGATCGTCGGGAACGCCGTCGCGGACGGCGTTTCGTCAATGCCGATCACGTCGATGTTGACCGCAAGCCCGTTGCCCTCGCTACCGTGGAAAGTAACTTTATCCACAACACATCCGTTATAGGTGAATCTGTTGTTCACCCGGTCCACGTTGACAAATCGCGTTGGCAGGCTGTCGGCCAGCGCGTACGTCGTGCCGCTGGCGGCCGCCCCGAAACACCACGGCAGGAGGTAGGCCAGTTCCTGCGTCGTCGGGAAAAAATGGAGCGGGCCGTGAACGCGGCGGTTTCCCTGACGAACGCGGCTGATGTCTCGCGACCGCGTGCCGCGCATGCCGTTGAGGTCCGCGAAGTTCTCGTCACAGACGAGGCTCTCGCTCTGGAAGTCGAAGCGCTTCGTGATCGGGTTGGTGCTGTCGATCCCAAGTTGGGATGCGTAGCCGTAGCTTCCACTCATGACGCCTCCTTACCTTCCGAAGCCTCTGGGCTCTCTCGACCTGAACTTGAACAGGATCGCCGAATAGAAATAGTTCTTCGCGAACCACGCCGGATCGACCACGAAATCGGGTTCCACGTCGGTCGTGACGATCTCTGGAACACCGGACAGCCGCTGATGCCTCAGCATCCGGAAGATCCCCTGCCGCCACAGTGTCCGCAGGGGCAAGTTCAGCGTGAAGTCGCTGTTGCCTGCGTCCACAATGGCAACAACAACCGGATACTCGATGTCGTCCAGGCCCGTCAGGAGTCCAGGCTGTCCTTCCTTGCCGATAGGGGCGATCATAATAACCGGCAGCGGCTTATCCGTGCCCTGCTGGTACTGAATCAACCATTTCAGCCCGACGTGGCTCGACGGCAGCGAGGGTAGGGCGAGGGCCTGGATCAGCGACTGCGTGCCGACCATGCAGCGGTAGTGAACCGACTGCGTCGCGTTCGTCAGGTTCTGGAAGACCGGCGGCGCGACTGCATGCGAGCCGCCCGAGAGACTGTCCAGATACCAGAGGTAATACCCGGTCCCCGGAGCAACCGCGAAAGTCCCGTCCCCCGTGCGGCTGCCGGCAAGCGTCCAGGGCAGCACCCCCATTCCCGCAGCGAACGTGGCGCAATAGACGCTGTTCGTGCTGCCGCCGGCGCTGCCGGAAACTACGGCAACTCCACCTGTGCCGTCCAGATTATCAGAGATAAGGAGGGTAGCACTCATGAACAATCACGCCGTTTTTTGCTGTACGAAGCACCTGAACCTCTGGTCCATCAACCCCATTTCCACTCCTGCGGGAAGTATGACCAAATTCATTCCCGAGGTGTCGGTCCACACGTCCCCTGGCTTCGGCCGCGGGCAGGGAGCAACGGCCGGAGCGACGGGCACAGCGTTGTCAAGGGCCTCGCGCCATACCTCGATGACCATTTCCGCCGTACCCAGCAGCGCCCCCACCATCTGTCTCTCGGCTACCGTCAGCGGCCGCCTCTTCGCCCGCGGCACGGCGTAACTCGCGAACGTGGAGGCGGTGTTGCTGGTGCGGGATTGGAGGGTCATAGCCTCCTGCCCTGGCACGGTCGTCAGCCAGAAGTTGCGAGCAAGCAACCGATCCACGCCATCCTCCTTTTACACTCCCAACCCCGACAGCCGCCTCCGCGCCAGGATCGGCGCCACGTCGCCGCCAAGAAGGCCCAATCGCATCTCATTCTGTACCGCACTCCAGCTAGCGCCCTCGTAGGACTGAGTTTGCAACAACTCCCCCCACGCCGTCGTCCGTCGCGCCTTCGCGATCACCCGTTCGCAGGCCAGAGCCAGGTCGCCCGGAACCGACGGCCAGCCGGCGCAATAAATCGCCTTGATGTTGCCCACGCCGCCGGTTGTTTGCTGCCCGGACAGGTCGTCGCGCTCCCGTGTGTATCGCACGTTCCACACGCCGTTTCTCCGCAAGATCATGCCGGTGTCGTCGCGTGGAATCGCGAAATCGCTTCCCTCGAAAAGCTGTGTGCCGGCACCGAACGATCCCGGGACCGAGCCGTAATACCCATCATTGTCCAGCCAGAGACCCATGCCGAAGACCAGAGAACCCGTTCCGCTGGCCGTTGCCGGCGCGTTCAACGTGACTTGCGAGGCGCTGTCCACGCTGAGGATGAAACTGCCCTGGCTTGCCAGATTCACTCCGCTGACGCACTGGCCGGGAAAGAGGTATCGCGTGCTTGACAGTCCTGTCACGACCGCGCTCCCTGCAACCGTCGTCCCGGTGAGGATCGGCGCCTGGATCGGCGCGTTATCCAGCATCAGCCAGGCGCCGCCGCGAGCGACGGGAAACTCCGTGATCGGGTTGGCCGCATTGCTCGCCAGGAGAACGTCTCGGTTCAGCGACTCGCCAATCAAGGCGCTGGCTTCGTTGATGAGTATGCCAAGCAACGTATCGAAAGACGGATCGTTCTGGGCAATACCGAGCACACCCTTGACAGCAGGGGCGGACGTTAACTGGTCAGGATTCGGCTGCAACGGCACGTCTCACCCCTCTGCTGTGATCTTCTGACCGTTGCCCGACGCCACGGTCTCCACCGCCGCGACGCGCATCCACCAGAGCGACCCGGGGCCGTCGTGGACTTGCCCGCCGCCCAGTGCGTCGTTCAGCGCCTGCCGCACGCCTGGCTCGTTGCGGTCGTGTCCTGCGAGCAATCCGCCCGGCTTCACCTTCGGCAACCAGACTTCCAGGTCGGCTTTGACGCTGGCGTAATCGTGGGCGGCGTCAATGAAGACGGCGGCGCAGGACGCATCATCAAACAGTACGGCCACCGGAACAGAATAACCCGAGTGCATCAGCAGATCCGGACCGTTCGGTCGCAGCCAACCCAGTTTCTCGCGCGTCTTCAGGAAACAGTCGCGCAGGTCGTTGACGGACAGGCCAGCCGCGATGTGCTCTTGCGATCCCGCAAACGTATCCACAGTGCAGACAACGACATCCTTGCCAGCCGCCAGCACCACCGCCGCCGTGCTCCTCCCCTTCCATGCCCCCACTTCCACCCACACGTCGCCCGGCTGAAGTCTCGCCGCCTGTTCCGCCAGCCAGATGAGTTCTTCAGGGTGCATCCAGCCTTCCACGGTGCGCGCCCACTCGGCGGCGACGGGCGGCGGGAAGGGTTCGCCGTTGGGATTCACGGCGAGGTCGTAAGCCGGGATGACGCGGGAGCATTTGGCGGCGTACTCCTCTTGCGCTGTCTTCCACAGCCGCGCGCTCGTCAGGTCGATGGAGTTGTTGAAGACCTGATCACGAGTCAAGACGATCTCGCGCGGTTCCTGACGCGATGGGATCTTCTCATGGTCGTTGTTCACCAGATCAATGAGCATGGAATTATCTTCCTCCCGAGATGGTTGAATCGTGTTTGGTAGGGTAGAATAAGCGAGCCGGGGCGTGTTGTTGGCACGCCGGCCGGCTCTGGCCACGAAGCACCTGTTGGAGGCAGGCACGTCATGGGTGAAAGCCATTCTACCCGAAAACAGCGACAGAAAATCAAGGTCGGCGACGAGTTCGACCGACTCGTGATTCTCGCTTTCGCAGACCGCTCCCCATCCGGAAAACTTCGATGGCTTTGCCGCTGTACTTGCGGCGCTGAAGTCATCGTCATCGGCAACTGTCTGCAAAGCCGCAACACCCGGTCGTGTGGATGCCTTGCCAAGGAAAAACGAACCACGCACGGTCTTCTCCGGAGAGGAGAAAAGCGTCCTCCCGAATACGGTGCCTGGGCGGACATGATCCAGCGATGCCAGAACGAGAACCTCAAGTCCTATGCCGACTACGGCGCTCGCGGCATTCGCGTCTGCGACCGTTGGCGTACATCCTTCGTCGATTTCCTTGCGGACGTTGGCCCGAAGCCGAGCAAGAAACACAGCCTTGACCGGATCAACAACGATGGTCACTACGAACCAGGCAACGTTCGCTGGGCTACCCGGATCGAGCAAGAAAGCAACAAGCGAAACAACCACCTGATTATCTACAATGGGAGAACCCAGACGATTACCCAGTGGGGTAGAGAATTCGGCATTCCCACTGTCACCATCTACAATCGGCTGGTTGACTACGGTTGGCCCGTTTCTCCCGAACTCTTTGCTCCGGCGAGACGGGAAACCGTTCCCCTTGCAATCCGCAGGAAGGCTTACCACGCAGTCACCTGCGCCGTGAAGGCTGGCGTCTTGCCGCGCGCCGCTTCTCTCCCCTGTTCCCGCTGCGGGATGCAGGCAAAGAAGTATCAGCATCACAAGGGATTCGACAGCGCTCATTGGCTTGAAATCACTCCACTTTGCAGCCGTTGCCACGCACAGACAACGTGCCATTGACTGCTTGGCGTTGCCCCCTTGCGGCCAACCGATCAACCGCTTGAGCGTCGCGGGCAAACGCCTTGACTACATCATCACGCCCAATCGGAATAGGCTTCGACACGCGCTTCAGCTTGTAGTGATTCCCCCAGAAATCCCAATGGACGAAGAGGTCAAGGCCCTTCTGCCAGGCGCGCCGGTGACAGTAACAGTCTTCGGTTTCAATAACCTGTGTGTGATCCTCGTTGTAGCTGTAATCGAAGTACGGCAGCGTCAGGGCGTTGAAAAAGGACATGGAGTATGCGATACACCCTGTCCCGATGTTGGCGCACTCTTCAATCCCAGTTCGCCGCGCTGCGTCCTCCCGCACGACGTTCGTGATAGCCCACGCAGCGCCGGGCGCGCCGCTCTCAGCGGCAGCATGCTCGAACACCAGCACGTCCTCGCGCGGCGAGGACGTGCAGTAGGGAACGCCGATGGCTGCCGGGCCGGGATGCTTGACGAGGAACGCGAGCGCCTCCTTGAAGAACGCAGGCGGCACTCCCATATCCTCGTCGAGCATGACCAGGAAATCGCAGCCATGCTCCCGCGCGACCTTCACCAGCACGTTGCGCGCAATGGGCGTCGGCGTCCGCGCAATGGGTATGGTGATCAGGTCCATATCGGCGCGGCCGGCGCAGTGAACCGCCGCCGTCTCGCGGAACGAGCCCACCTCGCACCGTTCCTGCCCGCCGACCGCCAGAATCCCCAGAGCGACCTTGTAACGCGGCATCCGCTCTGTTCTCCTTTCTGCATAAAAGAGTATATGGGCGATATTTCTACTGCCTACGTCCCCGGATAGTTGTCGAAGCCTCCCAGTTGGCCCGCAATGCCCACGTACTTCTTCTGTGCCACGATTTCCACGTTGACGGGGAATGCCCCCGTGGTCGTGGTTGCCGCGAACGTGGCGGCGTTGGCGCGGGCGAACTGCTGCGTGCGCAGACCGCGAACCACCTGGTGCAGGTTGCCCGGCGTGGTGGTCGCCGTGATGGTGGCCACCATGCCGGGAATCGCCGTGAAGGTTCCGTTGGTCGTGGCACACTCCTCGATCTGCACCACGAGCGAGGTCACGTTGGCAGCCGTGATGGCGCCCACGTCGATGATGGCGCCGGTTCCGGCGAGGCAGTCGGACATGTCGATGGCAGAGCCTTGCGCCGTCGCGGTCAGGATCTGCGGAGGAAGCGCCTGGGCGCACAGCACCTCATTGACCAAATCAACCAGCATGGAAAATACCTCCTGATTGGGTAGTTGAAGCGGTGGGCCGCTTCAACCAACGAAGTACAATTGGGATCAACCAGCCACGACGGCAGGGTTGATCAGGTCCATGAAAGCACACTCGGCGTTGTTGCGCATGCCCCCATCGACGTGCATCAGCGCCCTCACGGCTACCTGGTCCGAACTGACGAGGTTCCATCCCTCGGCGGTGGTCATCACCTCGATTGCACCGAAGACGCCCATCAGGTAGTTGGGGCCGTTCAGACCGAGGATGTAGGTCCGCGAGTGATCGGTCACGCCGCGGTTGTTGCTGACCTGCGTGCTGCGGACGACCTTGTGGCCGGACAGGTAGGCGTCCATCTCGTCGCCCATGCCGCGCATCAGTTCGAACATGAAGCCGCCCTGAGACGTGCCGCCGGAGTAGGGCGTCCAGCGGGCGCCGTAGATCGACCAGCACATGGAGGGGCGCATGATCCACGCCGTCATGGTCCCATTGGCTTCCTCGATGCCGCTGATAAACTTGTACACGTCCTGCGGGGCAAGCTGGTTGGCGTTGGCCGGCGTGACGATGGTGATGCCGTAGGGGTTGCCCGCGGCGGCGCCCATCGTGGCGAGACCCAGGGGGACGTTGTCCGAGCCGGGACCGTCGAGCAGACCCTTATCGGCGACGAGCGACACGGTCAGCATGAGGTCGTTGCGGACGATCATTTCGGCCGCGGGCGAACCGAAGCGGAGGAATTCGGCCGCGAACGCGACGATGCCGAACGCCTTCTTCGCGCGGAGGAGCAGCGAGCCGGTCTTCGGCGGGGTCGCGCTTGCCTGCGTATTCTCGCCGATCCATCCGCCCGTGGTCGCGGCCGCGAGGCGTGGCATGGCCAGCGAACCCGTCGGCCCCAGAGGGACGAGGGAAGCCCCCGCCTGGAGCATGGCCTCTTTCGCCCGCAGGAGTTCGATGGGCGGCCCGAACGTGGGCGGGCCAACAAAGCTGCCGCCGGTGGTCTGGTCGTTCCAGGACATCGACGGAGAGATAGCGGCCTTCTGACCGTACTGGCCGCGCAGCCACTGCATCTCCCCTTCGTCGGCCCCATCGACGCCCGCATAGAGGAGGTCCTTCATCTCCTTCCAGGTCGCCGTGTCGAGGGATTTCTCGTCGAAGCCGTCGGGCCAGATGGGAATGAGGACGCCGTCGGGGTGCTCGCCGCGCCAGCCCTGCGCGGCCATCTGGTTGTTCAGCCGGTCACAGAATTCCAGTTCGATCTTCGCTTCGTCGCGACGCATCTTGGCGTTCTTGCCGACGACGCCGATCACCTTGCCGATCTGAAACCCCCGGCTGGACATGATGTTCTCGCCGCGGCGGGCGCGCGGCGCGCGGTCGGGGACCGCTCCGGTGTGGCGCGCGGCGCGCCCCTGCTGAATCAACGCACGCTGTTCGTCCAGCTTGCGGTTGTTCTCCGTCAACTGATCCATGAGTCCTGGCATGTTGCCCTCTTCTCTGTTTCGGCCCCTTGCCCAGCGCGGTTTCCGAGGCCGCGAAGAGCGTGTCGTTCCGTTACTTGCCCTGCGATTGCAGGATCTTGTTGTTGTCCTCGATCTCACGCTGCTGCTTGGCGAGCACCTTCTGCATCAGGCTCTTTTCCTCCGGCGTCATCTCCTCGTCGTCCTTCTCCCCACGCCCCTCCTCGTCATCCTCCAGCACGCCCTCCAGCGCCTTGGCATGGTGGTAGCACATCTTCTGGTGCTCGTCCTCCAGCCCGTCATGACTGGACAGCTTGTCGAGGTGGTCGGCCGCCCCCTCGATGGCCTTCTTGTGGTAGGAGGCAAGGCGCTTGGTTTCCTCCTTCTTCTCGGGCGGTTCCTCGCGCTTCTCCGGCGGCTTGGGCTCCGGCGGGATCACAGGCTCCGGCATGGTCTTTTCCTCCTTCAGGGCGACTACCTTGGTGAACGGACTGAAGTCTTTGCCATTGATCTCTTCTTTTAGCAGCGGCTCCAGGTCGGGGTAGGCTGCGGCGAACTTCTCGGCAATCTTGCGGGCCAGCGCCTCCGCGTCTGGGTCGATGGAATCGAGCCACGCAAGAACATCCGTGTTCTCGCCGGACTGCCGCATGTACCGGGCGTGGTAGGCGAACTGTTCAAGGCAGCCGTACAGGTTGCCCAGGCACTGCGCCATGTGCGGGATGCGCTCGTCGTCGTACGGGTACGGCTTGAACACGTCGGCGAGGGCCTTGGTCTCGGGTGCGGCAACGGCGGCGGTCATTGTTCCTTGCCCTCCTTCCCGTCGATCTCTTCAAGGTGCGCCTCGACGGCAGCGCCCCACTTCTCGATGTACTCGTCGAGCCAGGCGTCAAACTCGTCTTCCACTTCCGCCTTCAGCTTCTCATCCATCGTACTTCACCGATCCGCGATAGGCTTTTTCAGTTTCCGGCCCCGCCCACCCGATTCTGTCATGAAGCCCGTCAAACAGGTACACGTCGGCTGTCCTTGTGTCGGGGTTAACAATCAGGGTGAGTGTACGCGGCTTAACCTTTCCCCCAGTGCGCTTCTCCAGAACCTTGACCATCGCGTCCTTTCGTTCCTTGATGCGCTTCTGCTTCTGAGCGTTCCACGCCGCCCGCTCCTCCTTGCTCATCGTCTCGTACAGCGCCTTTTCCTTCGCGCTCTCCTTGGAGAACGTCAGTCGCCATTGCTGGGCTTTCTTGCTGTTCCCGGCGAGTCCAGCCTTGACTTCTGTGGGCGCGTGATCCTCGATCAAGTCGATGGGCGCGTTGGGCATCTCCAGATTCAGCGGCCGGGCGTCGGCGGCGCCCATCACGCTCTTGAGGTACGCCAGCGCCACCGCTTCTCCCACCTGTCCAGTCTCTTGTTTTGTGAGCGCCGTCTTCAGCGGCGCCGGCTTGCCGTCCCAGGCGCGTTCCTTGCTCGGCTTGACGGTCACGGCCGAGCCGTGGACGCTGCCGGGGTGAGGGGCGGGTTCCGCCTTGCTCGCCGCGGCCTTCTTCGGCTTCTTCCCACCGTCGCCAGCCGCGCTACTGCCTCCTCCGCTTCCCGTCGTGAACTGCCCGCCCTCGGGACTGCCTGCGGGTTTGTGCGCCGTCTCCGTCTTGCCGTCCGGCTCGAACGTCTTACCCACCGCAAGCCCCGGTTTCTTCCGCCGGATGCGCTTCAGGATCGCGGGACGGCCCCGATGAAGCGTAATCCCCCTGCCGAAGGACGCCGGGCCGATGAACGCGCCGCCCGTGGTCATGTCGCCCGCGGACATCGAGGGGGCAACGGCGTCCTTGGTGGAGGGGGTGAAGGACTTGCCGTCGGCCTTCAGCAAAATCTCCGTCTCGTTCCGCTCGCGGTCGCTGTACACCAGCTTGTCGAGAGTAACCTCCTCTCCCTCCAACCCGCTCTTCCCGATGTACTTCTTGCCCATGCCCGGCTTGACATAGGCCAAAGTACAGTGTGGCTGATACTTCGGGTGCGTGTCGATGTGATTCAGGTCGCCGAGCGCATCGTGCAGACGGTGCAAATCGTCGCCTTCCACGTCCAGTTTCACCACGTCGAAATCGTCCCCGGCAAAGATCGACTTACCGCCAAGCCGGATCTTGACCGGGCCGAACCCGCCGACAACGCCGCGCACAGCAGCCGCCCCGTCCTCGCCGTCATCCCCGTGCAACCCGAAGCGTGCGGTAATGTGGGGGCGTTCTTCGCGACCATCCTCTGCGAGATCCTCGTCGGGAATCTTCGCTGCCAGCTCCAGCACGCGCGAACGGATCGGCTCGGGAAGATCGAATTGCGTCGAGGCAAAGCGGTGTACCTCGCCGTCCGCCGCCTTGCCGGGGAACGTCTTCTCACTGTCGGAACCCGACAGTGAGCCGCCCTCTCCCGCGCAGGCGTTCGCCATCTCCACCGCTTCCGCCACGTCGCGTACGTCGTCGAACGCCGCGGAGAACAGCGCCAGCCACATATCCGGGTTCGCCGCCGCCGCGTAGGCGTCCGCGATCAGCGCCGCCCCCTCGTCCGTCCAATCGCCCGCCGTCTTGTGGCCGGCGCCCACGGTGACGGCCGACGTGAGCGGGTTCCGCACCGCACCCCAGGCAAAGGCGGCGCTGCCGCGCATCTGGTCGAGGAACTTCTCCTTGAGCAGAGCGTAGGCGCTCTTGATCGTCTTCATCGCCTTGCCCGGCGACGCGCTGGCATGGAGGATGTAGGCCGCGCTCGCCACCGGGCAGTAGCTCGCCGCCTTGGCCGCCAGCGCGAGGCCGTGGGCCACGGGGGCGGCCGCAATGGCCGTTGCCATCATGGTTCCCTGGAACGCCAGGTCCACCGCGCCCAACTGCCACGCCAGCTTCGTTACTGCCGCCTCGTCGAGGCCCTTGTCTTCCATCACCCGCTTGGCCAGCGCCTGCGTTGCCGCGTTCGCGGACATCAGCACGGCGTGCGTTGCGTGCCAGAGGTTCCCCACGGGGGCGCGCATCGACTCCGGGACGTGCAGGTAGAGGGCCGCGAGTTTCTCCTTCGGGACGCCCAGGCCCGCCTTGACGATGGTGGAGGCGTGCCGGGCAAGGGCGCTCGTTACGCGACGGGCGAGCGACGGGCGAGGCGCGGGGGCTGATGTGCCGCCGCTGCCGCGGCGTTTCTCCTTCTTCTTGGCCTGCGCGCCGGTGGTTGCCGCTGCGCCGCCCCCTCCGCCGCTGGTGAACTGTCCGCCCTCGGAGGAGCCGGCTGGTTTGTGGGCCGTGTCCTTGGTTTGCCAGCCGCCGACAACCATCTCCGGGGCGGCGCTTGCAAAAGGCGCGAGGAGCGACTTGAACCCCGCAGCGAGGGGTTCGCCCTCGATGCCGTCCATGAGGCAGCGTCTGACGGCATCGCCGTTTGCGGGTAACACGGCGAGCGTTGTTTCGAGGAGTTCAACCTCGTGCAGCGTCAGTCCCGGCTTCAACTGCCCTTGCTCTGGATCGGCCGGGAGTTTGGACACGCGAAGCGGCCTGTACCCGATGCTTCCCGCCCGCAATATCTTGGAGCGGAACATCTTGAAAGCCTGCTCTGCCTCCTTGACGTGTGAATTGATGAAGACCTCGCACCACGCCAGGCCAGCGTCTTCGTCAATCCATACCCTGTATTCTCTACTATCGGGATCTTCTGTCAATCCCAAAGGCCAGCGCATCCATTTGAAATGGTCGAGCGCCGCCACTGGGTACAAACGATGCGCCCGGGTGTCGATCCCCTCCACGTCCAGCCAATCGCCCACGCGATCGCGCCCTAAACTGGCAGCGAATGGGAAGGTGATGCTTTGCCTGCGGTCGTTGAACTCCGGATCTTCTGTCGACGCGGGAGCGTCGAGAGCGTAGGCGTCGGGAGCGATTTTGTAAGAGTACCCGTCTCCTTGATTTGATCCGCGCGCGGCCAGCAGCGCCAGAGCGTCAGGCTCCAGCGGGCGGCGGCGCACGGGTCGGGTCAGGAGCTGGGTCATCGAACTAAAGCCTCCACTCGACAACAATCTGGCCGTCGTCGGCCGTGTGATACGTCGCTGTTACTTCCGGAACCTGATTTCCTGGCATCGTTTCCGGTAAAGCCGGGTCGTGGATCATCAGCCCGAGTTGACCGGAGGAGAAATAAGCCTGATCGCTCACCCGGACGATGCGAGCCGCCTGCGGTAAATGAAGCGCGCCAGCCAAGATGTAAAGATCTACACGAACGATCCCCAACCGCCGCTCCTCCGGCTGCGCCATCCTGACCTCCACTGTCGGCGCGGCCGGCTCACTCACAGGGGCCGTCCGCCTGATCCTCTCCGCCCCAGCCACGCCCTTCTCTTCCAGGTAGTCCGCGAACACCTGCCAGAAGTCCTCCCCGTCGCCTCCCGTCAACGCCGACGTGACAAAGGTCCGCTCCTCGGGCGACAGCGCCAGCAGGGCAAGGAGCCGGTCCATCTGGGCTTGCGGCGCGCCGGCGTCGAGGCGGCGCATCTTCATGCCGGGCGGAAGGAGCATCAGTTGATGATTGGCCAGCGCGTCCGTAGCGTCCGCCCGCAGACGCGCAATCTCTTCCTCGCTCAGTTGAACGTGGTCCTCGGACAACTCCAAGACGTATTGCGGCCGTTCGCCCATTGCCCTTACACCGCCTTCGCTTGCAAGTGCGGCGTCTGCGCCGCCTTCACCATCTCCCGCGCCAGCACCTCGCCGCTGAACGCACACCCGTTCGCCGCCTCCAAGAACGCCAGCAGCCCCGGCTCCACGCGGCCGGGGTAAGCGCGGGACAGCGTTTGCAGGTACGTCAGGACGTGGACGCCGTCCTCGCGGGCGGCCTGGACCTTCGCCGCTTCGTCGTTTGCATCAGCCACGGGTTACTCCTTGGGTCAGGTGCTAAAGCCTTCCTCTGCCGAAATTCTGAGCTGTCTCCCCGTCCTCAAGAGAAGGCTTCTTGTCCAATCTTGCGAGGCCTCGCAGGTACATTCCTTGGACGCCGCTTTCCCGGAACAACCTCGTGGCCTTGTTGCGCAATTCGCGTTTGTACTCCATTCGGCTAAGGTAACTCGGAGGCGGCGGCAGATATGCCTCAGTATCAGCCACGGATTACTCCTTCGTCTTCGCGGGCCTCTGGGGCGGCGCGTGCGGTACGGGCGCCGGGGTCGGCGGCGATTGCGGCGGGACGGGTTCCGGCTTCGCGTCGGCCTTCGGCCCATCCTTCGGCGCGTCCTTCGCCTTCGGCGGCGTCAGCCGGGACTGCGCCTGAATGCCGTTGCACGCTCGGTTGAGAACCGCACACGTCCCCTCGGTGCGTTCGGCCAGAAGTTTCGTCCCGTCCGTCATGGCCAGCAGCAGTCGGCCGTCAGCCTCCAGCGTGATCGTCTGGACGTGCTCCAGGTTCGCGATCAGGTTTGTGCGGCCGTCGTGGTCGGCCGGGGATACATCGATCAGTGCAAGGATCATGAACTGTCCTCTTATGCCAGGTTGGTCGTGCGGCACTTCTCGACCCACTTTACTCCGTCACTGACGAACGTGACGCTGCTGCTGTGGCTCGCCGTGGTCGCCTGTGTGCCGCTGGAGTGGAACGTCGAGGCGTAAGTAGTCGTCACCGTACCGGACGCATCGGCCTCGGTGACAATCGTGACCTCGTCGCCGGCGGTTCCGGCAGCGGATGGCGTCATGGCGCAAGTCGCCGACGTGCCGCTGACTGCCGAGACGATGTGCAGCCCATACGTCACGTCAATGGTCATCGTCGCCGCGTACACGTCGGCCGGCTGCGGGCCGACCTCCACCAGTTTTGCCGTCAGCTTACCGCCGACGCTCTGGTTGCCCGTGACGCCGGCCGACGTGCCCTTGAGCGCCCCGTTGGCGTCGAGCGTCTGCATGCGCAACTCGCCAGTGCTGCTGAAGACGGTGTAGTCCACCGTCGTCGCGTCCGTGGTCGTCGCCGACAGCACGTCCCCGGGCGACATGGGCAAACCCTGGATCAGCAGTTGCTCGTTGGGGGCGAGCACGGCGCGGGCGACGCGACGCGCCGTTGCGCCCAGGGCGACCAGTTTGACGACGACAGTCTCGGTTGTGCTACCCGAGGTGTTATCGAAGATGGCAGAGACGATGCTGACGCCTGCGCCAACCGTGTACACGGGAGCATCTGCCGCCGCAACCTGTCCGCTGGCCAAAGTAAGCATGGACCTTCATCCTTTCGTATGGTGCCACGGGCCGACGCCCTTGCCCTCGTTCGGCAAGGGATCGTCGCTGACCCCCTGAAACGGCGACAGCGGCGGCGCGCCGCCCAGCGCCTCGACTGCTTCAATCCGGTACTCCACGCCGCCGCCGTGCTGCTCGCCCACCAGCCGATCCAGTCGCCGGCGGAACTCGGCGGTAACATACGCCGCGGCGCTCTTGCTACTCCAGTCCTCGCCGGGGAGGTTCATCTCGACGGCGTACTCTTCGGCAGCGCCGCCGACGCCAGCGAGAACGTTTGCTTTCCAGCGATACGCGATCATCGTTTGTCCTTTGACTGAACGATCTTGCCGTTCTCTCTTCCCTCAAACACTTCCGCCGGGACGTCGAACACCGACAACACGAACGACAGCAGCTGCTCCCACGAAGCAGGCCGCGCCGGCGCGTCTATTTCCATGTCGTTCAAGATCACCCCTCCATTCGCGAATAGAATGTCAGTTCACCAATTCGGAGGAAAACATGACGACCGCTGAAATCATCCAAGTGGCCACAAACGGGACTCTTGCCGTGGGACTCTTCGCTCTGTGCTTCGCTGTGTTCCTGCGACCTCCCCGGAACCGATAAGCCCGCGTCACCATCGCCCACCCCCCGCGTGACCGTTGCTCTTGCCAGCGCCTGCCAGCGGTTTCCTGTCGCCCAGACTGCCGCGCCCCTGCGGGTTCTTGTCCCGCCCCTTCGCCACTTCCGCAGGTTCTCCCCGCTCCTCGGGAGGCTTGCCGTTGCCGCCGCCTGCGGGACCGCCCGCGCCGCCGATGCTGCCGCTGCGGTCCACATCGCCCTTCTCGGACACCTTCGCGACCACGGCGGGCTCCTCGCCCCACGCCTCCTTCGTCGGTTCCCAGTCCAGGGCGATGCGCACCTCGTTCTTCGTGATCGCCCCGACCGACGCGGCAAGCTGCACCTTCTTCGCGACGGCATCCTCGTCAGTGATCTTCTTCGGCTTCAGCTCGACGAAGTACTCCTCGCCGTAGAACGGCCACACCAGGCTAATGTTGATCGCGTCGGCAATCAGTTGCAGCAGCGGGCACAGCGTGAACAGGTCGAACTGTTTCAGCGTTGCGTACAGCGCCGCGAACGTGGTTTCCTCGCTCATGAACGCCAGGCTCTTTGTCACGCCGAAGACCGACAGGACAAAGCTCACCAGTTGCCCCCACGACTCGATCCAGCCGACCTCGACATTGTCGCTGCTGACCTGATTCAGTTTCATACCCGGACCAAGTATGCCGATCCCACCCGCCTTGTCCGGTCCACCGAGCAACTGCTGAATCTCCGCGCGAAGCCTCGTCATGCCGTCGCCGTCGGGCCAGCTCATCCCCGGATCCAGTTCCACAGCCGCCGATACGTTCGCCCCTCTCCTGACCCGACTTGCCCGCGACCGGTCGATCATCTCGATCGTGTCCAGCGGCAATGCACAGGCGTTCAATGGCGAATACCCCTCGTGCGCGGGAAGCAGCGGGTGCGGGTAGCGGGCCGCGATCATCTGCTCCGCCGGGACGATGACGCCACCCAATCCCATCCCCGGCATCATGGCGAACGGCCCGGGGAAGTACGGCTGAATGCGGTATGCCCCCTGCGGGTAGTACCCACCCGGGGCGACGGGCTGATACGTTCCCGTGGGCACGCTCCACACCTCGCGCGGCTCGTAGTCGTCGTCCACTCGCCAGCCGAGAGCAGTCCCCGTGAGAGATATCTGCTGCGTCATCCGTCGCAGGAGGCCGCCCATTGTTTCCTGCGTGTTGGGGCGGCGGAGCAGGGTCGCCAGCGCGTGATCGGGCTCGACAGGCTCGCGGGCGTCGGGGTCGGCCGCGTGCTTGCCCTTCGGAACGCGGAAGACGCCCGCCTCGGCGGAGGCAGCCTGATCGCACAGCACCTTGACCGCGACGTACACCGCGCCCGTCAGGCGCATGTCCTCGGCAAGGTGGCTGCTGGTCCACTGCGCCGGCGCCGGGCTGTGCAGGCTCGCCAGGTAGCGGGCGCGGGCCTGCGCGTCGGCCGGGGAGCCGGCCATGTCGCCCTTGGCGGCCTTGGGTGCGAACAGGGTGGACCATTTGTCGGCCACTAATTCATCCCTTCACAGGATTGCCCAGCAACAGCGTGATTTTGCCCAGCGGCGGAGGTTCTTCCATCTCCCAGCCCAGCGGCATGACGGCGGGCCGGTCGAGGATGACGGCAAGCAACTCATGCTCCACGCCGCTGGCGTCCTTGACAGTGCGCGGAAGGAGGTCGCTCACGGTCACCGTCACGTCGAACAAACTGCTTTGCTTGTCGGCCATTAGCTACCCGCTGTGTTGCCGTTCGTATAAAGCCTCGTGAGGCGGGCCGAACGGCTTCTTGTCCAATGGACTGTTCACGCAGATACTCAGGACAGGCTCACCGTCTCGTCTGGCCTGTGTAACGTCGTTTCGATGCCGCCGGTGCCTATTCATCTTGTAGGCGTTGGACAGGCCGATTTCTGCTTCGTCGTACATGCTCCTTTCCTCCCGGTTCAGCTCAACATCGCCGCCATTGCTTCCCGGCGTACAACGGGACAGAACGCCAGACAGAGCGCGTCGGCGAAGTCCGGGCTCTTTATGCCTCGCTCTCGCATGGCCTTCTTGCTCTCGACCTGCACCTTGCCGTTGTCCTTGCGGTGGTACAACGGCAGCGACAGCTCCGCAATCAACTGCGGATGGTTCGGTATCGATATCAAGTCTTCAAGCGGGTGAACGGCAAGATCGTTCACATGCTCCCACGTCCGCTCGAACCGAGCCCGCAACGTCCACCACATCTCCGCCCGCAGGTTGACAAACCGCTCCTTCGAGGTTTTCCCGTCCGGCCAGCGTGTCAAGGTCGGCGACTCTCCCGCATTCACGGCGACCGCGTCGAAAGGGAGCCTCTGCTCGCTACTGTCCCACGTCCCCCGGATTCCA